CCGCGTAAGCGGCCCGGTAGTCGCCCGCCTTCAGGGCGGCGATCACGTCGGCGTTCGGCGCGCCCCTCGGCGCGGGGCGCCGCCAGTCCGCCTCCGCCGGGGTCACGCACACCGGCCGCCAGCCGAACTGGCGGAGGGCGGCGATGAACTCGGCGGCGAACGGCTCCGCGTCGGGGCCGAGCGGGTTTACGTCCCCGTGCTCCCTGCGGAGGCGGTGGACGAGGGCGGACACCGCGCGGCGGTCTTCCTCCTGGTCGGTCACGATCGCCCCGCCTCCCAGATCCGGCGCATGGTCGCGCAGTCCGGGCACGGAACGTACTTGTCGATGTCCAGGTTGTGGACGTACCGGCTGCTCTTGCCGCACCGGCCGCACCACGGCGGAGTCCGCTCGGCCTCGCGCTCGGCCTCAAGCCGGGCGTAGTTCGCGCTGGTTTGCGAGACGGCCCGCAGCAGTCCGGCGAGGCGGGTCGCGGTCAGCGGCAGCGCCTCGCGTCTCGGCGCCGCCTTGACGACGGCCAGCGACACGCCCCGCATCGCCAGCAGCCCCCAGTCCTCGGGAAGCTCCCCGGCCTTGACGATCGCGGCGTCGTGCACCACCACCCACCAGTGGTTCACGTAGGGGATGAACTCGGCCGCCTTCTCGGGCTCTTTCAGCTCGCGCAGCCAGTCGGAGCGGCTGACCTTGATCTCGTGCCCGTGCAGCGCCAGCCCCTTGCTCGGCCACAGGTCCATCGCGACGAAATCGGCGGTCCGGCGCGCGTCGAAGCCGGCGGCCGAGCGGACCTGCGCGGCCACGGCGAACCGCTGGCCATTGCCGCCCCGGAAGCCGTAGCGGTCGCGCAGGGCGGCCGAAAGGTCGGCCTCGGTCATCGCGGTCACCGCCCCCGCCTCGCCTTCAGCGCCTCGGCGAGCAGCCGCCGGTTCCGGTTGTCCCACGCCCGCAGCTCGCGGGCGAGGATCTCCCTGTTGCGCGCCGCCTCGGCCGGGGTCACCGGGTCGTACCAGGGTTGGGGCACCCGGACTTCAACCCCGCGGTCGACCGCGTTGGCTACGCACACCGGGCACGGGTCTTCGCCGAGCGCCTCGTGCAGTCTCAGGGCGAGGATGGTCCCGCATCCGTTGCGCATGACCCGGCAGCCGCGGATCTTGGGAAGGGCGAAGTCTGGGAGCTTCCCCCTCCGGACGCCGGGCCGCTGGCACTGCGAGGCGGCCAGTCTCCGGGCGTTGCGGGCTAGCGCCTGGTCGAGCGTGTTGCGGGGCACGCCGAGCCGCTCGGCGGCCTGCGTCCGGGTCAGCCCGTACGACTCGAGCTCGGCCGCCTGGGCGACGAGCACGGCAGCGGCGGTCATGCGAGCCTCACATTCGTGGGGTGGCAGTTGGGGCAGCGGGCCGGGTTGTCGCCGTCACGGCCGAGCTGGCGGGTGTACTCGTCGCACTCGCCGCACCAGTCCGGCACGTCGGCACTCGCGTTGAGCAGGTCGGCTAGCAGCAGGTTGTAGACATCGCGCTCGGCTTTGATCGCCTTGATGACGTAGGCGGGGCGATGGTGAACCGGGTTGCCGCCCTTGGCCGCCCGGGCGAGAACCACGGCGATCACCGAGCGGGATTCGTCGTCGGTCACGGGCCTGCCGGACCGTTCGGCGAGCAACTCTGCGACTTGGGTTATCAGTCCGTCGTCATCGGTCTCGCGCGCGCCTGCGTCAGCTACCTGCAGATGATTGATAACCCCAGCTGTAAGAGATCTCCCTATCTCCTTCCCCATCCCCGGGGGGTTCGCGATGGGTTCCGCTGAGCTATCGGCGACCGCTCGCGAACCCCCCGCGAAGTCGTCCGGAACCCTTCGCGAACCCTTAACGAACCCTTCGGGAACGGTCTCGGAACCCTTCCCGAAGGGTTCAAGCGAGACGAGCAGCTCAGCCGCGATACGCCGGCACTCGGCGTTCGCCCGAGTCAGGTCGAGACGCCGCACCTCGAGCAGCAGGGCACCTTTGAGCCGTTCAGACGCGCAAGCGACCGCAGCCGCCGCGCCGGCCTTGAAAACGTTCGGCTGACGCCACACATCGTCGCGGCGCATCAGCGACCGCACCAGCAACTCGCCCGTCTCCTCGTCGGCGAGGACATAGCGAGTCGCCTCGAGTTCGGCCACGCGGGCGCCGACGTCGGGTGCCTTGACGGCGAGCGCCCGCGCCCATCTCGGCGGACGGAGCGGGATCACGCCAGCCTGGTCTAGATCAGACTGCGAGAGCAGGAACAGGTACATCAGCCGGGCATTTTCGGAAAGCGCCCGGAAGTCCTCGTCATCCCAGATGCAGGCCAGCACGCGCCCGTAGCTGCGTGGCATAACACCGGCTCGCTCTGCAAGACACCGGAAGCGAAATCGTCGTCGTTGGCGGCGACGCACCGTGCGGCGTCCTGCTGTATCTCGGCGAGCTTGCGCCACGCGACCCCGCACATGTAGCGGAACTTCTCGCTGCCAACGACCTGCTTGCGTCCCATGGCGAGGTCGACGCAGTCCTCAAGAATGGCCAGCGGCAGCCCGGCAGCGACAAGCTGGTCCACGGTCAGACCCCAGTCGGAGGGGCGTGGTACCGTGCCGCCCCCGTCGTTGAAGGTCCACGCGTCCCACCACTTGGCGAACTGGTAACGGCCGGCCGCGCGCGCGTCGAGGTCGGCGAGTGCCCGGTCGGCTGCGGATCGCATAGCACGCGCCCATCGCACGGCGTCGTCGTCGACATCGGCGATAAGCGGGGCGTCGGGGCTGCTCGAGGTCTTCCCGCTGTTGCAGGCGGCGCACGCGGCTACCAGGTTTGACGGATCATCGGTACCGCCGAGCGCCTTCGGCACCACGTGGTCGACAGCCAGCTCGACGCCGGGTGCCTTGGCCCCGCAGTACCGGCAGGCGTATCCGTCCCTGCGCAGCACCTCGTAGCGGAGCCGTTTCGAGATTGCCAACGCGCTGCCCCCGTTCCGATCATCTGTTCAAGCCCCCGCTTGCTGACTGCCGTCGCTCGCGACCAGCTGTCACGCGCGGCTCACAATGCCACATTGACTAGGCATCGTCAAATAGGCCACACTGATTAGGCCATACGGTAAACTCAGGAAGGCCACATCCGTGTGGCATCATGAGCACGTGGAACCGGAGCCCGAATTGACCGAGCTGGACGAAGCGCTTGCCGACACGCGGCCCGACGCCGACGAGCGTCGCCTGATGCGCGTCGCCGCAGCGCTCTACGTGGCCGTCCGGGTGCGCGGGCACCGACAGGTCGACCTCGTGAAGCGCACTGGGATGAGCAGGGAAACGATCCGCCGTCACGTCGAAGACGAGCGCATCCGGCGCGGCGAGATCGAGCCCACGGCGCGGTACCTCCGCGACCAAGCGCGGAAGGCCGAGCCTAAGAAGCGCAGCACCCGCAACGGCTGATCTCACCCCCGCCACCTGCCCACCGCCTCTCCCAAGAGCGAGCAGGCAAGCAAGACGGCGCACAGCGCCGAGGGGATCAGGACGGCAAGCGGGGGACCGAGCATCGCACTCACCGGCGCCACCGCCGGATCCTGCGGCCGATCGGCCCGCGCCACCGCCCGGCAACCCGCACCGCGATCAGCGCGCCGAGCATGACCAGCGCCACACCGGCGCCCAACCGGTCGCCCCTAGTGAAGAGGCAGCCCATGGCCAGCGCCAGCGCCAGATCGCGGAGCGGGAACGCCCAGCCGCGCAACCGCCTTCCGAGAACGCCGAGCAGCGCCAGGAAGCCGACGGCGGCAACCGCGAACGCCGAGCACTCAAGCGCCGTGGCCACGGTCACCGTCACCCCGCGCCTCCGAACAGGACAAGCTGAACCGGCTTCCCGCCGACCGCCTTAACCTGCGTGACGGCCTCGACCCGGTACGACGTCTGGTGAGCCAGCGTCGCGCCGCAGCTGAGATAGTCCCCGGGCTTGAGCCGGTGGTGAAACACTGGCTCGCACCCGCACGCCATGCGCGTGGCGTACATCGGCTGCCCGTCCGCCCAGTGGCGGAAGTCGGGGCACCCGCAGTCGCAGGGCCGCAGATTGGCGGCCAGCCCGGCGAGAATAGGCCCTGGCGCGGCGACGTGGCGGCCAGAGGAGTGCCGGCAGGCGCAGACTTCCCCGGCTTCGGCCGCCGTGGCGAACGGCATCAGCCCGCAGACCTCAAGCAGCCCGGGTCCGACCGTGGTGTCGTGCACCCACGGATACGTTCCGTCCGCTTCGGGGCCGTCGGCCAGCCAGATGAAGACGCCCCGGTCGTGTGGGCACATTCCCCTGGTGCAGACGCTCACGCCGCACCTCGAGCCGCCGCGCGCGCTCGAGCAGCTGCGCGCGGATGAACTCCAGCGACGTCGTAGCCGGCCAGGTGGTATCCCCACCCTGCGCCCCCGGCGTTGCAGAACAAGTCGAGCAGCCGCGGGCGCCTCATGCGAGCACGGCCGCAACCGCGTTGCCGAGCCAGTGGGCGACATTAGCGCTCACCGCGTTCCCCGCCTGCATAGTCTGCTCGCCCTGGTTGCCCGTCACTATGTAGGAGTCGGGGAACCGCTGGGCGCGCAGGTGCTCGCGGGGCTTCAGCATCCGGAACCGGCAGTCCGCGACGTCCGGGTTATCGGGCTGCACCAGCCCGGCCGACTCGCGAGTTGCCAGCGTGTGCAGCGGCCCGGCGGTCGTCGTCGCGCGCCCGCGCCGGTAGGGAACCACCAAGGCGTGATGGTCCTGCGCGGTAATCGGGCTGACCGGCTGGTCGACCCGCGAGACATTCCGCTCCGGGGTGAGGTAGCCGCCGTAGTTCTTCAGCAGGAACGAGTCCGGCACGGTCAGCCCGTGATGCGCACCGGAAGTCGCCACTGTCGACAGAGGCTCGTCAACGCCCTGGGCTACCTGCCTGTTGCGCAAGACGGCGAAGAACGGCGGCACGGTCAGCCCGTGGTTGCGGCCGGTGGTCATCGTCGCCAGGGCGTCGCCCGCGACCTCGGTGGGGGCGTTCTTCGGTCCGCGCAGCATCGTGACGAACGGCTGAGTGACAAGCGCGTCGGTGTCACGCGTGACGCGGGTCCGGAACGGCTCGCTGGTGCGAGTCCCCGGCTGGTCGTGGTTCGCGCCCCCCACCGGGAGCACCATCCCGCCCGATACCGCCAGCGCCTCAGCCGGAGTGCCGGTCCGCGCGTTCAGGGGCCTTTCCACCGGCCATGCCCGCACATAACCCGAACCGGGCCGCTCGTAGGTGTTTCCGCCAACCGCGACCGTGACCGGCTGGGCGAACATCGTCAGCCCCGCGCGGACGCGCCGGATCGTCGCCGGGGCGAGCCCTTCCGGCTTGGCCTTGGTTTTTGGCCGGTCGCCGATCCGCGTCCCGAGGTCGCTCCAGTCGATCGCCGACGCGGCGGGCAGCACGAGCGGCTCGGCGGCCGAGTGCCCGCAGGCGGTGTTGCTGCAGCAGTACACGTACTGCTGCCCGTACTTGCCGATCTTTCGTGCGCCCGGCTTTTTCCACGCTTGGAACGACTCGACCACGGCCTCGCACTTGAAGCACCACGCCAGCGGCCTGGGCGAGACGTCCGGCAGGGCGATGCCCTTGCGGGTGAACACGATGTAGAGCCGGTCGCGCCACTGCGGGGCGTGCGGGTTACCGTCGCCGCCGACGTGCGCCGACGACACGCTGACGAACTGGTGGTTGTAGCCGAGCAGGATCATGCCGCCGAGCCACCAGTCGAACAGCTCCCAGTCGGCCGCCTCGGTGACGTTCTCGATGATGACCGCCTTATAGCGGTGCACCTCGGTCGCCCTGATCACGTCGTGGAATGTCGCACGGGTCCGCTCGAGGCCTGCCTTCGGCACGTGGCCGGACTCCTCGAGCAGGTCAAGCTGACCGGGTGCCCGTCGCGCGCGCCCCCCGGCGGGCGAGATCTCTGTGCAGATCGGCGACGCCCACAGAATGTCGGTGCGTGGCAGGCGCCGCATGTCGTAGTTGCTGACGTCCGCGCAAAGGTGCTCGGCGTCGCGGAAGTTCGCCGAGTGCGTCTCGATCGCGCGTTCCCAGTGGTTGGCGGCGAGTTTCAGCTCGAGGCCGGCCTCGGTCAGCCCGATCGACGAGCCTCCCGCCCCGCAGAACACGTCGGTATAGGTGAGGCTCATGCCGCGTCTCCAATTGGCGCTGATTCTGAGATGACGATGCGGAGGCGCCCCATCGGGCGTGTGGCGGCCGAGATCTCCCCGGTCACCGTGAGCAGATCCGCCCGGCTGGCGATCACGTGGGCGACGTACAGGCCCTTGGCGATCTCCGGGGCGACCGCGGCGGCGATCTGCTCGCCGGACCAGTCAGGCCAGCTGCTCGGCGGCGCGTAGACGACGTGCGCTGTGACAGAGCCGAGCAGGGGAACGCCGGCGTTCTTCGCCCCGCAGAACACGGCGGCCGCGACGGATCGCGGGCCTAGGCCGGCCGGAAGGTCGAACGTCCACGGGCCGGCCGCGGGGCACGGCCGCGGCGCGGGCTGCGTGCGGGCGGTCACCGGCCCGGCCTTTCCTGATCGTTTCGGGCCGGGCCGTCCGCAAGCCCCTCAACTTGGGACGGCCCGGCGGCGCGCACATCGGCAAGGGGAACCTCAGCCCCGTGCGCGCCAGCCCCCGAACCAGGCCCCTCAACCTGGCCGGGGGAGTCAGTGGAATCGGTGCGCTCGTTCAGGTAGGCGCGGGCGATCTTGAGTCCGGGGTCGTTGTCGCCGCCGGTCGCTTCCGCAACGAACGCGGCCTCAAGCGGGCTGAGCGACTCGTAGTAGGCGGCGCTCTCGTCGAGCAGGTCCGCGACAGCTAGCGCCACCATCGGGTGCCATGAGGCAATGTGGACCGCGATCGCCTCCGGCATCGGGCCGGCGAAGAAATGCGGGGAATGCCAGTCCTCTTCTTGGTCGTGCTCGTACACCGCGTGCGTCACGAACGCGTCGCCGGTCGGCTCGTACTGCCCGTCGGCCATCTCGGTGCCGCCGTCGCCGAACGGGTACGGGGCACCGGGAACCTCCCGCGGCTCGGGGAACTCCCGCCATTTCGTGTTGGCGACGGTCCCCCACGGGAACCACTGGCCGCGGCCGTCCTCGGTCAGGCTCATCGCCGCTTCGGCCTGCTCGCGCATCTGCTTGGCCGCCCGCCTCAGCAGGGCGGCGGGGGTCTCGGGCTCGGTCATGGTGTTCTCCGGTAGGTCGAATAGCGGCTCCATCTGCGCGGCGAGCTCGGCCGCGCGTGTGGCCTGCCTGGTCTGCGCGTGGTGGTCGCGGTCGTAGTGGAGGTGACAGCCCTGGCACATCGCGCGAAGGTTGTCGGGGTCGCAGTTCTCGGGCGTGTGATCGAGATGCGCGGTTGTCAGCACGACATTGCTGCCGGTCCCGTACGCAGGCTGGCCGTGGACATTCGGGCAGCGGCCCTCGTGCGTGCCGCGACCGCACTCGCCGAGGCACTCGCATCGCCAGCCGGCGCGCTCCTTGATGGCAAGCGAGATCGCCGGCCAATCCGGCGGGTACCTGCGCTTCTCGGACTCGCGGATCGGCATCAGCTGTTGTCCTGCGCCTCTTCGCGCTGAACGCCGCGTAGCCCGGCCCCAGCGACCCTGAAAGTGCGCGCCCAAGCGCCCGGCCAGCGGATGTCGGTCCCTTTCACGTCGAACTCGGCCGCCAGCCGCGATGCGATGCGGCGGAACTCGAGCGCGACAACGCCGGGCAGCTCGGCCCGCTCGATTGCCGGGATGCTCTCTCTTGCCCGCTCGAGGCGCCTGCGGTGCAGCCGCCCGGTGACCGTCGACCGCCGCCGCCACGCTGCGAGGACCGCCGCGGGCGCCCGGCGAACCAGCTCGGCCCCCTTCGCCCCCCTCGAGGCGACGACGAGCGCGGCCGTCCACAGCGCGACCACCGCCGCGAACGCCGCCCACGTCAGCGCGTGCACGAGTCACCGCGCTTAGTGGGGTACAGCCGCAAGGACACCCACACGACCAGGGACGGGACGCCGAGGCCGGCGCCGATGATTACCGCGTAAGCCCACGGCTCGGCCAGGAACTGGCTCACGTCGGGTCACCGGCCTTCCGGTGCAGGGACTCGGCGGTGAGGCTGAGTGTGTTCACCAGCGTGACCGCCGTGCTGATCGGCGTGGCACCGCCGTCGAGCAGCCGGTTCATGAGGTCAGTCAGCATCCCGGCCGACTTCGCCAGCGCCCGGGCGAGCTGTGCCTGCCCATCGGGGAACTCCTCGGCGAGCGCTGCCGCGAACTGCTCGGCGACTGGCAGCGTCACCTTGACCGCGCGGCCGCCGCGTAGGCGCCCAGCTCGAGCGGCGGCGAGCATCTGATCGGTGTTGGCCCTCATCGCGGCACTCCGGGCGCTCACGCCGCGCACCTCGCAGTCCACCCCGGGGCGCCGTTCCGGCCGCAGATCATGCAGTCATGGCCGGCCGCGGGCGAATCCGAGCAGTTCCCGCACCGCACCCGCGCGCCTTCCGCCCCGCACGTCTGGCAGCGGAGCCCCCGCGGCGGCGTGTCGAGGCAGCTCGGGCACTGGCCGGGAAGCGCCAGCAGCGACAGCGGCGGCACCCGGAACACCCCGGCGATCAGGAACAGGTCTTCGACCGAGAACATCCGGTTGCGGAGCCCGTGACCGCCGTTGGCGGCCTGCTCGGCGTTGAACAGCGTCGTGAGGCTCCAGCCCATCCGGTCGGCGAGCTCCTGCCGGCCCATGCGCTCCGCGCGGCGCAGCCGGGTCATGTTGTCCGACAGCACCTGGTTGGCGGTCTTCCCCCGGGCGTTCACGACGCGCCGCCCGGTACGGGCCACGAGTGCCGCAGCAAGCCCGCGTCGTAAGCCCACCCCAGTTTCGACTCGGGCGTGAACGTCACGTGGTCGTGACACGGGCGGCACGGGGCGGTCGCGTTGCCCGGGTCGGTGATCGACCCGCCCCGCCCGCGGCCGAGCGGCTCGTGGACGTCGTCGGCCCACCGCCCGCACCGGCCGATCACGTCGGCCGGCACCGAGTCCGGAGCGATCTGGAATAGGGCGTACACCGCGCAGATGGGTCGCTCCGGCCAGAGCTGGTCGACCATCGCGCGCCGCTGCCGGTTCTCCCGCTGCCGCTTGTCGCTCACCGGGCGGATCCGGCCGCTTCGCGCCAGGCCGGCCGACCGGACCGCCCCGCGCTCGTTCCTCGGCCAGCCGGCGCGCTTGAGCTCGGTGCGCTTCACCGGGCGCCCTCGATCACATCGAGCATCGCGACAGCCATAGCGACGTCGCCGTCCGCGGTGTGCCGCTCGAAGCCGTTCGGGTCGACGCCGAGGGCCTCGGCGAGCGTGTCGGTGCTCGCGTCGATCGGCGGCCGGCCGTAACCGGGGTTGTCGCTGCTGCACAGGTACCCGTAGGCGATCGACTGGATGCAGCGGACCCGGTAGTGCCACGGCTGCTCCGGCTGCCCGAAGTGCGCCAGGAACGCGGACAGGAACCGCCCGTCGAACGACGGGACCGCGGCGACGATCGTGGCGTCCGCCAAGATGCCCGGCAGGACGCATGCGAGATCAGCCGCGTTCGACCAGCACTGGTAGCGGGTCTGGACGGCGAGATTCCATACATCCATCAGCGGGGCGTCTCTGTCGGCGTGGGGCCCGTAGCGGGCGCGGATCTCCTCCGGTTTCGCGTGGCGCATGGACCTGGTGCGCTCCCAGTAGCGGCCGACCTCGAGCGCCTCCGGGTCGGCGATGTCCGTGACCGGCTTCATGCGCCATAGGAACTTGGCGCCGGTGCTCCGGTTCTGGATCGCCAGTTCCCAGATGACCCCGGAACCACCCTCGTACTCGGGTGTCAGCGACGTGGTTTCGGCGTCGACTATCAGCACAGGCCTAGGCATCCTGGTATCCGTTCGTCGTGGCCCCGGCGGGGCGCACTGGCCACCAGCCGTCGACCGTGTCCGCCTTGGCGTGCTCTCCCTTATCGCGGAAGTGCTTGGCGAGGCTCGCCGCCTGGGCGCGCTTCTCCGTGGCCTGCCACGCCATCAGCTCGGCCGTGGGCATCTGCGCGATCCTCGGATGCCGGGCGCAGATCATCCACGTCACCCGGGCGGCAGTCACGGCGTCGCCCGTGGCGTTGTGCGCCTGGTCCTGCTTGACGCCGTAGTGCGCGGCGGCGAGGGTCAGCGTGCGCTTGCCCTTCCGGTACCGGTCGACGCCCTTGTCGACGACCAGCGGGTCGAAGATGAGCGCCCCGGTCGCGGCGAGCTCGCGGCTGAACTCGCCGATCTCGTGACGCGTGCTTTCTCGGTCGAGCATCGTGAGGTCGAACGCCGCGTTGTAGACGATGATCGGGACGCCCTGGCGGGCGGCCTCGAGGATCGCCTCGCAGACCTCCCCGACCGCCTGCGCGGCGGGCAGCCCGTTCGCGCGGGCGTGCTCGGTGGTGACGCCGTGGATCTTCGCCGCGGCCGCCGGGATGTCGACGCCGGGCCACGCCAGCCACTCGGCGACCTTCGGCGGGGTCTTCCCCGCTCCGTCGACCAGCGCCGTGCACGCCGTGACGAGACGATCGGTCTCGACGTTCGTGCCGGTCGTCTCGAGGTCAGCCGAAAGCATGAACCCCCGATGCCAGCCGGCGCCCGTCATTGGGTGCTCTCCTTGGGCTCCCCGGCGGTGAGCGCGAGCGCCCCGCCGAGCACCGACGCGCGCAGCTCCGGGTCGGCTTGCAATGCGGCCATGACCGCCGCGCGCCGCTGCTCGGACTCGGCGCCGATGAACGCGAACGCCCCGGTGGGCTTGTTCTGCGTCTCGGTGACGAGTTGCAGCCGCTCGCCGGTGTCGGGGTCGAACAGCCACCCCTTCGGGGCGTGCTCGGCTACCTGCTGCGCTTCCTTCAGGTACGCCGTGAGCGCAGAGGGCCGCACCCGCGACGACATGAGATCGGGCAGTTCCGCGGCGATCAGCGCCAGCGCCCCCGGGTCGTTCAGCGCGCCCGGCGCGACGTGGACGCGGATCAGGTCGGGGCGCTTCTCGAGCAGCAGGTCGATCAGCCGCTCGTCATGCTCCGCGCCGGGGATCGCCACCGGCTCGAGGGCATCCGGGTTCCGCTCGGCCACCCACTCATGAAGCCCGGTCTCGTCGATCTCGGTGTTCTTCGCGCCGGCTTTGATCGACAGGTGCGCGATAACCTGGCCGCCCAATTCGACGGGTACCTGCAGCGCGCCCCGCGATGAGGTGACCCCGGTCTCGGACACCATCGTGTGGAATTCCGCCTCGGCGTCTTTGCGGGCGGCCTCGTACTCGGCGGCGACGCCGAGGGCGATCGCCTCAAGGGCGGTGACGCGCAGCGCGGCGCTAGGCGTCGTCATTCGTGGCTCCTTCCAGCGCCGTTGCGCGCTGCTTGACCAGCGCGATCAGTTCGGTGCCCGCGGGCGGCGTGATGACATTCGATGAGACCGCCCGCAGGACCTCGACCTTCATCGGCCGCATGCAGTCAGCGCCGGCGGCGGCGAGCCGGGCCTTAAACGACTCGGCCCAGTCGGGCTGAGCCGCGTCCCCTGGACCATCCGGGTCGGGCTGCCGCGACTCGCTGTCGATCTCGGCCGCGCGGGCGTCGAGCATCCCTGCTATCCGGGCGACGTCGGCCGGGTTCAGTTCCCCGCCGTCCCGCAGCTTCTCCATGTCGGTGCGGATGCCGGCCAGCGCGGCGCTGCTGTCCGCCGCGCCGGTGCGCTTCCGCCAGCCGCGCATGTCCGCGTAGGGGATGCCCTCGTCGGGGATTTCCGCGCCGCCTCCGTCCTCCTGCTCGGGGTTGACGTCGGGCACGTCGTCGGTGTCAGCCGGCTTATCGGCTTGGGGGCGCACCAGCGTCCAGCGCACCACCGGCTCGAGCGACCCCTTGTTGTAGAGGGACAGGCCGAACTGGTCGCCGAAGTTGATCGCGCACCGGCGCAGCGCGTACGTCTCGCTGTTTGTCACCGCGTTGCCGTGGGACTCGCCGAAAGACGGGTGGGAGTTTTCCCCGATGTGGGTCGCCTCCTGCACCGACAGCGGCGTCCCGTCCGGCGCTTTCACCGTCAGGCGCATCCGGGTCCGGTAGACGACGTTCCAGCCGTTGCCGCCGGTGCTCAACTTGACCTGCGCCTCGCGGATGAGGGTCTGGTCAACGACCTCAGCAGACCACCGGCCGAAGCCAAACACACGGGTCAGCTCGGCCCGGATGTCGTAGCCCTCCATGTGGGCTTGGCCGTTGTCATTGCGGCGCGTCACCCGCTTGCGGTTGACGGGCCTAAGCAGGAGATCAACCTGCGCCGGGCTCAGGTACGAAGGATCAGCCGCAGTCTCGGTCATCGTCCGGCCTCCCTCTGCGCGAGCGCCACAGACGGAACCACGATCAGGGGGGTCACGCCGGCCATCTCGCCGATGAGGAGAAACCAGACGCCGAGAACCTGCTCATCGGTGGCTGACTCGCGGACCTGCGAGAACGCGATCATGAGGTTCTCGGAGTCGTCCCGCCGAACCGCGCAGTCGCCGCACCAGCCAGTCGTCTTCCCGATGCACGCCCTGCAGTCGTCGGTCGCGGCGGTGCCCGCGATCATGTAGTCGATCAGGACCGAGACGCGCTCCTTGAGGGCGCTGCCCGGCTTCCGTGGCGCGGCCACCGGCGGGAGCTTGCCGAGCGCCGCCAGCATGTCGCCGTCGGGCATCCACTCGGGACGCTCGCGCTCGCTCTCGTCCTCTTTCATGCCGAGTGCGACCGCGACCCGCCGTCTGGCGTCCTGCTGGTCGGAGGCGCTGTAGACCGCCGTGTGGATCGCGGCGGCGAGCAGCGCGTCGACGTTGCCGGTTCCGGCCAGCTGCTTGACCGCCTCATCGCGGGCGTCCCACGTGACCCCGGACAGGAAGTCGCGCAGGTTGGCGTCGTAGCCGATCAGCGGGGAGATGCGGGCGATCAGGTCGTCGTCGCCGAGTCGCCGGCGGGGCGGCATCGCGGCCTGGACGCTCATGCGGCCACCGTCGCGTCCTGCTCGGCGTTCGCGGCCGGGGCGAGGATCGGGCTGCAAACCCAGGAGACATCCTCAACGGTCTTGGTGACCTCGATCTCGGGCACCGCCGCGAGCGCCTCGGGGTCCTTCACCTTCTCGGTGACCTCGCGGGTTCCGGTGACCACCCGCTCGCACACCGCGTTGCGGTAGGCGACTAGTTCCACGTTCAGGCCGTGCAGCTTCCCCGCCAGCCGGAACGTCGCCCCCTCGCCGTCGCCCTCGTACTCCTTGCGGAAATCGCACGGGTAGGCGCGGGCTGCCGTGGCCAGTTCGGCGCGCGGGTTCTCGGTGTGCAGGAAGTAGGTGACGATCGGGGAGGTGATGCCCTGATAGGGCAGCGGCACGTCCGGGTTGCGCTCCAGCACGTCGGCTAGGGCGCGGAGTCCCATGACGTAGCCGACGCGCTTCGGGTCGATGTCGTTCACTGCGTTGCGTTCCCTTCGGTTAGATTTGCGGGTGCGGGTGCGTTCCCGCTTCCGGTCCCGGCGGTGGCTCGCCGGGGCCGGTCCCTTTCACGCTGCCTTGGCCTGCTGCTTCGCCTCGGCTGGTGTCTTTGCCTTGCGGGGGCGCCTCGCGGGCTTTGGCGCGAGGGCGTCGGCGTGCATCAGGTCGGCCGGCTTGCGGTTGAGCGCCTCGGCTAGATCCCGCAGCCTCGGCAGGTGGCAGCCCCAGTCGCCGTTCTCGTAGTGGGTGATCTGGGTTTGCGTGGTGCCGGCTTTGGCCGCGAGCTCCGCCTGGCCCATGCCTTCGGCGATGCGCGCTAGGCGGAGCTTGTCGCCGTCTAGGTAGCGGGGCCGTGGTGGCTCTGCGTCAGGTTCCATGCACGGCAAGTTACACGTGAGCACACGTGAACACAACTTTGGCGCACAAGCGTGCGTGTTCAAGTGTGCTGCGTGTGACAGAGCACGACAAAACGCCACGCCGTCACGCCCCGGAATACGTGATCGCACGTGATAGCGTGGCTTTCGTGACCGACGCGACTGGCACGCCCATCGGCCGGCTGATACGGACATCCCGCACGGCCGCCCGGCTCAACCGCAAAGAGGCGTCCCACAAGACCCCGGGCGTAAGCTACGAAACGTGGGGCGTCATCGAGCGCGGCCACGACCGGGCCGGCAACGTCCCGCGTGCCGAGGCCGCCACGCTCGCCGACATGTGCGCGTCGCTCGGCATCACCCCCGAGCAGGTCGAGGCGGCCGATCCCGAGGACGGGGCGCCGGTCGCGGAGTTCATGCGCGAGGCGATCCGCCGGGGCACGCTGCGACTCGTGCCGGCCGTCCCCGACGAGCTCGGCGACGACGCCGGCGACGCGCTCATAGAGCTGTTCATGGCCGAGCGCGCCGACCGGGACGTGCTGGAATTCATGTGGCGCGACGACACGGACTCCGACGGCAGGCCGATCCCGCGCGCGGAGCGGCTGCGCCGAATGTCCGACTGGGTGCGGAAGACGCAGCAGCGGCAGGAGCCGCCGGCCGGCCGGTCGCGGCGCGGATAGTTAAGATCTCGTTCAGATCTAGTTAAGATCCGCCAGATGCGTAACACAGCGTGAGGCTTAGGTAACAATACGTAATACCCACAGCCCAGCGGCACGACCCCTCGCAGCCGCCACCCTCACGGCCTGAGAGGAAAAACCCCCGAGCATGGACGACGTGACCGCGCACGCAGTGCGCGCACTGCAGGCTGCCATCGAAACCCGCGACACCGTGACCACGCTCCTGCACGCCATCGAAACCGAGCGCGCATCGGCGATCGTATTCGCCGCAGCCGTCCTACAGGAAACCCGCCCCGCCCTCGCCCGCTTCGAGAACTCGATAGAGATGCTGCTCGCCGCCGCCCGGTCCGGCCGCCACGACGGGTACCGCGCCGGACTCGCCGCGCGGGACCGCCAGGGGGAGAGGACCGGGCGCCCCCCACGGCCCGGCCCCCACCTCCGCGCGCTCCCCGGCGCCTTACGGCACCCGCGCGACCGCCCCGACGATCCGCGGGCCGCGCACCCGGCAAAGACGCCTGCGCACCCACGGCCGCCCCTGCACGCGCACGTCCTCGACCGCGTAGTCGGCCGGCCCGTCGAACTCGAGCCCCGCCCCCTTCGCCCACGCCCGCACGTCCTCGGCGCTGTGCGACAGCAGCCCGGCCTCGCGCCCCGGATCCGGCGTCGACTCGGCGGCCGCTATCGCGATCGTCGACCCGCGCGGCAGCGCGTGCCGGTACGCGTCCGCCATGCACGCGGCGCGCGCCGCGTCGGTCAGCCACGACGCCATCCCCCACTGCAGGTGCACCGGACCGGGCGGCATCCCCGCCTCGGCCGCCGCCTCGAGCAGCGCGGCCGGCCTCAGCAGGGAGCCGGCGAACGAAGCGAGCGCGCCGACTTCCCCCATGAACGACTGCGCCCGCAGGGTGACCGCGACGTCATCCGGGTGCGGGTAGCCGCACCAGGCGCCCGCGTTGACCGCCCCCCGGTGAAGGGGGTCGCCGCGCGACGGCAGCCCGGCGCCACCGAAGATGACCGCCCGCGCGCCCGCGTGCGCGGCCTTCTGCGCCGCCCAAGCGTGCCAGGAGTCGCAGAAGCGGATCATGCGGGGCGCGGCCGGGCACGCGGCCGTTATGCGCTCGGCCAGCCTGCGCTCGCCCGCGAATCCCCGGTTTCCGCCGCGTAGCTCGTCTAGTAGTCGTGACGCCGCTGTCACGTCCATGGTGAAAGCATCTCCCCGCGGGATTCGGCTGCCCTGCGTCTCCCCCGCCCGCAGCCGAATCCCTTGTTTGTGGTTAATTAACTTTTCTACACCACAAATTAACTATCTGCACTCGATTGCGCCAAGTGAATAGTCCCGCTCCGAGCGTGGATTCCATGAAAGAACGCATGACGTGCTTTGCGTTCACTTGCGGAGATCGCATTTGCACGTGCGGCCGCTAACGCGCGAGCGCCGCCAGCTGACTGCGGAGCGCGCGGAGATCAGCGCCGTCGATCGTCATCGGGCGCGGGTCGCCAACCCGAGTCCCCTGGCGAACCGCATACCACCGGCCCGGCTCGCGCCCCCCGTGGGGCGACGACTCCCAGACGCGCCAGCCGGGGAACTCCGCCTCGATCGCGTCCGCCTCGGCCGCCTCCCGGTCGAGCCGCTCCAGCTCGTCCATCAGCACCCGCAGGTCGACGCGCCTCGCGTGCCTGCGCGCCCCCCGGATCGTCACCAGGCAGTGCAGGAACGGCAGATCGGACTTCAGGTCGAACTCCGCGTCGGCGTGCTCTGCGATGAACGCCCGCATCCGGCTCACCTGCCGGTCGTGCGCCAGGCCGCCCGCGCCGGGCAGAGTGCTCTCGGGGAGGACCACGGAAAGCCGGCGCGCCGCCTGCGCGCTCACGACGACACCGTGCCAGGGCCGTGCTCATCGCGGACCTGCTCGTCCAGCTTCTCGGGCGTCGCATCCCACAGCAGCGCCCCTATACGGTCCTTGCGCGCAGCCCAGTACTCGTTGCGCTCGTAGTCGAACCCGAAGTCGTAGTCGTGCTCCCAGTTGAGCCGCAGGACGCTGAGCGCCCGTTCCTCGACCCCGGCGCCCCTGGCGGCCGCGCTGCCGCCGTCCTCTGCCGTTTCCATCCTGCGTCACCCCATGCTGCGTTTCGTTTCCCGTGAGTGGGAGGAAGATTAGGCGACGTCAGAGGGGGGATGGTTTCCGTGCGGAAACCATCCGGAAAGAGAGCTTTCCGTGATTGCCTCACGGGAGGGGTTTCCCGAAGGAAACGGTTTCCGCGCGGAAACTAGATGACGCCCATGCGCCACGCAAGGCCGCGAAGATCATTCCCCGGCGCCTGGTCAATCATGAACGCCACAAGATCCCGGATCAACGGCGAATTCCGCACCTGATCAGGGGAAAGCCGCTCAGCCGTCTTCAGCGCCCGCACGGCGTCCGAGTGCCTGCCGAGCATCGCATGCGCCCGGGCCGACTCGATCCGCAGCGCAGCCCGACGGTTGTTGCTCGCCAGCGCGCGCGGGTCGACCTTGTCGGCGTGCGCGAGCGCCTGCCCGGCGTTTCCGGCCTCCACCGCCAGCGACGCCAGCCACACCCGCGCGTTGGACGGCCCGGCAAGCTCCCACGCGTCGGCCCGGTCCTCCATCCGCGACGCGAGCCGCATCGCCTCGGCCCCCTGGTCGGCGGCCCCGTCATGGTCGCCCTGCACCGCCCGCGCCAGAGCCGCCGATAGCCGCAGCATGACCAGCACCTCGAGCGCCATGCCCCCCTGCCCGGCGTGGGCGTCCATCCGATCGGCCGCCTGCGGCGTCGTCATCAGCGCCCGCGGCCGGTTCGCCGAGCTGCGCGCATGCGCTGCCCCGAACGCCGCCGCGCCCTCCCACACCGGGTCGCCGAGCAGCGCCGCGGCCTGCCTGCCCCGCTCGGCGGCCACCCACGCGAGATCAGGCTGGTTGGCGTACCGGAGGGTGATCACGGCGTTCGCCGTGGCCGGCACCAGCAGCCGCAGCGCCTCGTCCCGGCTCGACCCGCCGGACGCCGCGTGGACCTCGAGCTCGCCGATCAGGGTGGGCAGCAGAGGCAGCAGTGCATCCCAGTCCGAGACGCGCAGCGCGGCGTCGGCCTGGTCGTTCAGCTCCGCCAGCACGGCCACCGGGCGTGCGCCCATGTCCGGCGGGTCATCGGGCGCGGAGTCGAGCAGCGCCGACCGCAGCGGGTTCAGGTTCAGGGAACGGCGGCCGGCCTGAACTTCCGGAGCGGGCTCGCCGAGCAGCGCGTCGGCGGACACCTCGAGCGCGTCGGCCAGCGCCCCGATGTCGCTGCGCTTGTCCAGCGGCAGCCGGCCGTTCTCGATCTTGGACAGCCACCCCTTGGTGCGCCCGACGCGGCCCGCAGCTATCTCGAGGGAGAGCCCTTTCGCGCGCCTCGCTCTGCGCACTGCCATCCCTATGCGGCCGCGATCGCTGTTAGACTCCACGACAGAACCTCGCCTGTTGCTGGAAGACTCGACATCTGCCAGCGTACGCGCGAGGTTCTGTCATGTGCGCTGTACGTGGTCAACGCGTTATGACAGCCAGCGGCTAGGCGTCGGCCTCGAATAGCACGTGCATCCCGAGCTCGGTTCCGTCGGCGAGCGTCGCCGTCACCCGGTCGGCCAGTCCGCAGGCAAGGTGAGCGGGCGTCTCGTGCACGGTGACCTGTCTGACGTCGCAGCTCGCGGCGAGCGCCATGGCCAGCGCGTAGCCGGCAGAGCGACGCGGTGCGGGCTCGGGCAGCTCGCCGTCAAAAAGCGTGTTCACACCGCCACGATAGGCGACACACCCGACATTCGCGGGCGTCATTCGCCTGACGCGGCTTCCCCGATACCGGCGTCGGGCTTCCACGCCGGGCTGCAGTCGTCGTGGTCAGACCAGATGCCGGCGAGATGCCGCAGCGCCAGCGGAGGCGCAGGCTCCGGGCGCTCGCCGTCCCCCCTCGGCCGCCGCCAGTACGACTCTTCGGTGTAGTCGAACCTTTCCCAGCCGTCGTTTCCGCGCGCGGTGTTGCGCTCCCAGCCGTCGCCGTCTGGCGCGTCGTCGGCGCCGTCCCACGCCTTGCGCTGGCCGGAGGTGGTCGCGTAGTCCCATGCCGGGTTGGCGCACCGAGCGTGCATCTGCTCGTCGGTTTCGGGCTCGCGCCCGGCCGGGGCGTGCATCGCGACGATCGCCCGCATGGCCTCGACCTCGCGCAGCACGCCGTGGCACGTGGCCTCGACATCCCGCCAGGAATGCCAGCCGGGGATCTCGCAGCCGAGGAAGCGCGGGCCTTTCAGGGCCGCGATCGTGTCCTGCGCGACGGCGAGAAGCTCGCGGGCACCGCGCTCCCGGTCATCCAGTCGCGCCGTCAAGAACTCGACGATCGTCATGCGGGATGCCCCGGCGGGTAGTCGGGGTGGTCGGACCACACTTCGGCGCGGTCCCAGATGCACGCCAGCACCATCGACGCCAGCGGCGGGAACAGGACTCGGTCGAGGAGCGTCTTCGGGTTTCGCAGGGTCTCGTAGCGGGCGATGATCGCGCGGTCGGCCTTGACCTCGCGGAGCGCCCGCTGGGGGTCGTTGAGGGCGATGTGGTCGGCGTCGGCCCCGCACGCGTTGGCCGCGCACGCGCCATCCCAGTGCGGGTCGTCGCACGTGATGATGATGTCGTCGCCCGTCGCGCGCCAGTCGCCGGGCGTCGCCGCCTCGGCCGCCGCCGCCCGCTCGTTCAAGCGCGCCGTCAGGAACTCGACGATCGTCACTGATTCATCCTGTGCTCGGGTCGGGGGCGCCTTTCGCTGCCGCCGACACCGCGGTCACCCGCAGCGGGCCGAGTGCCGCCCGCGCCGCGATCGCCGCCACGGACAGCGCCGCGTCGGGCTCTGCGGATTCCACTGTCACCCGGACCACGATGCTGCCGTGCACCCGCTCAGTTCTCGCGTCGCTGACCGCCGGGTGCCGCTTGGCCGCCGCCGGCAGGGCCGCGTCAACCCTGGCGGCCTCCTTGTCGGCCTCGCCGCCCTCCGGCAGCCGGGCGAAGAAGTCAGCGAGCCACAGACGCCGGGCCGGAACAGTCATGCCGCGGCGTGGCACCGCCTCGAGGAGCCCCTCGCCGACGAGCTGCCGGAAAGCCTGCTGGACAGTGTGCTGGCTGACCCCCGTCTCGACGGCCAGCTCGGGGCCGGACGGGAACCGCGCGCCGAGGATGTCGAAGTCGCCTGCCAGGATGCGGACGCGTAGCCAGTCCGCTACCTGCTCGTAGCCCGAGGCGCTTGTGGTGACTCTCAACCGGCTCCCTTTCCCGCGCGCACCGCTGTTCCGGAACATCGTAGAGCCAGCGGCCTTAGAGGCTCTCTTTGAAGGGCTTGACATCGGCGTTTCCTCGGTTAGCCTAAGACTGCAAGATAAGCCTTAGCCACTAAGGCTAACCCATCCCACGAAGGAGCGCCCATGGGCAAGATCCTGATCGAGACCGTCCCCAAGCAGGGCGGCAAGTAGCTCGCACGCAAGCAGGCCGCCACGGCGACCCAATCACCGTGACGGCCCTAGCACCCAAACCGAACCAGCCGATCGGGGCACCTGATGATCACCGTAATCCGCAACGCGATCCGCGCCTACCGCTGCAGCAAGTGCGCCGGCACCTCCACCTACGCCGCCGTCTGCTGCGGCGAGCCGATGTCGGGGGGCTGAGCGGTGAGCCACAACGACTGGCTTCAGGACTGCGAGCTTGCCGACCCGGACACGGCCGTCGTCGTCCACATCCACGACGGCCGCCCGTTCCGCCGGCTCACCGCTGCCTGCGGCGCGAGCCTCCCCGCCGAGGACGACAGCAACGCCCCCAGCCCCGACGCTCCCCTGTGCGTCCGCTGCGCAAAGGAATGCTGGCGGGCGGAAAGCCAGCCCCGCTGGACGCTGAGCCGCGCCGTGACCATCGTGGTCGTGGTCCTGCTCACTGCCGCCTCGGCTTACATCGGCTACCGCGTCGCCCAGTCGAGCGCCCCGGCCCCGGTCAACGTCCCCGCCTACTTCTGCCCCGCCGGCCAGCACGTGGCCAGCGTCTCGGGCGTCTGGCCGGTGTGCGCCCGATGAACCGCGCCGACCGCGCCAAGTGGAAGCGCGCCGAGACGATCGATGACCTTGCCGCGCTGGTGATCTCGTGGCTGAACGGGGACATCGAGCAGACCCCGAGCCACACCGGGGGACCGGAGACCGAGACCATCCCGCTTATCCCGGTGCTGACCCGCGCCAACCGCGCCGGGTTCCTCACCGAGATCAGCCAGCGCGCCGACGGCGACGACGAGGCGTGGGTGGCCGGCTTCGCATCCGACGCCGCCCTGCTCGGCCTGCTGGCCGCGACCGCCGGGACGCCCCTGATCGTCGCCGCCTGCCGTGGCACGGTCCACGACTGCGACCGGGCCGGGATCTGGTGGTACTGCCCGTGGAAGGAAGTCGCGAACTTCTGGGCCGAGCGGTGCCCGCACGTCAAAGACGAGCTTTACGCCTGCTGGTACGTCACCGTCCGCGACCCCGAGCCGGGCCGCAACAACGTGCTGTGGCCAGCTCTCGAGGCGTTCGCCCTCGCTTCGCGGGTGATCTCGTGACCGCCCCCGACCGGGACAACCTCGCCGAGTACGAGGTCGAGCTAGACGCCAAGCCCGTCACTGGCCTCTCGATCCTCAAGGGCGTGGCCTACTTGATGCCGTCGACCTCGGCGCAGGCCGCTTTCTGCGAGGCGCTCGTCGAGTGCCGCGAGATCGCCCGGCGCAACCTCAAGGGCAGCCGCGCCTACCGCCAGATCTTCGGCGACGACGAGAGCGAGCCGATCGCCAAGTGCCACGAGACGCCCGGCGACGACGACCACGGGGCGACTAGCCGACTCGAAGCCGATGTGGCCCGGATGGTCCGCGAGGGCCGCAAGAACTGGAGCGACCAGTGACCGCCGACCTGACCCTCCCGGACCCGTGGGGTTCCGCGACAAGCCTCGACGACCTCGGCGACCTGATCGTCGCATGGCTCGACGGGCGCATCTGGAGCACCCCGGCCCTGCAGGGGCCCCCCGACCCCGAGATCATGCCTCTCGCCGACAGCCTCAGTGCCGCTGCCCGCTCCGGGCTGCTCGTCATCGGCGCCCGCGCCGCAGACGACCACGACGGCGCCTGGGCCGACGCCCTCGCCACAGACGAGACCGTCGCCCGCCTCCGCGCCGCAGCCGCCGGCACGCCCCTCGTCACGGCCGCCTGCCGCGGCGTCACCCACGAGTGCGGCCGCACCGGCTGGTGGTTCTGCCCGTGGAAAGAGCAGACCGACTGGTGGGCGTCCCGCTGCCCCCTCGTCTGGAAGCAGGTCTACGGCCTCTGGCACGTCAGCGTCTTCGACCCCGAAGGGTGCCGCAGCGGGCGCCTCGGGGCCGTCCTCGACTCGTTCGCCCTGGCATCGCGGGTGATCTCGTGATCACCCTCGACCTGCGCCCCGCGCGCGATGACCAGCCGGACGGCCCCCCGCGCGACGGGTGCATCCTCTGCGCCGCCGTTGCCGGCCCTGGCTGCCCGTACCACGGGAGCGCCCGATGATCGCCGCCGTATCCGACATCCGCAACTGGCAGGCGCGCGGCCTCTGCTCCAAGCTCCCCGCCGCCGACCGGGTGTTCTTCGGGGCTGACGGCGAGTCGCCCGAGGATCAGGCAGCGCGGGAGGCGCAGGCCGTGCAGGTCTGCGACCGCTGTCCCGTGCAACTGCGCTGCGCCCTCTGGGCTCTCCGCACCGGCGCCGACTTCGGCGTCTACGGCGGCCTCACCGAGAAAGAGCGCGCCGACATGAAGCGCGACGGAACCCGCAAGGAGGCTGCCGCATGAGCGCCCGCCTGCTCGCCGTCGCCCTGATCGCGGCCGCGTTCCTGCTCGGGCCGCATTTCGTCGCGGCGCTCGCCCTGTTCGCGTTCGCCGCCGTGACGCTCCTGTTCGTCCACATGGCCGCCCTGCTCACGGTCCTGACCATCGGGACCACGGTCGGGCTGCTCTTGCTCATCGCCGGATCACTTCGGCGATCCGGGTTCCTGCTCGTCTCCAGGAGGCTCGCATGGTAAACCGCGACCGGGGTCGCGACCACGACCGCGACCGCGACCACGAGAACGTCGTCCCGATCCGGCCGGAGGACGACGACGACCTGCAGGTCATCGCCCCGGCCGACGACGACGACGAGAGCGGGCCCATTAAGCTCGGCGGGGCAATCGAGCCGGCGCCCAAGCCGGCGCGCGACGAGCAGGCCGACGTGCCGCGCCGCGCCGAGATCATCCCCGCAGCGTTCAGCCGCGCCCAGTGGAAGCAGACCCTTACGGATTGGGCGCACGAAACCGGGTTCCGCGTCGCATTCCACGGCGTTCGCATCCCTTTCAAGTACGTGCCCGGCTCTCTCTTTTACACCGTCCGCGGGGGCACCCGCCTCGGCCGCAGCTGGGGCACGTGGGTGTCGGCGCCGACTCTGAAACTCGCCGAGTCCGCCGCTGTGGTTAAAGGCAACGCCGGCCACGCGCAGATCCTGCAGGCTCACACGGAGGGCCGCAGAACCCGCAAGATGCGCTGGCAGATCACCGGCGGCGTGGCGCTCGCGGCCGGCGTCGCGGCGGCGGCGATCGCCGGCTGGACCCCGTGGGAGGTGCAGGACACCCTCGCCGCCGGTGCAGCCGGCGTAGTCGCCTACCACGGGCGCCCGGTCGACGGGCCGCTCATCCCGCGCGCGGTGCTGCCGCCCGCCTACCAGGTGCCGACACCGGAGCTGATCCAGAAGGCGCTCGGGACGGCCATACCCGCCATCGGGAAATACCTCGAGAGGAAAGGCCCCCTCGACAGGAAGAACACTCTCGACTGGGTGTCCGACGTCCACCGCGACGGCCCCGGGTGGGCGGTCGAGCTCGACCTGCCCGAGGGCGTGACGGCAAAGCAGGTCATCGCCAAGCGCCCCGAGCTGTCGTCGCTGCTGCGCCGGCCGCTGTCGGCCGTGTGGCCCGAAGGCGTTCCCGGCGAGCACGAGGGGCGCCTGTACCTGTGGATCGGCCGCCACGACATGTCGAAGATGAAGGCGCCGCCGTACCCGTTCCTCAAGGGCGGCACGTTCGACTACTTCCAGCCGGGCCCGTTCGCTTTCACCCCCCGCGGCGTCCCGGTCCTCGAGAAGCTGTTCGGCAAGAACTGGCTGATCGGCGGGGCACCCGGCAACGGGAAGACATCCGCGGTGCGGGTGCTCGCGTGCAACGCCGCGCTCGACCCGACCTGCGAGATCTGGGTTCACGAGCTGCTCGGCAAGGGCGACCTTGACCCGTTCGGCCTGGTCGCCCACCGGTACTGCTCGGGACTCGACCGGGAGTCGCTCACCTACGCGGCGCAGTCGCTGGAACTGCTGGTCAAAGAAGTCGACCGGCGCACCGGCATCCTCAAGAAAATCCCGCTGGTCGAGCGCCCCGACGGGTCCATCACCCGGGAGATCGCCGCCAAGTACGGGCTTAACCCGCTGGCGGCGATCTTCGACGAGATCCACAACGTGTTCCTCGACGAGGAACTCGGCCCCAAGGCCAAAAAGCACATCAGTCACCTCATCAGGTCGGCCCGGGCACTCGGCATCACGATCATCGCCGCGACCCAGCGACCCGATAAAGACTCGATCCCGACCAACATGTCGGGCATCGTCACGACCCGGTTCTGCCTGAAGGTGCCGGACTGGCTGAGCAACGACATGATCCTCGGCACCGGCAGCAACAACGCCGGCTTCTCGTCGGTCGCGTTCAGGCAGGAGACCGACGCCGGCCTCGGCTGGCTCAAGGGCACCGCCGACCCGATGCCCGTCAAGACCTACAACCTCAAGCTCACCCACACCCACAAGATCTGCGTCCGCGCCCGCGCGCTGCGGGAAGCGGCCGGAACGCTGTCGGGGTACGCGCTCGGCGAGGACGACAGCACCAGGTCGCTGCTCGACGACACGCTCGGAGTGTTCGCCCCGGCCGAAGCCTTCCTGTACCGGGAGACGATCGCCACCCGCCTCGCGCAGCGCTATCCCGGCACCTACGCCGGCCTCACAGCCGACGCGCTGTCATCCGACGTGCGGGCGCTCACCGGCCGCGGCATGGACGACGGCCGCGAACCCGGCGGGAACACCCTCAAGGGCATCAAGCGCACCACGATTCAGGACGCGATCGACAATGGCCCGGCGACCGCCGAACCCCCGGACGAGCCGGCCGCCGACGACCAGACAGCACCCGAGTCGGCACCGGCGGACGACCCCGCTGCGATGGGCCCGCTCGAGCAGCTGCTCTACGCGGCCGAGCTGGTCATCATCCCGCAGCACGGCTCGACTCAGATGCTCGGCCGCAAAATGCGCGTCGACCGCGCCCGCGCCGGCGAGCTGATGGACGAGCTCGAGCACTGCGGCGTCGTCGGACCCGATAAGGGAGCGAAGGCGCGCGAGGTGCGCAAAAAGCCGGCCGAGCTCAAGCAGGTTCTCGCCGAGATCCGGGAGACCGTCGATGCCTAGGACAACGGGATGCCCCACGGGAACGGATGTGGTTTGGGCGCTGAGGCCGCAACAATCTGTTGCGCCAGCGCAACACGCGCTGACCTGCGAAAACACGAATCCGCGCAACAAACCGCGTCCTCGGCTAGGGGTGCGCAACACACTCCGCAACACGCTGACCTGCGGAAACACGGCCTGCGCAACAATCCGGCTCGACGGGGCCCCGATCAGGGCCGAAACCCGCGCCCTAGGGCCATGCACCGGAAGAGGGGGGCTTTTTGAAGGCGCGGCTAACGCTGTGGCACTGCGGGCGCTGCGGGAAGGCACGCGGACGGCACCACCTGTGCTCGGGCGGCCGGAAGGGACGCGACCGGATCAAGCTCCGGATGGCGTTCACCTGCCCGTCATGCGGCGCGAGCACGCCCAACCCGCTGACGCACCGCTGCGTCAAAAAGTCGGACTTCAAGCGCCGGAAAGCCGCAGCGAAGCGGCACGACCAGGCCGAGGCCCGGAAGCGGAGACGGCGCGCGGCGGCCGCCCGGAAACGGGCGCGGCTCAGAGAGCGGAAGCGCGCGCGGGCGGAGCGCCGCAGGCTGCAGCGCGCCGCCACGGCGGCCGCCCGGAAGCAGTCGGCGCGCGCCCGCTCCCACAACGCGAACAGGCACGAGCCGGCCGACTGCCGCGACGAGAACTGCACAAGCAAACCCTGCGCCTGGTATCGCGCCGGGAGGACGGACGGCCTGGTGATCGGCCGGGCCGAGGGCTACGGCGACGGGTTCACCGACGGGTTCGCCGAGTGCCTGTCGCAACGTTTAGGGGGCTGCCATGGGCGACGTGATCCTGAAGGCGATCCCGGTGCTATTCGTCGTCGGCGTGCTCTACCTGGCGCTGCTGCTGATCCACCCGATGCACGAGTGCCCGCGGTGCGGCGGCGCGCGGGTGATCAGGAACGGCCGGAACGTCAAAGCCTGCAAGAAGTGCAAGGCGACCGGCCGCGCGATCCGGTTCGGCGCACCGTTCGCACACAAGCTCGCCCGCGAGCATGTGTGGCCGTGGATCCGCGCCCGCATGGAGGACACGGCCGAGCGCAGGCAGGAGGGGCCGCGATGACGCTTAAGGGCAGTTTCCAAGGGTCATTCCAGCTCAAGCAGGCACGCGCCCCGGTTCTGCGCCTGCTGCTGCCGGCGCTAGCCGCCGCGCTGGCCTGCTGGCTGGCCATGGCGCTCGCGTGGCTGCTCGCGGTCATCGTCGGCGCGTTCGGGCTGGCGATCGTCGGGGGCAGCCTGTGGCTGCGCCATTGGTCGCGCCGCGCCGAGGCCGGATTCGCGGCCAGTCAGCTCGCCAACCCCGTGCGACCCGCGATCACAGCTTCGGCGCAGCCCGCGCCGATGATCGTCAACCACTACCACGGGCCCGTCACCGTCCACGTGGGACCGGGGTCGGACCCATCGGCGTTCGGGGCGGTCCGGCCCCTCGCCATCACCACCGAAACAGAGGAGTAGCGAGATGGCCAAGGACGAGAACGACAAGAAGTGCCAGCAGCAGGTCGAGTTCGGCAACGGGGGCGGCATCAAAACCTGCGACGACAAGCCGAAGCCGGGCGCGCCCGAGGAAAACTGCGACTACCACGACCAGGTGCGCAGGGACGGCAACCGGTAGCCGGGGGGCGCCACCACCGAGACAAAGGAGCAGTGACATGGCAATCCCCAAGGGCTACGGCCGCGCGGACGCGAGGCTCGCCGACGGCCTGGAAAGGGCCGCCACGGCGGCGGACGCCGACCGGATCGCCAAGGCCGACGGCCACGCCGACCGCGACGCGGCCGAGAAATGGCTCGAGGAGCGGTCCGGGTGAGCGGCCAGAACGACGCCATCGGCGTCACCGACGACAAGTGGGCCGAACAGCAGCAGGGCAACCAGGAAGGGAAGCGCTGACATGGGCTGGCTCATCGCGCTAGGCGTGCTCTACCTGCTGTTCCACGGCCCACCACTACAGGAGGCGTCGGCGTCGGGGCCTGTCTGTTTGGGCCAGTATCCCTGGGCCATTTGGAACAAGAATCTCAAAAAGGTTCTGATCGGTTCTGATCACCCAGCAGGGCGGCCAGCCTCCCCACTGGCCGCCCGACCGGGCAATCAGCACCAGGGGACAGCCCGACCCCCCCATCGAACAGGAGGAACACCATGCCACTACCCGATCTCACCCCCGAGCAGCGCGAGGCGGCACTCGCGAAGGCGGCCGCGACCCGAACCGCCCGCGCCGAGGTCAAGAACCGGCTGAAGACGGGCGACGTCACCCTGATGTCCGTCATCGACGACGCCGACCCGCTGATCGTCGGGCGCATGAAGGTCACGGCGCTGCTGCAGGCGGTGCCCGGCATCGGCAAGGCGCGGGCCGCGCAGATCATGGCCCGCATCGGGATCGCCGAGACGCGCCGGGTCGCCGGCCTCGGGAAAGCCCAGCGCGCCGCCCTCGCCGCCGAGTTCGCGCCGGCGGCCTGACCAACCATCGACAGCCGGGGGCGCAGCTTGCGCCCCCGGCGGCAACCGGAAGGAAGACGTTGACCGACTACCGGGAGGAACGGAGGCGCGACCGGGCCGCCGCCGCCCAGATCAGGCGCGACGACGAGGCCGCTGGCGCGAAGCTGCGCGCGACCGAGGCGAAGGCGAAGCTCGAGCGGAAAGCGACCGCCGGCAGGGCCCGCGCCGCACGCTGGCAGGCGCTCGGCCGGTGGGTCGCCGACCGTTCGGCCGACCTGCTGCTCGCGCCGGTCATCGTCGTCGGCGCGGTCCTGGCGTGGACCGGGATGGCCGCCTACGGCGAGGAAGAGTACGGCACGCCCGGCCTGCTGCTGCCGGCGCTGTCGGAAGGCGGCATGTGGGCGTTCGCCATGGCCACCACCCTGACCGCCCGCAGGCACCCGGACCGGCCGCTGTGGGCGTTCCGCCTCGGAACCATCGTGTTCGCCGGATACGGGGCGGCGCTCAACTTCCTGCACGGCGACTCGGCCGGCGGACTGGCCGAGGGCATCGCGATGGCGCTCGTGTCGGTGGCGGGGGTGACCGCGCACCAGCTCGTCACGGCAGGGCCGAAGCTCAGCCGGCAGGACCGCGAGCGGCGCCGGCTGCGGCGGGCTGCGGAGCGACGCGAGCGCACGGCGATGCGGGCCGCGCTGCGGGACTCGCGGGTCGTCATCGGGGCTGACGGAAGCGCGCGGATCGTCGTCGCCGAGGGCGTCGCCACACTCGACCGCGGATGGCTCCGGACCCGGCTCGAGATCGACGCCGGGAACCCGGCCGGGGGCGCCGCGGAACCAGCCACCGAGGCAGCTCCGGAGGGATCGCCGGAAGCTCCGGGGCGACCCTCAATCGCGCCGCCGCATCCCCTCACCGTCGCCCTCACCTCAAGCCCGCACGGCACCCTCAGAATGACCTTCGCCCGGCCCGCAGCGATGCCCTCAATCGGGCCCGCGCAGCGGGTGCCGGAACCGCAGGTCAGCGCCCCCGAAACGCCCTCACCGGAACCGGCGCCGGCGCCCCCGAAAACAGCTTGCGAGACACCCTCGCCGCGCCCTCGCGCGACGGCGCCGAGGGGCCGCGCGAAATCCCGCGCCAAGGTGGACGCGCTCATCGTCGCCGGCGGCATGACCAACGCGGCGATAGCCCAGCAGGCGGGAGTCTCCGTGGCTACCGTCGAGCGTCGCAAGGCAGCGCTCCGCGAGGCAGCCGAGGTGACCAACCTCGCCGACCGCCGCCGCGCGTAACCGAACCCTGCCATCCCAGTGATCCCAACAGGAGGAACAACCATGACCGTGCAACCCGACACCGAGACCATCCCGGCCGAGGAACCGTGGGACCGCACCAGCGGACCCGTGCACGCCCAGTTCGGCCTGACCTACGCCAACTTCCTGATTTGGCACCGGGCGCACATGCAGTCGATGCCGCTGGAGTGGCAGCGGCGGTTCGTCGACCTGTCCGAGGAGTTCAGCGCCGCCTACCCTGTCGCGGGCAGCCTGTGCTACGAGGTCGCCACCGTTCGGGACGCCTACGTGAACGAGCTCACCGACGACGAGATGAGGCAGCTCGGCGTCGAGCGCGGCGACGACGGGGAGGGCTTTTACAGGTCCGGCTGCGAGTTGAACGAGCACGAGCACATCGGCGTGCCGGTCCCCGACCCGGTGCCGCACTACAGGCACGCCTACCTGCCGCCCGACGAGGCCGCTATCGCAGCGGTCAAGGCGCAGCGCGAGAGCTAGCCCCGCGAAACCGAGAGCCCGGCAGACGGAATGGCCGCCGGGCTCTCGCGCGCGCTTACCGCCGGGATCTGCGTGGCTTTGGGACTCCGGGCGCACCCTGACCGGTGCGCCTGGCATCCCACAGTGCCCAGTCTCCCGGCTCGCCCCCGGCAAGATAGACGCGCTCGGGCAGCCAGCCGAGGTCGGGAACGCCGCCGCGACCGGGCCGCAGCTCGGCGTCTGCGGCCGGCCAGTCATGGTAGCGGCGCAGCCACCCGGATGATGTCGACGGATCCCGGCCGAGCAGAGCGCCGACCCCGCCGATTGTGAGGTACCGGACGGGCGCGGGCCGGGGGAGCGCGGGCGGCCGGTCGGGGGCGTTCCGAGCGCCCTGGCCGGGGCGCGAAGCGTTCCACGCTCTCACCTCGGCCTCGCGATCGGGCGACCATCCGCGGTCGAACCCTCCGTGCCGGCCGGGCTCAAACCGGGCGTCCTCGGCCGGCCAGTCGTCATACCGCTTGAGCAGGACCGACGCTGAGCGCGGCGCGACGCCGCACCACGCCCCGAACACGGACGCGCCGACGTACACGGCGGCGCCCTGCCTCGCCGTCATGCGTTGCCCGCGCATGCGGAAGCCAGCAAGGCGCTGCTCATCGCCGCAGCGGCGGCGGGGCGGCCGGTGTCCGCGAAGCCGCATGCCAGAGCCTCGAGCATGGCGAGCGCGACATGGGGGTCGAGGTCGTGAAGCTCGATGTCGACTTTCGTGCCCGAGTTGGTGTCGGTGACGTCGGCGTGATGCTTCCATCCGCTGCTAGGGAGCCGGACGCGGATGCTGCCGGGCGTCCTGCCGAATCCGCGCCGTTCGGAGCCGGGGACGGCGGCCGTGATCTGCGCGGTGATGCGCTCCCGGTCGGCGGCCGCCAGTTTCTCCGCCGTGACGTCGGCGACGGCCTGCTTGAGCAGCGTCTCGTACCCGGGTAGCAGTCTCCTGCGCAGGTCGGCCGCCGCTTCGCGCGGGTCGCGGCGGAGCGCGATCGTCGCCTCGCATCGTTCGCCGCGCCTCAGCCGCCAGCTTGGGGGGAACGCGCCGGTGACGCGGACGCGCCCTTCGGCGACGAAGCCGGGGGCGGTGCTGAGGCTGAGGCGGCGGCCGTCGTGGTGCTCTGCGAAGACCATGGTCGAGGACGGGCCGGGCGAGTACCGCCATCCGTCGCCGAATGCGGCGGCGATCCCGGCGGTGAGGCGGCGTAGCTGGGCGGCGGTGTCGTATGCGTCGAACTGGGCCAGGCTGATGTTGCGCATGGGCTGGCGGTCCCCCCCGTAGTGTTGAGTGTTTACAGGGTCAAAGTTATGGACCGCGCCAACAACTGTCAACTTAGACGCGCAACACTCCCGAGAGGCACCAGGTCACCACCACAGCGACGCAAACCCCGCACCCGACGCATCATGACCGCCGTGACCGCAGCAATCGCCGACCTCGCCACCCACCGCAGAAACCGCCTCGAGCAACGCGCCGACCCAACCCACCCAGCACTCCGCTGGACCGCCGGAACCAACACCGAATGGGCACACCGCCGCCGCCACGACGCAACCGCATGGTGCGGCGCACCCGGCACCCTCACCATCGCCCCCACCGACACCGACCGCTGCCCCGCCTGCTACGGATCCAGCCCCGGAAACTAACCATGCCCGCCCCCAAACTCACCCCCGAGATCCAACAGGCGATCACCACCGCGATCGCCCAAGGCGCCAACGCAACCCAGGCCGCCAGAACCGCGGGCATCGGCCGAAGCACCCTCTACACATGGGCACAACAGGGCGCCAGACCCGGCGCCGAGAAAAACCGGCGCGCGATCAGCGAGGCCCTGGCGCGCGCGCGCGCGGAAAAGTCCCGACGGGCCGTGACCCGCGAGACGATCGCCGACGACCGCGGGCGCACGGTCGGCACCAGGGTCACCAGGCGGCTCCGGAACGGCGTGACCGAGGTCACCGAGGACTACCAGCGGCCGGACCGCCGCGCGCTCCGCAGGCAGCTCAGGCAAGCCCATCAGGGCGACCCGCTCGAGGCGCTGTTCGGCGTGACCGCGTGACCGGCCGCCCGAAGCGCCCGAGGTGGCTCACGGCCGACTCCGAGGCCGAGGTGATGGCCTCCGTTGAGTCGGGGAACACGATCACGACCGCCGCGGCGGCCGCGGGCATCGACCCGGCCGACCTCTACAAGTGGGCTTCGGAGGCGGTCGCCGACGATCCGGCGTTCGCCCAGTTCACCGCGAAACTCAGGACGGCCCGGGCGAAGGCCGAGCAGGTGATGGTGCAGGCGGTGACCGAGGACGCCAAAGGCGGTTTCCTGGTCCGCCGGTACACCAAGATCTACCCGAACGGCGATGAGGAGACCGACGAGTCGTTCAGCCCGCCGAACGGGCGTATAGGCCTCGAGTGGCTGAAAGCGCGGAACGGCCAGCAGTGGGGGAAACCCGACATGGCGTCGGACATGCTCGGCGAGGACGCATCGGCGGGGCCGGGCGGCGCGGCGCAGGAGGCGGGGACGATCGAGGCGCTCGCCGCCCGGCTGCACCAGCTGATGCGGGCGAACGCCGAGGCCGAGGCGCCGCAGGACGGGCCGCCGGCGGTCGCCGGGCAGGTCATCCCACCGGAATCAGGCGCCTAGGATGCCCGTTCAGGCTCCGCCCGCGACAGCTCGCGAGGGGGTGAAGTCGACGGCGGCGGCGCGGCTGCTCGCCGACCTGATGGGCGTCGGCCCCGACGTGCGCCGGGAGTTCATCCGCGGGCTGTCGCTCGCCGAACTGCACCAGGTGCTCATCGCCGCGGACCGGGAGATGGGGACGCCGTACGGGCTGTGGGAGGACGACCCGGTCGGGTTCATCGAGGATGTGCTGGACGAGTCGCTGTGGTCGGTGCCGAAGCAGATCATGCGGGCGGTGGCGAGGGAAAAGCGGGTCGCGGTCCCGTCGTGCTTCGGGTCGAGCAAGTCGCACTCGGCGGCGCGGCTGGCGTTGTGGCGGGCGTTCACGAGCCCGGTCGGGCCGACGCTGATCGTGACGCTGGCGCCGAAGTGGTCGCACGTCCACCGGCAGCTGTGGCCTGAGATACGCCGGGCGCACGCGAAGGCGCAGCTGCCCGGCGTGGTCGACATGGCGCAGCTCAAGATCCCGTCGCGGACCGGCGTCGACACGGTGGTGGCGTACGGCAAGGCGGTGCAGCCGTGGGATGAGGCGGCCGTGCAAGGGATTCATGCAGCCCGACTTCTCCTGATTGTTGACGAGGCGGGCGGTATAGGCCATGTGATCGGCCGGAACCTCCGCGGCATGCTCGTCGGCGAGGGAACCGGGATGCTCGCGATCGGCAACCCGCCGACCGATGACGAGTCGGGATGGTTCGAGGGGCTGTGCGCGAACCCCGAGGTGACCACGATCCCGATCAGCGCCTACGCCACCCCGAACCTGTCCGGGGAGGTGGCGCCGCGGTGCAAGTCGTGCCCGCCGGAGATGCCCCCGCATTCGCTCGCGACGCACCTGGTCGACCAGGCGTGGGTAAGCGAGGCGATCGCCGACAACGGCGCCGACTCCAATTTCGTGACCGCGAAGGTCCACGCCCGGTTCCCGCAGGGCGGCCCCGACCGGTGCATCCCGTCGGCGTGGATCGAGGGCGCCTGCGACAGCCCCGAACCCGACGTCGAGCCCGGCAAATCGGCGCGGCTGTGCGACCTCGGGCTGCCCGACGAGACCGAGCCGTGGGTCGTGGCGATGGGCGCGTGGGTGCGGCTCGGCGTGGACGTCGCCGCGGACGGCGGCGACTCGTTCGCGATCTCCCGGGTGACCGGCGACCTGGTGCAGCGCACCCACGTCAGCGCGGGCCCGGCCAACGCGAACGCGGTCGACGTCGCCGGCGTGGTGCTGCGGGAGATCCGCCGCGCCGAGAACCTCCGGCGCAGGCTCGGCACCGTGGCGCGGGTGCGGGTGAAGATCGACGGCATCGGCGTCGGGTGGGGTGTCTGCGGCGTCCTCACCGCGTGGGCGTCGGAGGGCCTCCACGACGCCGAGATCGTGCCGGTGATCGTGTCGGAGGGCACCGACCTGCCGCCGGACTCGGCGACGCTGCGCCCGTACCGCAAGCGCGATGAGATGTGGCTGGCCGGCCGCGCGCTGATGCAGCCGTCCCAGGCGGCGCCGGACGGGCTGATCAGGCTCCGCTGCGGGGGGAAGGTCGCCGCGCAGCTCCGCGGGCCGTCGATGTCGACCAACATGACGGGCTACACGGTGATCGAGTCCAAGAAGTCGATGAAGGCACGCGGGCTGCGGTCGCCCGACGAGGCCGAGTCGGCGCTGCTCGGCCTCTACGAGCCGGGCGCGAAGAAGCGGAAGACGGCGAAGCTGATCAGCTCGTAGCAAGGGGGGTTGGCGTCAGGAACGCGCCGCGGGGCGCGTCGCCCGACGGCGCCTCACCGCTCGGGCGCAGCTCACCGCCGCCCCCGCGAGCACTATCGCGACGGCGACCGCGAGCGCCGCCGCGATGACGTAAAGCCAGTAGTCGACAACCGCGGTGATCACGCCCGCGACCACGATCACGCCGAGAGCCAGCCCGCACCCGGGGCAGCCGCAGCCGGTCGACACCGTGGCCGGCCCGGCGTGCGCCCCCACCCGAACGCCCATGACAACCCTCCCTGCCGGCGTCGATCGCGCCGACAACTTGACGCTAGCCCCGTGCGCCATGTTGCGAACGGCAGGCGCGCGGACGATCATGAAACTACGCACAGCGACATCCACCCCCGGATCGGCTACCCCGGGTGACGGCTCTGCCGCTGGCCCTAGGGAACACGACTCGGCCGCTTACCCACCCCACGGCCGCCGGGTTCCCCTGACACGCACACGAGGCACTGCGCGCAGGGGGTGGTCATGGCGGAAGCCACGGCAACGAAAACAGCAAGACCAGCGGCCAGGACGACGGCGAAACCACCGGCGAACCCCACGCCCAGACCGGCGGGGCAGGACAACGGGCACAAGTGGGTCGGCGCCGCGACCGTCACCCTCACCCTGCCCCAGGCGAAGCGCGCGGACCTGCGCGGCTCGATCCGGGTGCCGGAGGAAACCCGCATCGACATCCTCGAGACCTACTGCAGCATGTGCCGCAAGCCGTTCGACGAGGTGGCCGACGTCGAGTGCGCGCACCGCAGCGACCCTGAGATGTTCCACGGCGGCCCCATCGGGCAGCGCGCAAAACGCACCGGGCACAGTATGCCGGGCCATGACTGCGTCAAACTCGGCTGCAACACGGCAGCTGTCTACGCCGCCCGGCGCGAAGAGGCTGCGCGCCGCAACGGGCTTGCGCCTGATGTCCGCAAGGAACAAACGGCAGCGCCCGCCCCGCAAGCTCCAGCCAGTCGGAAGACTACGCGGAAAAGCCGCTCCACTGCTCCCCGCAAAACACCGGCGGCACAGCCTGCGGTAATACCAGTGTCGCGTGCTCGGGCGAAAAAGGGCAGTCAGCAGCAGAATCCGCTCGTTCTCTTGCTTTGGTGAAACATCATCGATCCCCTAGCCGCGTCTCGGCCAGCGATAGAATAACCACATGGGAGGACGACCGCTAAGCGCAGGCCAGATCGCCGAGGTACTGCGGCTGTACGGAGAAGGCCACTCGCAGGATGAAGTGGCTCAGATAGTAGGGATCACACAATCGGGTGTATATAGGGTTATGAAGCGGAGCGGTGTGCCCGTGCGCCCTCGGCCTCCCCGCCAGCCGCGTGTTAAGGTCGCCGCCGCCGAACGCCGACCGCGTCCACGGAAGCTCGGCAACGAACAGGCGCAGCGCGTAGTCGCGCTGTATGCCGAGGGCATGACACTCAAGCAGATAGCTCCGAAGGTAGGGGTCAGTTGGAGCACAGTGGGTGAAACCCTTCGGCGGGAAGGGGTGACGTTGCGGGGCATCAAGGCGGCTACGCGGAGACTCGCTGTTGATGAACACGCCTTCGATGTCATCACCCCGGAATCCGCCTACTGGGCCGGTTTTTTCTTCGCTGACGGAACTATCTACAGAGCGCCGGCGGCCAACTCAGATCATGTCTGCATCCACATATCGGAATGCGATCGCAAGCATCTAGAGCAGTTCCGCTCATTTCTGGGTTCCAGCCACACGATATATACGAGCCCGGCGGCCACATTCGTACGTAATGGGCGTACTTACACAGCAAAACCGACCGTCGAATTCAAGGTAGCTTCCGATGCTCTCGCGGATCGCCTTCGGGCGCTCGGGCGGTACAGCGGCCCTATAGCGGGAGAGCTCACAAGCTCGCGAGATTTCTGGCGCGGAGCCATAGACGGCGACGGTTCCCTCGGAACTTACCCAAACCCATACAAGCCGTTGACGACATACCCGCGTATCGAGCTAGTGGGATCCGGCCGACTCCTAGATGAGTTTCTTGCGTTTCTGGATTCGCACGGCCTTGCCGGCCGCATGACGGTACGGGAACGCAAGGGAGCGAACATGTCTGTCGTGGGCACTTCCGGAACGCTGGTACCCCAGATCGTCGACCTGCTTTACCGAGACGCCACAGTGTCCCTCGACCGCAAGGCGCAGCGTGCCGCCGTGATTATTGGGACGCTAACGCCCCGGCATCGGGAAGACGCCTTCGCCGCCATCGCCTAGGCGACAGCGCGCCCTGCGACGTTAGCGGCGCTCCCGGCCTAGCCTGCCCCGCAGACCGCACCACGCGAACCCAGGGGAGGCACTGTTGGCCCGGGGCGCTCTCCCGTCGGCGTTCGCGACGATCACGAAGATCATCCCGCCCGCGTTCCGCCGCCACACGACTCACCCGGCCGAGCAGTCGAGCGAGCTCAAGGTGGTGCTCGGCGACTACTACGGGGCGCTCGGCGCGACCGGCCTGTTCGGGCCGAGCCGCTCCCGGCCGTGGCCGGTCGAGCGCGCGGTCGCCGAGGGATACGAGCGGATCATCTGGGTTTTCCGCTCCGTCCAGACGATCACCGGCCAGTCGTCCCGGTTGCCGTTCCGCCTTAAGCAGGGCGACCAGGTCCTCGACGACCACCCCTTGTACTGGGTGCTGAACAAGCAGGCCAACCCGATGGAGACCGGCCGCCAGTTCCGCACCCGCCTCCTCGCCCAGGTGCTGCTGTCCAAGCGGGGCGCGTTCGTCCAGATCACCCGGGCGCGGAACGGCGACATCTGCCGCCTCGACCTGCTGCCGCCCGGCCGCACCCGCCCGGTGCCGGGCATCCCGAGACCCGGCATCCCGGCCGAGCTGATCGACCATTACGAGGTGCTCCGCGCCGACGGGTCACGGGCGTTCATCCCGGCCGAGGAAGTGACGTGGTTCCGCGAGCCGCACCCCACCGACCCCTACTCGGGGGTGACGCCGCTCGAGGCCGCGGGCATGTCCGTCGAGCTCGATTTCTTCGCGCGCCTCTACAACCTCACGTTCATGAAGAACGACGGGCGCCCGGGCGGGATCGTCGGCATCACCGGCGAGATGGACGAAAAGGAGATGAAGAAGCTCGAGGAGACGTTCGGCCGCGGCCCGGCCGAGGCGGGCAAGCTGACGGTGATCGCCGGCGAAGTCTCCTACGTCGACTCGGTGGTGCGCCCGAGAGACGCCCAGTACGGCACGATGGCCGCAAATTCAAAGGTGGAGATACTCGACGCCTTCGGAATTGCCGAGACGATGATGGGCAATTCAAGCGGGCGCACATTTGACAATGCTGGCCAAGATGGATTGAACTTCTGGCAGATCACGATGCCGCCGCATCTCGACATGCTGGTGACCGGGTTCGACGGGATGTCCGACCCGGACCTCGAGGGGTTTTTCGATGTCAGCAGCGTCCCGGCCCTCGCGGCGGCCGAGGCGGCGAAACGGGCCGAGGCGCGCGGCGAGTTCGGCCAGGGGCTGATCAGCGTGGACGACTACCGGATCGCGACCGGGAAGGAACCCTACGACCTACCGGCGACCCGCGCGCTGATCCTCACCGGCGGCACCACCCTCGTGCCCACGTCGGCCGCCGACCAGAAAGCGCTCGGCGGCGCCCTCATCCCTCTCGGCCAGGCGGCGGCCAGCGCGCAATCACCCGGCGGACCCCCGGCACCCCCGTCGGCCGCCGCGACCGGCGCGCGGCCGCGGTCGGCCATCCCCGCCCCCCGCAACGCGGGGAACGGCGCGGGCGCGGGCCCGGGCGGCGACGGCGAGACCGGCGACGACCCCGACGGGGACGCGGACGGCGACGGGAACGGGGACGCCGCGGAAACGACCGAGGGTCCGCAGACGAAATCGGCGCCCGTCATCCGCCTCCCGTCCCGCAGCGCCGCACCGGGGCCGCGGCGGCTGATCGCCGCCTGCCAGGTCAAGGCCATCCCGACTGCGACCGCGCAGCCGTCCCAGGGCACCAGCGGCACGCAGGCAGACGAGAGCGAAGACGCCAGCGGGCCCGCGCAGCAGCAGCAGCTCGAGGCCGCCCTGTCGGCCGCGCTGACCGCGCTCGCCGCCACGTGGACGGCCCGCACCGCCGCCAGGCTGAGCTCCCCGAAAACCCGCAAGGGCACCCGCCACTGGCAGCCGGACCCGCAGATGCCCGCAGACACCCGCGCCGGCACTCAGCCGCTCGACCCGACTGACGCCGCCGACCCGGCACGGTGGCAGACAGAGGCCGAGGACACCGCCCGGCCGCTCCTCACCGCAGCTGCGATCGCCGCCGCCGCGGGGCTCGCCGCGCACCTCGCGCCCGGCACCCCGACCAGCGCGATCAGCGACGCCGCCGGATCCGCCGTCGGCACGGTCCTCGCGATGATCGGCGCCGCGGCCGCCGGGCTCGCCGACAAGACCGCCATGGCCATCGCGACCGCAGACGACGCCGGGCAGCACATGGATGAGATCACCGCGCAGGCCCGCGACGTCATGGACCGCGAAGGCGCCACGTGGGCGGCCGGCGTCGCCGTGCAGGCCGCCACGGCGGTGATCAGCGCGGCCCGCGACCTGATCGCATCCGCGATAAGCGCGCTCGACCCGTCGAAGTACATCGTCCGAACCTGGCGCACCCGCCGCGACCTCCGCGTCCGCGAGGCTCACCGGCTCGCCGAAGGGCAGCGGCAGCCGCCCGGCATGCCGTTCATCGTCGGCGGCGTCCCCCTGCGGTACCCGGGCGACCCCGCAGGGCCGCCGGAGCTGACCTACAACTGCCGGTGCCACGTCACTCATCGGCTGGGAAGGATCGGGAACGCGTATGCGCAATCGGCCTGACACCGGCGACTCCGCGCTGATCTCGCTCGACCCGCGGCCTCCTGCCACATACGACGGCCCGATCCGCGACGCAGACGGCGACGCGCCTGCGCCGACGTTCGAGCAACTCGGGCACACTCCGCTGACATGGGACCACCTGGTGCCGTACGAGCGCGATCAGGGCGGCTACTGGCTGTACCACCCCGGTTGCGATGTCTACGGCAACGGCAAGATATGGGTCCGCGTCACACCCCCTGCCGATAAGGAAGGCACCACGTGACCACGCTGACGGTGTACGTCGCGATTGGCAACAGCGACGACAAGCTGACGCAGGCACGCTGGAATGAGCTCTGCACCCGTGTGCACCGCGCCGTGTTCGCGTACGCCGAGCAGGTGCACGGCGACTGGCAGTCGATCGGCAGCGCCCCGTATCAGAACGCCTGCCTGTGCTTCGAGATCCCCGTCCCCGCGGCCGGGTCGCTGAAACGCGAGCTGGCGATCCTGGCGGCCGAGTTCGGCCAGGACGCGATCGCGTGGGCCGAGGCCGTGACCGAGTTCATCGGCCCGGCCGCCCCCAAGCTGGCACCTGAGCGCAGCGGGTGACCTAAACCGCGACCTCCTGCCACGATCGGCCCGTCAAGCCAAGCGCCCGACCCGGAAGGCCGACCAAATGACCACACCGCCAGAGCCCGGTACCGAGAACAGCCAGCACGGCGCGGTCTACAACGCGGCCGGCACCCAGCTCACCGCGTCCGCCGCGGCGTCCTACGTCAGCAGCTCCCCGGCGAACGACCCGCTCCTCGTCGTCTTGCAGGACATCTACGAGACCCGCGTGCCCGACGGCACCGTCTACCCGGCCGAGGAGAAGATCCTCAAGTTCGAAGCCGGGCAGACCGTCGCGACGAGCAAGTGGAACGCCGCGTGGCCGACGCCAACCGTCACCGCGATCACCCCGGCGACCGGCGCGCACACCGCCACGACCGCGGTCACGGTCACCGGGACGGGCTTCACGCCGGGCACCGCCATGCACGTCGGGGGCGCCGCGGTCACCAGCGTGACCGTGATCAGCCCGAACGAGCTCACCTGCACCATCCCGACCGGCTCGGCGGGCGCCGCGGACGTCACGATCACCACCGACACCGGCACGACCGACCTCGGGAACATCTTCACCTACACCTGATCTACCGATGCCGTAAAAGCGGCGCACCTTCGGCAACGTGCGACGGCGTGGCCCCGTGCCGTAACCCACGGGGCACCCCATCCCCGGTCGTGAATCCCAGCGCGCTTACGCGCCGCGAGACCGGAGGGGCGATGCCAGCGAACGGCCGACGCCGCCCGGCCCGCGCCACGACGGGGGCACGCCGGTGAGCCGGATCTCAGCCATCCCACGCCCGGCAGGCATTCAGGTCAAAGTCGGGCCGAAGGGCTACATTCACGGCTGGATATACGTTGGCGTCCCCGTCTACGGCGAGCACGTTCACCACGCGACGCTCGGCCCCGGCGTCGTCACCCACGTCACCGACCACCACGTGCACGTCCAGTTCCACCGCACCGGCGAGGAACGAATAATCCCCGTCGTCCACGACCCCGAGCACGTGCGGCGCCTCGAGTCGATGTCAGACGACGACATCTACAAGCACCTCATGTCCCGCGGCGAAGGGCACCACTTCGACCTCGGCGTCGCCGAGCTCGACCGCCGCGACCGCGTCGACAACGAGTCGAAGATCCACGCCCTGTACGACGAGGCGCCGACCAAGCCGGAAGACCGCGAACGGGTCTACCGCGGGCTGACCGACCTCGGGGAAAACCCCGAGGACGCTTACAACCACGCCTACGGGCTCCGCACCGACGAGCAGCGCAGGAAAGCCGTGACCGCGCAACTCCGCGAGCAGGGATACGGCACGGGCATCCGCCGCGACGGCACCACCTACCAGGCCCGCGGATTCGAGGAACACGCCCGGCTCGCATGGAACGACGACGTCCAGCGCCGCGCCCTCGACGCCGAGAACGAGACGAACGGCTTCCTGACCAACCCCGCGGGACGGGCCAAGGGAATCGACGGCTGGGATCTGTTCACCGGCCCCGAGTCGACCGCCCGGAAGTACGCCAGCCCGGAGCTTAAAGAGTACTGGGACAAGCACGGGCGCCCCACGTTCGACGACTTCACCCACCAGCTTCTCTACGGCCACGGCCGCAGACGACGGCAGGACGACTTCCTCACATGAGCGCCAGGCACGAGCGGACGGTCAAGGCAGCGCGGGCAGCGGGCGCGGCAGCCGGCATGCGGCACGCCAACGGCGAGCGCGTCACGGGGCCCGACCCGACGGCCGGTTCGCTGCTGGCGCGGAAGGCGGCGACGGCATGGCATCAGGGGTTCGCCGAGACGCACGGCGACGTCGGCGCCGCTACTAAGGAGGCACCAGTGCTCGAGGTCAAGGTCGGCCCGAAGGGCTGGTCCCACGGATGGGTGTACCACGGGGTACCCGGGGTCGGCGACAAGGTGCGCCACCCGTCGCACGGCGACGGCATCGTCACCGACGTGACCGACAAGCATGTCAGCGTCAGGTTCGGGTCGGGTGCCTCCCGCACATTCGAGCACTCCAAGACCGTGCCGGGCGGCAAGACAGGTTTCGTCACCCGCGGCGAGCACGAGTCGGCCATGCGGGGGGAAGGCCGGGCCGCGGCGCACGCCGCGACCGCCCGCGGGCTCGCCGCCGACGTGCGGTCGTCCCCGATCCGGTCGACTCTCATCAGCAGCCGCTCTTACGACACCCGGGAGATGGCCGCCCGGCACCTCGACCAGGCCGCGGCCCATTTCGACGCCGGCCGTGAGAGCGACGCGGTCGACGCCCTCGGCCACGCGAGCCGCGTTCTGGCCGGCCGCGCGTCCGAGGGGCGCATGGCCGCCAAGCTCGGGGACGCCGGCAGGCTCAAGCCCGCCGGGGGCGCCGACCCGACCGGCGAAATGGCCAAGGCGTTCCGCGACGAGTCCGCAGGCCACCACGAGCGCGCTGACGCCCTCCTGCGCACCGCCGCCGCGCATCCCGCCGCGGCAGCCCGCGAGGTCACCCCGACAGAGCACGGCGACAACGCCCGGAAGCTCGCCGCGGCTCTGCGCGGCACGCCCGCCGACATACCCGTCAGCCGCGGCGCCGTGTCGCACGAGTCGGCGTCGGCCGCGCTCGAGTCGGCCGGCCGCCATTTCGACAACGGGGACGCCGAGACGGCCAGGCGGGACGTCGGCGCAGCCGGGGCGTCGATGCAGACGCACGCCGCGCTGCTCCGCACGCAGGCCGAAGGGCACGACGCGCAGGCCATGGCCACCCGGGGCGGCGCGTTCTCCGACGAGTGGAAGGGCCGCGCCGCCAGGGCGAGGGAAACCGCCGGGCAGCTCGACACGGCCGTGAACGGGGCGCGCGGCATCATGGCGGCCACCAAGCCGTCAGGCGCCCCCGCGCCCGCGGGGAAACCGCCTACGGCGGGAAACGCCAAGCTTGCCGAACACGCCGCCGGCGCCCGGAAACTCGCAAGCCAGATTCAAGGCACCACATCCGACGTCCCCACGCGCCACCCTGCCGCGGGCCGCGACCCGCTGGCCTCGGGTGTGCTCGGGCACGCAGCCGAGAGGTTTGAGGCCGGCGACGAAGCCGAAGGCGTCCGCGCGCTCAACGCGGTCAGCCATTCACTCGGCGGTCACGCCTACGCGACAGGCGACGCATCCCGCGAGGCCCGCAGCTACTCCGATCGGATGCAAGGGCGGCACGGAGACCTTGAGCTCGCCGAGAAAGCCGGCAGGCTCGAAGCGGTTCACGCGGCAGCGCTCGGCCACGCCGCACAGGCGAACACGCTGTACGACAACGCCAAGGCTGGCCGCGACGATGGCGACCACGAGTTCTCGCCCGGCTACCTGCGCGGCGAAGGCGCGACCGACGCCGACGTCGCCGAGCTGTCACGGCGATACGAGATCATGCACGGCCGCAAGCCGACCGCCGCCGAGCTCGGTAAGATCCGCCGCGCCAAGCCCGCGGCTCAGCCGGCGGGCAGCGCAGAGGCGGAGCACGCCGCCCGGGCGGGGATGATCGCGAAAGCCGGCGACGACAACGCGCACGCCATGAAGCGCATGATGGCGCTCGCCCACGCCAAGCGAGTCCACGAAGCCGACAAGGCGCAGGGCGGCGGCCACCTGCCGCCCCTGGCGCTGCTCGGCAACGAGAAGCACGCGGACGGCAGCATGACCGCCAGCGCCGTCGACCACCTCGGCCGCGACTACACGGTCAAGCTCGGCGGCGACCGGAGCGTCACCGTCACCCACGAGGGCCGATCGCTGACCGGCCCCGGGGGCGCCAACCCGACGCAGACGGCCCGCGAGCTGGCAGGGAAGCTGACCACGCCTGCCGCCCCGGCGGCGACCACGGCGGACGCCGACAAGTTCTGGGCTGACGAGCCAGCACCCGCCCCCCCGGCGCCGCCGGCGCCGAAGCCGAAATACGAGCAGGGCGGCATGTTCGCCGAACCCGACAAACTTGGCACCGCGCCGATGTTCGGCGACCAGTTCGGCACCAGCGGCATCACGGAGCCAGCGCCCGGATTGGCCGCGCCGGCCGGTCGCGGCACATCGGCACACGGGGACACCGCCGCGCACCTTCAGGGGCTCGATCCGCGCTACCGGTTCTCGTCTGCCCTGACAAGGGCTTCCGGCGGTCCCGGCAGCGACGACTACGGGAAAATGGTCAATCTCGTCAACGGACTTAAGGAGCGCCCGGAGGACGCGGTGCCGCGCGCTCTCGCCCACGCCGAGACGGGCAGCCCGGCAGCCCTAACGCGCCGCGCGCAGCAGATCGAAGCGGTCACGGGCGCGCTCAACGGCATGCAGCACGACGCGCCGGCCCACCAGATCAGCGCAATGAACGAATACGCGCGGCAGCTCCGCGCCTCAGTCGGCGCCAAGGGCGCAGGAAAGACGACAGGCGATCCTGCGCACGCGGCGGAAATCCGTCAGCTCGCCGGCCGGGTCGACGGCGACAGCGCGCTCGAGCGCCGAACCAGAAGCCACCTTGAGGACGCCGCCACGGCGGTGGAAAAGGGAAACCGCAGCGACGCATACGGTCACCTTGACGCCGCCCGGCACGTCGCCTCCGGCGCAAACACCGCCAGCCACCCGGAAAGCCACCTGGTGACTGACACGGACGGCCACGGCGTCGTCCCCGCGATCGAAGGTCACATGCGCCGCGTGCCCTACGCCCCGGCCGATACCGCGGATATCGGGCGCGTCGGGCTGCTCGGCGGCCTCGCCCGCGACACCGAGAGTCTCTCTGGCGCGTCGCGCGCGCACAGCGAAGAAGGCGCTGCGCACCTGGCGACCGCAGCGGCCCACATGCGCGCCGGACGAGACGCCGAGGCATCTACGTCGCTCCGCGACGCCACAGGCGCGCTCGAGCGCGATTCGGTCGCCGCAGGAGCCGCCCGTGACGGCCAGAGGGCGGCGGGAAACGCAGCCAAGGCCGCAGGGCTGCGCGATGAGACGTCGGCGATCCTGAGCCGGCACACCGGCTCGGCCGACCACGCGAAGCACGTCGGCCAGGAGGCGAGCGCGGCCCACGCGGCGACCGCTCGCGGCATCGCCGCCGACGTCCGGATGGAACGGGGTCTCACGGCCGGGCAGCGGGAAGACGCCGAAACCAGCCTCCACGCGGCCGCCCGGCATCTCGAGGCGGGCAACCATGCGGAGGCGGCCCGCGAGCTCGACAACGCCACGCACGCCACGTCGCTGCGCGGCGGCGGCGTCATCAAGGGCTCCATTGCCGCTCGCGCCCGCGACCTGGCCAAGCGGATCCGCTCAGGCGAGCACAAGCATGTCGGCGCGGCCCGCGAGATGAAAGACCTCGGCTCGGCGATCGTGTCCCGCTGCGGACGCGAGCCGGATGTCCGCAGGCAGCTCGCGACCGCCACTGCGGCGCTCGAGGGCGGGGACCCTGCGGCCGCCTATGGTGCGCTTGACATGGCTCGCCGGTACGCGGTCGGCGAGCTCGGCGGCGACCCGGCGACCGCGCACCTGCAGGTGCTGCTCGCCGACGGCACCGAGGCATCCAAGGCGATCATCCGGTGGCGGGACGCGGTGCGGCAGGGCTGATGCTCATCAAGGCGGTACGCCGCGACGAGCACGGCGTCAGGCGGGTGGTGGCGTCGTGGAACCCGGACAGGCACCCGCGTGACCGGCACGGCCGGTTCATCACGACCGGCCATGAGGTGCACCTGGCCGACGGGTCGACCGGGACAGTGGTGCGGGCGGTCGGCTCGAGCAGCATCGAGGTGCGCCACGCCGACGGGCACCTGCAGCGGGTCGCGGCGAACACGGTGTCCGTCACCGCGCCGAACGCCGCGGGCGCCCTCGAGGGGATCCGGTTCCCCGCGAACCGGAAACTGACCGTGACCCACGGGCCCGGCGACACCCCTGTCATCGGGCACGTCACCAGCCACCGCGACCACCTCGCCGTCCAGCCGGCCCGCGGCGGCCCGGCCGTCTACATACCGCACAGCTCCGTGAACCGCATCATGGAGAACCCCGGCCGCGACGGTCGCCCCGGCGCAGTCCGCTACGTGCGCCCCGGCTGGAATCCCGGCCGGCACGCCGAACGGGACACGGCCGCGCAGGTCGACCAGGTCAGCGCCCGCGACCTGCAGCCCGGCGACCACGCGATGGTCCCGCACCCGCTGACCGGCGAACCCGCGCCGGGCACGATCGTCGACAAGCGGCTCGACGGCGACACCATCGAGCTTGACGTGCGCCGCGCCGACGGGTCGGTCGACACCGCGGCGATGGACCGCGACGCCGCCGTCGACAAGATCACCGGCGCCGGCGCCCCGGATGACTTCCCCGACGAGACCGACACGACCCCCGCCCCGGCCGCGCTCCCACCCGTCGCGGTGAAGCCGCTCCCAGCGGGCACCACGGTCGCACGGCCGGTGCTCTACACCTACCAGCGCCGGAAGATCACCGCCCTGAACCTCGACCGCGACCGGACACTGCCCGAAGACCTCCGGCAGGCCGCCGCGCGGATCAGGCAGCGGCAGCCCCTGTCAGCCGGGCAGTCCGCGGCGCTCTCGGCCGAGCTCCGCGAACGCGCCCAAGCCCATCCGTCGCCCGTGCAGACCCGGTCGCTCGAGCGCGCCGCATGGCGGCTCGACGCCGCCGCGGCCGAAGCCCACGGCCAGGTCATCCCCGAGCCCGGCATCGTCCCCGACCGGGCGGCCGAGGTCATGCCCGACGGCATCACCGAAGGCGACAGCATCGTCCTACCGGGCCCCGACGGCACCCTGACGGCGATGAAGGTCCGCGGGATCACCAGCATGATGGGCGGCCGGGTCCGCGTCCTCGACGTCGAGCACGACGACGGCACCATCGAGCAGCGCACCATCACCGGCCGCACCCGCGCGTGGCTGCTGCCCGACCGGCCCGACGACGAGCCCGTTGCCGCGCCCGGCCCGCGGCTCGAGCACATCACCCCCGACCAGCTGCGCCCAGGCGACACGATCCGCGTCAGCGAGGACCACGACGCCGACACCGACCAGGTGACCGGCGTCGAGCCGCTGGAACCCGGCGAGGCGCGGATCACCCTGGCCAGCGGCCAGACGCAGCTCTCCCAGTCCTACGACGGCGGCCCGAGCATCGTCCGCACCGCCCGCGGCGACGCCAGCGCCGGCCAGCCGTGGGACAGTCTCATGGCCGCCGAGCACCCCGAGACCGGCGTCGGGCCGGCCGAGATCAGGGTCGGAGACCGGATCATCCACGGCACCGGCGCCTACGCCGTCACCGGCGCCGTCGTGGAGGCCGACCCGCTCGACATCCCGGGCGCGAAAGAGCTGACGATCCGCGAAGACAACTCGTCCAACACCACCGTGCGGCTCTACCCCGGCGACACCGTGACGCGTCTCGTCAAGGCCGACGACAACGCAGCCGCGCGCATCGAGGAGGAGAAGCGGCGTCGGCTGGCCGACGCCGCGGTCAGCAGGATCAACTACGCGATCAGCGGCCTGCTGCAGGCCAGCCGCGACCGCGACCTGCGCATGGCGGGGAACTTCTACGGCCAGAGCCACGACGATCTAGCCGCCTCGATCAGCGCGATCCCGGCCGAACGCGCGCTCGCCCGCATGGATTCCCACATCCGCATCCTGCAGAACGCGCTGATGCCGCCCGACGGCACACCCGAGACCGAGAGCGCGGCGGCGGAGGCTGCGCGTCGTCTCCTGCCCGCGATCGGCGAGCTGGCCGAACGGCAGCGCGCCGACGTGATCGCCTCCTTTAAGAACGCCGAGGACGGAATCGACCCGGCCGCGCTTGCCGACCGTCACGCGAGGGCCGACCCCGCCGGGCTGCTCGCGAGCGCCCGGTCGCGCGTCATGCGGCAGTGGCACGACACGCCGCCGCCGACCCCGTCAATGGCGGCCACCCGGGCGATCGCCGAGGCAGCCGCCGCGGTCAGGGGAACCGCCGTCGCCCCAGACGCAGCCGGCGACATCCCGAAGCCGCTCCCCGACGGCGGCGCCCTGGCCGCCAGGATCCGCGCCTACCGGGCGCAGCTCCCCGCCGACGCCGCCGGGATCGGCAGGCAGTCCGTCACCCGCGCCGTGTTCGCGACCCCCCGCCTCGAAGACCTCGAGGCGGGTAAAGCGCCGGCGGTCGAGCTCGCCCAGGTGACCACGCCCGACCGCGCCCCGGACGGCGGACCCGGGGCGATCGCGATGCGCCACCTCGACACCGTCATGGCCGCCGGGCGCGACCTTGACGCCGAACTGCAAGCGCGCATCGCCAAAGCGCCCATCCGGATCGAGACGCCGGAAGCCAAAGCAGAGCGGGACGAGCTTCGGAAAAAGTCAGTTGAAGCGGGCACAGCCGCTTTCCGCGCCTACCGCGCGTCGATGGACTCGTACGCCAAGGCGCACGGGTACATGTCCGCCATGATGCTGGAGCGGCAAGGGACGTCGGCGCAGTTGGCCGAGGCGCGCGAGCAGGCCACCAAAATCCGGGCCGAACGAGACCGAGAGCACGACGAGGCCCGGGCGCTTTACAAGGCGGCGCTCGCGGCCGCGCCCGACCCGAAGCAGTACGCGGACGCGCAGCGGCAGGCGGCGCTCGACATCCTCGGCGAGGTGATCCCCGGCGGCATGGGCGGCATCGGCGCGCAGTACGTCGCCAGCGGGAGGAACGGCAAGCCCCTGACCGAGCGCGGCCAGCTTGTGCAGTCGATGCGGTGGGCCGAGCAGCATTACCCGGCGTCGTGGCTGAAAAAGTACCGGGAGCGCGCCAACTACCGGCTCGGCGACATCCAGCGCGGCCACTACGCCGACTCGACCAAGGAAATCCGCCTGTCGAAAGACACGGAGAAGGTGACGGGCGGCGGCGACCGCGGGCGCGTTGCGGTCCACGAGGCGGGACACGCTATGGAGTACGGCGTGCCCGGTATCCTCCCCCTCGAGGACGCCTATCTGTGGTCGCGGACGTCATCGGGCGACATCGGGTCGCGGACCCGCGAGAAGAAAGCGTCACTCGGCGCCGGGATGAGCGGCGAGCGCACTTACCGGGATGAGTTCCCCGAGCCGTACTCCGGCAAGGACTACCCGGGCGGCGGCAAAGACGGCCTCTCGAGCGCCTACGAGCTGCTCACGACCGGTATGGAATCGCTGTTCGCCGGATCTGGCTACCTAGATCCTGGCTTCCGGCAGTGGCTTCTCGGTACGCTTGCCCTGGTGAACTAGACACGGGGGGTGAGCGGGTGTTCACGGTAGACGGGTACATCAACGGCGTTTCCTATCATGCCGTCGTCGGCGACGACACATCGAACCGGCTCGGCCCGACTGTCGGCTGCGTCGCCGGCGACCCCGGCGTGCTGTCGCTGCTGCAGGAGCAGGAAGGGGAGCCGTGGGCGGCGACCCCGACCGGCCCGTTCGGCGTCCTCGACCTGGCCGACCCGGCGTCGGTCCTCGGCGCGCTGAGCGACCACACGGACGTCACGTCCCTGACCGGCGACTACCCGGATCTAGCCGGGCAGCCCGTCGCGGGCGTTGTCTACTGACCTGCGGCACCCTCCGCTCATCACCGCCGCGCTGTGGCCGCTCGACCTCAACTATGACCGGGGCATCGAGTGCGCTGCCTGCGGTGATGTCATCCTCATGGCGGACGGCGACGCCCCTTTCAGGTTCACCCCGGCCGCGCTGCTCGACGCCCTGACTGAGCACGCCTGCGAGCGGAACACCGCGACGTTAGGCGCCGCCGGCGGCGACGCTAGCGCACATGCCGTCAGCCCGCGCCCGTTTCCGCGCCGTCCCACGGGCCGAGCCCGCGCAGGCGCCTGCCGCGGGCGATGAAGCCGACTGGCCGCACCCGCGGACCGGCGAGACCTGGCACGGCACCGTGACCGGCGTTTCGGGTGACGGGGCGCAGGTGGCGTGGCATTCCTACACCCGGCCCGGCGCCGACAAGACACTGCGGCCGATGCGGCACGCCAGCGCCGTGCCCGCGGCCGAGCTCAGCCGCCGGCCGGCCGGCCGCCCGGCCGAACGGAAAAGCGGCTACACCGGCCTGACTTCCCAGTCGGGCATGATCTCGCTCGACGTGCCGCCAGGCATCATGACCCCGGTGCCGGGCGGCGTGGACGAGCCGCCGCACGTCACCGTCGTGTACCTCGGCAAGAACCTCACAGACGACGCATGGGAGCAAGCGTGCGCGCGCGCCTCGCAGGCCGCCACCACGGCGCCGGGTCCGGTTGACGGGACGATCGGCGGACTCGGCGTGTTCCCGCCTGACGAGACCGGCAGCATGCCCGTGTTCGCCCACGCGCAGATCCCGGACGCGCACCCGATCCGCAAGCAGCTCGAGGACTTGTCGGCCTCGCAGCACCGTGAATGGCATCCGCACGTGACGATGACGTTCGCCAGCCCGGGCGACGTGCTGCCCGCCGCCCCGGATCCGACTCCCGTCACGTTCACCCACCTGTCCGCGCACCGCGGCGACGAGGTGCGCCGGTTCAAGCTCGGCGGCGGCCGGTGACCAGCCGGCCGGCCACCCGCAAGCCCGACACAGGAAGGCACCACGACCGATGAGCGACATCACCAGCACCCTGCAGGGACTCGGAGACGGCACGGTGACCACCGATCAGGCGACGGCAATGTTCGCGGCCCGGCAGTGGCCGGTGCGCCTCGCCCACCAGCCGCCGGCGCTGCCCGGCGACGACCTCGCCGAAGACGTCGCGGACGGCTCGTTCGGCGAGGTGCAGGCCGCCTACGCCGCCGGGTGGATCACCGACGAGCAGTACGCGCAGCTAGCCCAGGCCGCCGCGTCCGCAGGCGCCGTGACCGGCTTCGGGGGCGGCGACGGGCAGCAGGATGACCTGTTCGCCCCCGAGATGAAGGGAATCCCCCTCGCGAAGGGCTCGTATTGCGGGATGCCGGGCGGCGGCCGCGGCCGCATCACCGAGGTAGTGACCGAGGGGCAGGCGAAGGGCAGCGACGGCACCACCGCCGACAGCCCGGCCGCGGTGGTCGCGGTCTGGGAAAAGGGCGACGACGGCTGGTCCGCGACCGGGAAGACAACCGCGGTGAAGCTGTCGGCGCTGAAGGACATGCCGCCGCCGCGCCCGCTCGCAGGCGCCGGCGGCGAGTCCAAGGCGGCCGGGATACTCGAGGCACTCACCGGCCACGAGCTGCGCACCAGCGGGCAGCCGCCGTGGGCGCGCCCCGCGGCGTCCGCGGTCACCGCCGTGTACGAGCGCGGGACGGCCGCCTACCCGGGCGAGTCGAAGGCACTCATGCCCGCGCACGACTGGGCGATGGGCCGCGTCGGCGCGTTCCTCGGCCTCGCGGCCGGCGAGCAGACCGCCGGGTACGCCCGCGACCATGACCTGCTCCCCGAAGGCCACCCGGCCCGCGCCGGGACATGGGACGCCTGATGCCCGTCTTCAACATGCTCGGCTGGCCGCTGATCATCCCCGACCAGCGTCCCCGCCGCCGACCGCAGCCCCTCGAAGGGAAGGGCCGCGGTATCACCAAGAGCCCCAAGCGCGCTAAGCGCAGAAACCGGAGAAAACCATGAAGCCGACCCTAGGCGCGACCGTCATCTACAAGCTGTCCGAGCAGGACGCCGAGGACATCAACCGGCGCCGCGGCGACGCCGACGAGTTCCGCCGCACCCTCCCGCGCACCGAGGCGATCAGGTCCGGCTCGAGGGGCCGCAGCGGGCACGTGATGCACTTCGGCAACCCCGCCGCCGCGGGCGACGAGCACCCGGCGCAGGTCGTGCGGCTGCCGTCGCCCGAGTGGGCCGAGCAGACGGCTGTCAACCTGCAGGTGCACCTCGACGGCAATGACCTGCACTGGGCGCCGTCCCGCGGCCAGGGCACCGGTCACGGCGAGTGGCAGTGGCCGGCGCAGCCCGAGCAGGAGAACGCGGACGAGACCGCGTCGCACGTCCCGCATGTCGGTCCGGAGGGCGAGTAGTGGACCTCGCGGCGCGCGAAAGCGGACTGACGGGACCGAGCCACATGGACCGCCAGCGGGCCGCAGCCGAGGCGCTCGAGCCGCTAAGCCTCGTGCTGGTCGTCATGCCGCCAGGACACCGCGAGAACCGCTATGGCGTCGCACCGCGCCCGTACCGAGGCGGCGTCTGCCCGCACGTCTTCGCCGACCTTGAGGCGGTCGAGCAGTTCGTCGCCGCGCAGCCCGGTCCGCCTCACCGCGCACCGCGCATCAACGACCGGGTGCACTATGTCGCGCACGGCACGCCAGTACGCGAAGACGGGACACAGGCGTACTCGAGCGTCTGCCGGGCAGCGACCATCACCGAAACCGGCCATGTCGAGGTCAACGAGCAAAAGCCCTTCGGTGACGGAATCTACCGCGCCACCGCCGGCCTGTTCGTGATGAACCCGACCGGCATGTTCTTCCCGCAAGGCGTGCTCTACGACGCGGGCGAGCCCGACGGCACCGACCTGTGCGGCGGCCGGGCGTTCGCGGGCGGCACCTGGCACTTCGACGACTACGACCAGGACGGCGAAGAGTGAAGATCATCGTCGCCGAGGCGCGGCAGTGGGACGGCTCCCTCGCGGCGGCCACGGATCTCATCGACTGGATCCTCGCCAGCGGCGGCACGGCGCGTTACCACGACGAAGGGCCGTCGGCGCTGAGCATCGACGTTCCCGCAGGCATCGCGACCGCAGTACCCGGCGACTGGATCATCATGGACGACCAAGGCCAGTTCCGGCCGGTCGACGCGCGGGCCTACGAGCGGATGACGGCCGAGGTGCCCGGCACGCCGTGACCAAGCAGGAAACCGACACCGACACCGAACCGCGGGAAGGCGCCGAGCCGGACGACGACACCGACGGCTACGTCTGCCCGCTGTGCCAGCGCACGAGGCACGAGCGGTGCACCGATCCCGAGTGCGTGTGCTGCCTCGGCAATCCTGACGAATAAGGATCAAATCGCAATGCCGACCGTAGGCACTAAAAGACCTTGGAAAGTTGGCATCATGACCGCAACTGAAAGTTCCGCCAGCTCCCGAACTAACGCGTTGGGCGCCAACCGGGAAGGCGCCCCAGTCGGCAGCGTAAGTGAGCAGGTGGAAGCGGGACGGCGGTACATCCGCGAGAACTACGGCCGCGCTCTCACACCAGAAGAGGCGTGCCTCTTCGACGAGCCCGACGAGGACCCGGCGAAAATCTTCGCTGCCTTCGACGCGGCTCCGCACCTGGTCACCGCCCGCCCGGATAAGAGCCGGGTACCGAGGTACGCGGCAGGCGGCGTCGTGCGCCAACCCCCCGGGCCACGCGATGACAGCATCCCCGGCTTCCTTTCGCAGGACTACGTAGTCCCCAAGCGCACGAGCGATCAACGAGGAGAACCGACGCAGTGAGCGACGTTGAAAGCTCGGCCAGGATCCGCGCTATCGCCCTGGCCGCGATCGACGAGGACAGCCATCCTGACTTGTCCGGCGGCGATGTTGACGGGCTGATCATCGCGCTTCAGCGCGCGCGCCGCGAGGCGTTCGGGCCGCCGCCGCCGTCGGCCGCGGTGATCGAGATCCTCGAGCCGAATCACGCGACCGAGGACACGATGGGCGGCAGCCTGATCATCCCGCGCGAGGTGCGGATCAACGGCGTTTCGCTGCTGACGCCGCAGGGCGGCATCAAGGTCCACGAGATGAGCATCGACGCCCCGAAGGAAGCCGTTCAGGTCACGGTGACCCTGTTCGCCCGCAGGGTGACGATCGCGGCCGAGGGCGACCTGCAGCCGGCCGAGCATGGCTGAGCAGCCAGACCCCGAGCAGACGCCGCCGCTGTCGGGGAGGAAGTTGCGCGCCCGCTACGGCGACCAGGTGACGACCGTCGACACCGAGATGGCGCTGCAGCTGCTCGGCCGCCCCGACATCGACCCGGGCTGCGCGATCGCCTACGAGTACAGCACCCGCGAGGTATTCGACCTGTTCGCCGAAGCGCACCAGCGCGACCACGGGCACGAGACGCTCGGCCCGGTCATCGGCCCGGGCGGCACGCTATACGGTGTCACCGTCTTCAAGGCACCGCAGACCGTGAACCGCGACTTGCAGGCATCTTCCCCGCGAGCACTCGAGGAAAAGGCCACGGTATTCGCGAAGCGGCACGGATCGTTCTCGCTGCACTTCGACAGCAGCCGGAACTACGTGCGTCCCGACGACTCGCCTTGGACGCTGATCCTCGACGGCGACGATGATCGCGGATGGGGCGGCTTCGACGCGCCTGACGACGATTTGATCCGCACAGCGCAACCCGTGAGCGGGTTCGTTGTCATCAAGGCGCTGACCGAAGACGGCCAGATCCGCTACCTGACCGGGGCGACCGAGGGGCTGCTGTCGGTCGAGTGCCTCGGGATGGTCGAGTATGCGGCGCTGCGGCTACGCAAGGGGCTTAAGGACGGCGACACCTGCGAGGTTGACGACGACGAACCGTGAGGATCGACGCGCGCCAGCAATATCCGAGCCGTGTAGCTGAGTCCTTAGGCAGTTGGTGCCGCTGCCGCGCGGTCGTACGGTGGTGTCCGCACGCCGACAGACAAGACGACGACCGCCTCATCCCAGTCGCCCGACATTCCCACCTCGGTACCTTCACCGCCGGGCCGCGACTGCTGGTGGGTGATCGTTTCCGTCGGAAGCGATACCGGCACCCGGCCTTCACTGGTCACCAGGTCAAGCAGCTGATGCCGCATTCGCTGCCGCAGGCGCTCGATTCCATCCGCGTCTTGCCAGTAGTAGCGCGGCACGGTCTGCCGCAGCTCGACAACCCCGTCGGCGAAGCCGCACGCCGCCTCGGCGATAAGCTCGGCGTCGCTACCGGAACGGAGGGCAACTCCGCAGTGAGCTGCGGCGATGCGCACCGCATCGGCGGCCGAGCGGGCAGCCTTAAGGCGCTCCTGAATAGTGGGCGTCATCGGGTCAGCTTAGCGGCGGCGAGTTTGCGCGTCACTCCACTGCTGCATCTTGGGAATGTCGTCCGGCCCTGGGGCGCCGTGCTCGATGCCTGCGTCGGTCAGCAGCCCCTGATAGACGCCGTCCAACAGCAGCGGAATGCTGATGTTCTCCCATGGAGTCGCGCCGACGAGCCGAGACAGCATGATGATGCGGCCGGCGATGTTGTCGCAGGCGATAGACCAGCCGCCCCGGTAGGCGTTGCGCATCGCGTGATCGAGGTCGCACCACAGAATGACCAGCTCGCCCTCGATCGCCTCGGCCAGGCTCGCGGGGGCCGGTTCTTCGGCGGCCTCAGCGACCGCCCGCTGCCATGGTGAAGTCATGCACCCAAACTATGCTCGACGTCTATGCTTGGACGCGCACCGGTGAGCGATCCCAGGGCGGGGCGTGCAGGCACTGGCAGTGTTGATCCGGTGGCTAGCGCCGAGTAGCGCAGTGAATTCCTGCAACCTCGTGCACAGGTCGCCGCGCCCTGGTCACTCACCTCGCGTCCCGGATATCACTATCCGCGCGCCTGCGATCCTCGTCGCCTCATTGAGCGAGACAGTCGGTCCTTCCTTGACCTCCATGCCAGGAGGCGCACCGGTGAGAACCGCGCGGTTGAGGATCACAGCCATGGGGTGCCCGGCTGGTGTGGGAAGCGCGTCTATCTCGATCGTTAGTTGCGCCGATTCGCCGCCCGGGAGCACGGTGGCGCTCCGCAGCGTGCCGGAGACTTCCCCGAAATCGCCCAGCTGTAGCGGGAAAAGCTTCCCGATCTGATCGGCGAACGCGTCGGCCCCGTATGCGTCGCCGGGCGCTGGCTCGATGCTGACAATGAACTGAAAGCTCATAGCCATCATGATGCCGCTGTTGGCGAGCGTATTCACGCACGCCGGGCGCCAGGGAAGCGCGCGACCTTAGCCGGGCGGCCGGCCTACCGTCCCCCCCGACGGGCTAGGCGTTCTACGGGGGCAGGCGTGGCGGGTAACACGGGCGAGGCGCGGACCGGCATCCCGGAGGGCCTCGAGTGGAAGGGCATAGGGTCGGGCAACGGCGGTCTGCTCGCCGCTGACGAGGCGACCGGCATCGTTGAGGCGATCGTCTCCGTGACCGGCATCGTGGATGAGGTCAAGGACATCATCGAGCCCGGCGCCTACGCGGAAACGCTGAGGCAGCGGACCCCCAAGGGCATCTCAGGCCACGACTGGGGGAAGCTCGCGGCCAAGACGCTCGACATCAAGGAGCTGCTGCCGGGCGACCCGGCCCTGCCGAGGGAGACGCCGGACGGCAAGCCGTGGCCCGCCGCGGCGGGCGCCCTGTGGGTTAAGGCGCAGTACAACCTTGCCACCCAGATCGGCCGGGACTGCTTCGCGAACATCCAGTTTTTCGGGCCCGAGACGCAGTGGAGCATCGGATACGACGTCCCGGCCGGCAAGAGCGTAAGAGGACGGGACGGCACCAGGCGCATCAAGGGCCTGCGGCTGTTCGAGTACTCCGACGTGCTGTTCGGGGCGGCGCCGCTCACCGGCACCCTGTCCGCGAAAGACGCGAAGCCGTCCGACGGCGACCCCGATAACGACCTCAACTCGTGGACGACCGACGACCCCGAGGACGCGATCACCCAGGAAGCCGACGCCGACGACCCCGACATGGCCGCGCTGCACGCCGCGGCGATCTCGGAGATGAACGCTCAGGCGCAGGGCTGGGACGCGATCGACGCCGCGAGCGCGATCAACGCCGGCGAGGAGGAGATCACCGACGCGACCGCCGATGATCTGCAGGCCGCCGACCAGCGCCGCCAGGGCGCGACCGCGACGGCCGGGACCAAGGCGGCGGGGGGCGCCACCACGACGCCGGCCGGCGTGAGCGACACCCCGTGGTCGGACTTCACGGCGGCCGACTACACGCCGGCGCAGTGGCACAAGGCATGCCTGATCCACAACCACGCCCCGGGTGAGGTCCCCGACGAAAAAGGCGAGTGCCTCGCGCCGTGGACCCCGGTCCTGACTGCACGCGGCTGGCTCCGGGCGGACATGGTGAAGACGGGCGACTCCGTGCTCACCGCTGAAAAGACCTGGCGGCAAGTGACGCAATGCCACGTGCGCCACTATGCCGGCCCGCTGATGGGGGCAGGGGCAACCTGGCTCACGCCCACGCACCCGGTCCTTACGTCAAACGGCTGGCTGCCCTTCGGGGCTGTCGATGCCGCTCAGGACGCCGTTTATGTGCTCCGCGAGATCCCTGACGCTCAGGGATTTGATGAACTTCTCATCAAGGCGCAGGAGGCGGTAGCCGCGCTTCTCGGCGAAGATCGCGAACTTGCGGTCGCGCTCGACACGTTCGGGCAGCGAATGCCAGTAGGTTCCGTCGGCCTCAATGGCAAGGGAGTAGGCCGGAACCCAAGCATCGGGGACGTAGCGTCCCATGGTCTTTTGCTTGACGTACTCGACACCAAGGAGATCGAGCGCGGCGTAGACCGCGACTTCGATGCTCGTCGGGTACTGGATAGCGTGGGTCCGAACGCGGTAGGTGGCACTGCAGCTCTGGGAGCAGAACTTCTTGCGCTCGGCGAGCGCGGGGATAACGTCGATGTCGACGCCGCATTCGAGGCACTGCCGTACCTCGCTGATCTTCGGACGCCCAAGCGGACGACTCGGGCCGTAGCAGGCGCTGGAGCAGAAGATGCGCTCGCGGTCGCCCCATGCCAGGGTCATCTCAGTGCCGCAGCCGGGGCAGCTCTTGATGACGGGGGCATGGACGCCGCGTTTGCGCCAGACCAAGGCGCTCATGCACGTCTTGGAGCAGGTGCGCGCGTAGGTGCCCGTCACGCGGGCACCACAGACCTCGCAAGCCTTGAGATTGGGCTTGGCCGACCCCTTTGCTCGGACTCTGCTGTAACGGCAGTCGGTGGAGCAGTAGACACGCTCCGACCCCACGGCGACCGTGAAGGCACCGCCGCAGGCGGCGCAAGTCTTGGATATCTCTCGCGAGACCCCTTTGGGACCGCGCCCGCGCTTGTCCCAGGCGAGGCGCACGGTACAGGCGCGCGAACAGGTCTTGCCCCACATGCCGTTAAAGCAGCGGCTTATGAAATCGGCACCGCAGACGACACAAGTGAAATCGCGTTCCGGCATGATGGAATTATATCCATTGGCTATGACGGGCCGGTTTACAACTACGAAGTCGAAACCGACCATTCGTATTTTGCCGGTATTCTCGCCGTCCACAACTGCAAGCTGCCAGTGCGCCAGCCGGACGGCCGCGTCAACGTCAACGGCGTCCACGCCGCCGCCGGGGTTCTCGCCGGCGCCCGCGGCGGGGTGAACGCGACTGCGGGGCAGAAGCGGATTGCGGCCGCGCAGCTCCGAGGCCTGTACCGGAAGATCGGCGACACCCCGCCGTCGTCCCTGCAGGCGAAGGTGCTTACCTCGGCCGACGTGACCGGCACCCCGCCGACCGGGCCGTCGGGCCCGATCCAGCTCCGCGCCCGCCTCGACGGATGGGCCGGGGGCGACCCGGCCGACTACTCGACCGCGCAGTGGCACGACGCGACCCTGATCCACAACCACCCCGACGGGATGATGCCGACGGACAAGGGCGACTGCTCGCTGCCCGTGTGCACCCCCGACGGGGCGCTGTCGTCGCAGGGGATGCACGCCGCCGCGGGGGCGCTCGGCAGCGGCGACCTCGACGCGACCGACGACCAGAAAACGCAGGCCGCCACGGCGCTGCTCATGCTGTTTCGCCGCACCGGTGAGGCTCCCCCCCCGATTCAGGTCAAGGTCGCCGGGCAGGACGTCACCCCGGCCGACGCGCGCGCCACCCAGCGGCTCAAAGACTGGTACGTGCACGGCGGCGGCGCCGCGCAGATCGGGTGGGGCGTCGCCGGCGACTTCGACAAGTGCGTTGCGATCGCCGGGAAGCACATGGACCCCGCGAAGGCTAAGGGGTACTGCCAGCTGCGCCACAAGGACGCGACCGGGTTCTACGCCGGCCACGCGCCGAGCGAGGAACTAGCCCACGGCGCCGCCGCGGCGATCACCGACGGCACCAAGGCCGCTGGCATCAACCTCTCCGGCGGGTATAACCCGGCGCTCGAGACCGGCCCCTACGCCGGATGGCGGTCGCCTGAGACGAAAGACATCGGCGACGCCGGCGACATGCCCGGGTCGATCGAGGAAACCCTCGACAACGTGTCCGACGCGGTCACCGCGGCGCTCGGCGGCAGCGACACCACCACCGGCGGCCTGCCCAGGTGGATCGTCACCGTGAACGGCACGTGGCCCGATCATGTGATCGCGACCCGCTACGACACCACCGGCGACCTAGACGACGGCGAGTCGTTCAGCATCGCCTACACCACCGACCCGGACACCGGCGACGTCACCCTAGGCGAGCAGACCCCCGTCACGCTCACCGTCGTGGCCGAGCCCAGCGACGGAACCAAGAGCATCGGCGACGGCGAGCGCCTGTCAGCCGTCCCCATCCTCGTCGAGTACGTGGCCGGATTCGTCCGCCGCGGCCTGCAGGTCAAGCAGGGCCGCGTGCTGTCGGAGGTGAACGGGAAGCTGCTCCGCGGCGCCGTCAGCCAGCTCATCGCCGTGCTGAACGCCGCCGGCATCCCGCTCGACACCCCGCCCGACGACCAGCCCGACCAGCAGGACCAGGCGCTGGCCACCACCGGCGCCGAGCCGCTGTATCTGCCCGACTCGACCGCGCCGGGCGCGCAGGTCGTGGAAGGCAAGTCGCTGGTCGGCCCGCGGGACATGGCCCGTCAGCTCCGCATCACCGCAGCCGCGTATGGCGCCGACGGGGATGCCGAGTAGGAGTTAGCCGACGCGTCCCGTCTTCACCCGCTCGTCGTCCTGCCACAGTTCCCAGGCATCGGCGGCGAGCTCGGGCAGCACCCATATCTCGCACGTGCCGCGGGGAGACCCAAACAGCCGTTCCCGCAGTTCGGCGTCAACCTGGTCGGGCAGCCGTTCGGCTTCCGCGTGGCTGAGGGGCAGAGGCGCGTCATGCCACGTGGCGGCGTCCTTCGCGGTGGCCGCCAGGGCGATCGCGTGGTAGCCGGCAGGATGCACCAGCAGCTCATACCGGTTCGGCCCGGCGGGCAGTTCCTCGGTGAGCGTGCTGATAAACGCGTCGATGTCCGCGATCACGGGGTGCGCCGCGGCGGCCGAGCTCGGCAGCGGGGTCAGCGTCGGAAGGTCATTAGCCATGCCCGCGATTCTCGCAGCCCCAACAGCAAGTAAGGCAGCGCACCCGGTACGCACCCCGCGACGCTACCCGCGTGCCCCTGCTAAATCATCCGTTAGCGCGTGTCGTCCCGGCAGTGGCCGGGCGGACGGCAGACCAGTCCGACACCCCCGGTCGTGAGCAGTCATGCCCGGGAGGGGCAACATGCCGAACACCGTAGACCGCGCCCGAATCCGCGAGCTCACCAGCCAGCTCCAGACCAAGGCCACCGAGCTCGACCGGCTCGCCGACACCTGGCAGGACGAGACCGGCAACGGGCACCTCGTCATCAGCACCGAGCAGAAGGACGCCTACCAGCGGGTCCTCGGCGAGGCCGAGGAGATCAAGACCCTGCTGCGTTTCGAGGAAGGCCGCGGGCAGCTCCACGAGTTCCTCAGCGCCCCCGCGGGCAGCCCGCTCGCCGCGTCGGAGGCCGCCGCGATGGGCGTCGGCTACTCGCAGAAGTCGCTCGGCCAGATGTACATCGAGAGCGCCCAGTACGGGGAGCTCAAGCAGGGCGGCTTCGACATCCGCCGGCTTCCCGGCGCGTTCGAGAGCGGCATGGGCATCGCCCAGCTCGAGCGCAAGGACGTCTATTCCAACATGGCGGGCAACATCGCCATCCCGGCGCTCGGTACCCCGCAGAACGTCGGCCTCACCCCGCGGCAGCTGCGCCCCGGCCGGGTGCGTGACCTGTTCCCGCAGGACACCACGACCGCGAACATGCTCTACGGCATCCGCGAGACCGGGTTCACCAACAACGCCGCCCCGGTCGAGGAGCGCGTCGCGGCGAACGGCGGCCCCGCCACCGGCGGCGCGACCGACGTGTACAGCACCAAGCCGCACTCGAACATCAGCATCGTCCCCGTGCAGTACCCGGTCAGCACGATCGCCCACTGGATCAACGTCCACAAGAACACCCTCGCCGACGAGCCCCGCATGATGGGCCTGATCGACCGTGACCTCATGGACGGCGTGAAGCTGGCCGAGGACTGGCAGATCATGTACGGCGACGGCCAGGGCGACCACATCACCGGCATCTGCAACACGCCCGGCCTGCAGGAGTACGCCGGAAGCACCATCTCCGACGACCCGCAGACCGCGCAGATCCGCCGGGCGATCACCCGCGTGTTCCTGGCCTACTACCAAGCCAGCGGCGTGGTCGTCCACCCGATGGACTGGGAGTCCCTCGAGCTCGAGCGCGACAATTACGGGCAGTACCGGCTCGCGATCTCGGTCGCGATGGGCGCCCAGAAGGTCGTCTGGCGGCTCGACGTCGCCGAGACGGTCGCGATCGCGCAGGGCACGTTCCTGACCGGCGCGTTCGGGCTCGGCGCGAAGCTGTACGACCGGCAGGCCGTCTCGGTGGCCGTGAGCACGGAGAACGGCTCGAACTTCATCCAGAACGTCTGCACCGTTTTGGCTGAGGAAAGGGTCGCCCTAGAAGTGTCCCGGCCGGAGTCTTTCGTGCTGGGAACCTTCGCCTAGCATCTTCACAGTGCGTCTGCGTTTACGCACTGAACTGGTACGATTAAGGGACGCCGACAGTGTGTCGGCGTCCCTTAAGTACATAAAAGTGGCCTGGCAGCCGTTACAGCGGCTGCCAGGCCGTCAACCTGTTCGGAGGCTGACATGCCAGAGGGTACCTGTCCGTGCGGTAAAGCAGCGGAGGTCGGCCCGCAATGCCGGACCTGCTATCAGCGGGACTATCGCGAGCGGAAGAAGAACGGCGAGGCGGCGATCACCCAACCCGGGATCGTCGTGGTGTGCGTGCGCGACGGCTGCGGTACTAGCGTCCGCATCACGGGCGCGCGGCGGCGCAAGTACGAAGAGAACGGCACCGGGGCCTACTGCGGTAATGAGTGCTACATGGCCGACACCCACGTCGAAGTCAAATGCGCCGGCTGTGGGGCACCGCTTCAGAGGTACAAGAAGCAGGTAGAGGCCAGCAAGACCGGCCACTTCGTCTGCGAGGGATGCCGCACCACGGTCGGCTGCAAGCCGAGGCGCGGGCAAGAGCACACCTGCACCGGATGCGGGACCACGTTCTACCGCCGTCCCGGCGATGACAATCCGCGCTTCCACTCGCGCAGATGCCGCCAGCAGTATGAGCGGGCACAGCGCGTCACAGTCACTTGCGAAGGCTGCGGGATCGATTTCGAGGTCATCAAGGCCATCGCCGAGCGCAGGCGCTTCCACAATCGCGCCTGCAAGAACCTTGCGCTCACAACCAACCGGGTGCCCGGCCAGTGGCACAACGGGAAGCCTAAGCGGTCCGGGAGCGGCAACGCAGCCGAGTACATCATGATCTGGGAGCCAGATCACCCGAAAGCGTTTCAGGGCGGCTGGATCCTAGAGCACCGCTGGGTCGTGGAGCAGCAGATAGGCCGGTACCTCGAGAAAAGCGAGCAGGTCGACCACATCAATCAGGTCAAGAACGACAACCGGCCGGAAAACCTGCGGGTGCTAGACCCGCGCGCGCACCAGCTTGTCACTGCCGCTAATGCGAAGGTTAACCGCGCCGCCGAGCGCGCCGAACTGAAAAGGTACCGGGAGATATTTGGCTCGGCGGCCGAGGCGGCAGAGGCCGCGCTACGGATAGGCGGCCATCGGCCGGTCGGCGAACTGCTAGATGAAGCACGATCGATTTTCGTGGAGGCAGCCGCTGCCGCGCCCGAGAAGATGGGCGACGGGCAACTGATGGTGCTGCGACAGTTCCTCGCCCAGCACGGCACCCGTGCCGAGCGGAAGCGGTACGCAGCGCTTTCCCCGGTGGTCACCGGGTCGCCAGCGGCGGAAGGTGAGACCAAGGACGTGCTGTTCTAGCCGTCCATCTGCGCGGATCGTAAGCGAGCGCCGTCCCGCCTACGTGGGGCGGCGCTCGCCGTTTCCCCTGCGGCGCTGGCCGGGCTTCGGCACGCCGATGACGGTGCGGCGTATCCGGTCGAGCTCGAGCAGCGCCCACGTTCCGTCGTCGGTGGCGGCGAGGCGTCCGATCGCGGCGCCGGTGCGGGGCTGGCTGGTGAGGTGCCACAGCCCGCAGCCTGGTTTGCACTCGTACGGGTGCAGCGGCCGGGGGTGGTGCTCGGCGATGATCTCGGCGCCCGTGACGGCGCTGGTGATGTCGGGGTATGCCCCTTTGGCCGGCGTGGGGCAGTGGTCCCTGTCCGGCGTCGTCATGCACGCAACGTAGCCGGGCGCCGGGCGTAGGGACACGGACAGCCACAAGTGATGCGTGTTTAAGTTGACAAGGTTACGCGGCGTCACTAACTTTGACCCTGTAAGCATCCAACACTTACGGGGGCGCCGTGAACGTCATCAACCGCGAGATAGCAGAAGTGGTTCTCTACCACGGCAGCCAGCGGCGGTCGCACGGTGAGTGGCTGCTCGCCGGGGCGTGCATCTGCAACCCGTGCGCCGCCCGCGTCCTCTCCGGTGGCGAAGGCCGGTGGGAGCTCGCCGACGTGCGCGGGCCGAACCGCATCACGTGCGTGCGCCGCGAGTCGTTCACCCCGTACAGCGAGCTTCCGCAGGCCGCGCCCGCGCCAGTTCACAAGACCACGACGACGCCGCCATCCGGCTACGTCGAGAACGGCGACGGGACGCGCCGTTTTGACAAGCGCGGCCGGGTGATGCGCGACCGTTTCTCATTCGCCCGCTGCACTTGCGGATGGGTGTCGGGCGGAGCCGACCGCGCAGAGGCGCGCGCCAACGCGAGGCGGCACCGTGATGAGCAGGCCGCGCTTCAGCAGGCCGAGACAGACGCCGCGCTCGCCGCGCTCCGCGCCAAGCTGGAAGGGCCGACATCATGAGCGCGTATAAGCCAGACTTGTCGCTGCCGACGTTCTACCTCGGCACCCACCGCCCCAACTGGCTGTGGGACGGGTCGATGCCCTTCCCGCTCATGGCGTCCGACCGGACACTCCGCGAGGTGGTCAACCTGCGCCCGGCCACCGCGCCCGAATGGTCGCTCGACTCGGGCGGCTTCACGGAGCTTTCCTCCTACGGCCGGTGGACCGTCAGCCCGCGAGAGTACGTCGAGCGCGTAGCCCGCTACGACCGCGAGATCGGCGGACTGGCGTGGGCCGCGCCGCAGGACTGGATGTGCGAGCCCGCGATCATCAGCGGCGGCCGCGTCAGCACCACCGTGACCGCGCCGGGCACCGGCCTGTCGGTCGCCGGGCACCAGCGGCGCACCGTCGCGAACTACCTCGAGCTGACCGCGCTGTGGGGGCAATACAGCGATACAGAAAGCCCGTTCATCCCCGTGCTGCAGGGCTATAAGGCGGCCGACTACGAGGCGTGCCACGCGCTGTACGGGGCGGCTGGCGTCGACCTCGGCGCGGTCCCGCTGGTGGGAGTCGGGTCGGTGTGCCGCCGTCAGGCAGAAACGGAAATCCGCGACATCGTGTCCGTGGTCGCCGCGATGCCACTCGTGTCGCACTGGTTCGGCATGAAGCTGACCGGCATCCGGCTCGCTGGCGTCCGCACCGGTGAGATCTGGGAGAATGGCGAACTGACCGAGAACGGCCCGGCGTCGCTTGACTCGCTCGCATGGTCGTACGAAGCGCGCCGCTCGGCCCGGCTGTCCGACTGCACCCACAGGGCGCAGAAGTGCTCAGGCTGCCGTGTGTGGGCGACTGCATGGCGGGACAAGGCGATCAAGGCGCTGCGCGACGCCGCCACCGCACCGGTTCAGGACATGCTGCCTTTCGCCGCCTAGGCACCCTGCAGCCCGCGACGCTACCCGCACGCGTCGCTAGCCTCCCTCATCAGCACACCAGCACATGACGAGGGGCGGGAATCGCATGCCACCCAAGGCCAGCAGCGCGAGCACGGACGGCACGGACACCACGCAGCCCGACGATCCCGCCGCCCCGCCGACCCCGGACGCCGCGCCGCCGGCCCCGCCGGCCCCGCCGGTCGCCGACCCTCCGCCCGCGCCTGACGCCCCCGCGCCGCCCGGAGCGCCCACGCCGCCTGACGCGGCCCCGCTGACGCCCCCGAAGCAGGGCGCCAAGTCGCAGACGCCGCCCGCTGCGGCCGGCGCGGCGAACGCCGTGGTCAGCGTCCAGGCGCCCGGCGAGCACCTCGGCATCGTCGACCACGACGGCAACCCACTCGGCCCGGACGCCCTGTTCCAAGACGAGGGCGACCACTTCACGTGGGTCACGGCCGTCCGGCGCATCTACCAGCATTTCCGCTACGCGGGAATCCACAAGGAGGGCGCGGCACCCGGCCGTCGCCTGTTGTACCCGGCCGGCGCGAAGGTGCCCCGGAACGAGGCCGCGCAGGTGAGGGACCTCGCCGGGCAGGGCGCGGCCGCGCCCGAACCGCAGCAGGAGAACCCCGAGCAGTAGCGCGAAGAACCCGCGCCGCCCCACCCTGGCGGCGCGCTCAGACGGGCGCGGTCAGCTGGTGTTTTCACGGGGGTGGGCGCCGGCTGACCGCGCTCTTTATCGTTATCGCAGAGTCCGTCGGCGGGACGCTAAGCGACGCCCGGGCCGATGATCGGTGACTATGACCACGCAATTCCCCGAGTTCTACGGCCCCCCGCAGCTCCCCACCGAGGCAGTCAGGGACGAGCGCGCCGACCCGATCCCGGCCCCCGCTCCGGCGTTCGACACAGGGACGCCGAGGGACTACGCGCAGGTCGTCACCGCCGACCAGGTCGCCCGCACCCTGATGCTTCCCCTCCCGCTGAGCACCGAGGCGCTCGGCGCGATCACCGAGGCGATCATGGCCGCGCAGTCCGACGTCGAGGCGTACCTCGGCCGGCCGGCCGTGCCGCTCACCTACACCGACACCGGGCGGTGGCCCGACCCGCGCGGCTGGTACCTCGAGAACTACCCGGTGCACTCGATCACGTCGACCACCGCGGAAACCGACGGGCAGGGCATCCCGACCGGCCGTTACACCGTCGTCTACGTCGCCGGCCTCGACTCGATAAACGACCCGGAGCTGTTCCCGATCCCCCGGTTCATCAAGCTGCACGCCTGCTACGACCCGTTCGTTCAGATCATTTTCCGGCAGCTCCGCGCCGACATCGCGACCCGCGTCACGTCGGGCAGCACCGAGGGGCAGTCGGCGACGATCACCGACTCGCTGCCCGTCCCCGCCACCTCGAGGACGAGCACCCCCGCCGCGGTCAACGCGCAGATGTCGCTCCCCGGGTCGCCTCCGACCCTGCAGACGCTCGACCGGTGGCGGATCGGGAAGCGCCGCGTGTACCAGCGGCCGACGCTGCTCGGCGAGGCCGCCCCGTGGCCGTACGACCTGCCGCTGCCGGGCACGTGGGACGCGTGGGCCGGAAGGTGGCAGACATGGTGGTGATCATGGCGAACCGGCAGCTCGCCGTCCGCGCCCGGATCGTTCGGAATGACAGCCACGGGGACCGGGTCGCGGCCGGGTTCGGCGACCCGGGCCAGGCGTACCCGGGGCTCGCGCAGGAGCAGGGCGACACGCCGCTGGGCACCCCCGGTGACCGGACGTGGGTGCTCGACCTCGACCCGGCGGTGTGGCCGGTCGCGCAGCAGGACATGGTCGTTGACACGGTCAGCGGGCAGCAGTGGAACGTGACCAGCGCGCAGCTGATGACCAACGTGCTGATGCCGTTCATCAACCACGTCCGCTGCGAGGCGCGGCTCTACGCCGGCGGGTCGGGCGCCTGATGGCCGGGTCGGACATCAACGCGGACCTCGAGATCGCGGTTGCCAGCGGGCCGCTGCGCGGGCTGATCGACCGGTTCGGCGCCGAGCTCGAGCTGGCCGCGCAGAAGGAAGCGCCCCCGGCCCGCATATGGCGCACCGTCGGCGACGAGAGGGTCCGCGAGACGCACCGCCAGGCCGACGGGCAGGCCATCCCGACCAACCTCAAGTTCATCCTGAACAAGCCCGAGCGCGGTCCGACGGCGCGCGGGCAGGCCGAGCGGGCGGCGCACCACGCCGAGGGGCACGGCGGCGGCAGCTCGGGCGACATCCTGGCCAAGCCGGAGTCTTACGGGACGGAGTCGGCCCGCTACCCGCGCGACGAAACTCTCAGTCCGGGCAACCGTTACAACTGTCGTTGTCACGATGAAACGGACACGGAGATGATCGCGCGGACCGTCCACGCCGACCCGTCGACAGTGCAGGGCACCCGCGTGAGCGTCACCGTGTCAACCCGCTTCCCGCGCGCCGCCGAGTCCGAGTTCGGCGACGGCGACGGATCGCCCGGCCTGCGGTGGATGGGCCGCGCCCTCAACGAGACCAGCGCGAAACTCGCCGGCAGCCCGTGACGCAAACCAGCCGCGCCCGCGATGCTCGACCCCACCGACCCGGAAGGCAGGTGCCCGCATGGGCGAAATGATCGAGGTTCCGCTGGCCCACCACATCTCGGAGAAGATCGCCGGGAAGGTCGGCGCGGCCGACGTCCGCGCGTACATCCCCGAAGAGAAGATCATGGTTCCGCGCGCCGGCGCCGTGATGCTGATCAACATGGGCCGAGCCAAGGCCGACCCGAACGTCCGCGAGCAGGTCGACGCGATCCTGTCCCCGAAGCCGCCCGCGCCCCCGGCCCCGGCCGCCCCAGTCGAGCAGCAGCCCGACCCGAGCGCGCACGCCAACGTCGGCCAGCGCCCGGCCGAGCACGCCCCGCAGGCCGCGACGCAGGCCGTCCAGACCGCCGCGCCCGCGTCCCCGGCGCCCGCGCCCGCGGTCACGCCTGCGCCCCCGGCCGCGACGCCCGCCCCGACTCCGGCCGCGCCCGCGCACACGGCGCCCGCCGCGACGATGCCCCCGACGGCCGCCGCGGCGCTCATCCCCCCGCGCGCCTAATGACCGCCGGGCCGCCGCCGTCCGCGGCGCTGCCCGCAGGCGACGTCGTCCCGCTGGTCAACTGGTGGCTCGGCCAGCACCAGGCCGTCGCCGCGGCGATCACGCCGGGGCACGTCAGCATGTGGAACGAGCCGCCGTGGCCCGACCTGGTCGTCACCGACACCACCGCCGGCGCGGACGGCGACCTGATCTGGCTGACCAGCCCCGAGATCCAGCTCGAGGCGTACGGCGACCTTGACGGCAACCCCGGCAAGGCCGCGCTCCGTAAACTCGTATACACCGCGCTCGGCGCCCTCATGGAACTGTGCTCGGCGCCTTACCCGTACGAGGGCGCCCCGGACGGGTCGCCGGTCGTGACGTGGGTTCAGTCGTCCCGCGCAGGCGGCTACGTGCCCCTGCCGTCCGGGCAGCCCCGCTACGTCGCGGCCGTGCGCCTGTTCGTCCACCCGCCCAACTGACCGATCCCGCGAGAGGCAGCGATGACCATCCCCGAAGCCCGGAAGACCGAGTACCGCAAATGGCTGATCGAGTTCATCAACGCGCGGCTAGCCGAGGAGGAGGCGACCGCCAGAGCCGCAGGCGGCGGCACATGGCGCACCGGGTGCTACTGCGAAGGCCCGTGCACCGGATGGGGAGGAGGTTGCTGCCGCGTTGAGGGCGACGACATCAAGATCTACGACGAGGGCGGCCACGACGCCAGCCAGGCTGATCACATAGCGCGCCATGATCCCGCCCGGGTACTCCGCGAGATCGAGGCCAAGCGGGCGATCCTGGCCCGGTACGAGGACTGTCTGGACCGCATGGAAAACCTGGAGTTCAGCGCCATGGCGGCGCGCGAGGGGCTCGCCGAGTACGAGGATTCCGTTCTGCCCAACATGGCCGGCGCCTGGTCCGATCACGCGGACTACCGGCAGGAATGAGCGATCACATGAGCAGAAACCCCGGCCGAGGCCGCGAGACGAGCGCCGATACGGGCCTGGCCGGCATCATCGCGGCCGACCTCGACGCCGAGTACGCCGTGCAGCTCGACCAGGCGCTCGACCGCGAGCTCGGCTACGCCGACGGCGGCACCGGCCCGCACTTCACCGGCCTCATGCCGCCGGCGACGCCGATCATCAACGCGCCGGAGAAAGGAGACGGCGATGAGCGAGACGACGACCGCCGCTGACGGGGAGCGCACCGACTGGCGCGTGACGTTCTGGTTCCTGAACGGAATAGGCTGGGTCCAGCTGGGGTTCGCGTTCGTCACGGCCAAGAGCGAGCAGATGGCCCTGATGCTGTGCACGCAGCGCGCGTCGAAGCTCGGCTTCATCGTGAACAATGACACGCAGGCGGAAGTCAGGCGCGAGACAGACGGGCACCTGTGACCGATCCGGGCCGCGTCCGCGTCCGCGTTGTGAGCTACAGCTTGTCCGAGTTCGTCGCCAGCTATCTAGGCGACCTCCCAGACCTCCGGCTCGCCGACGAACTGAAGGCGATAGACGAGCAGGCGCGGGTGCACGCGGGGCGGTGGCCGACACCGCGCGCCGAGATCCCGCCCGCGTTCCGCCGCAGGCCGCCCGCTGCGGCCGCACCGTGCCCGGCCGGCGTCTGCCAGCGCGTGACGCTAGCCGGAACCCGGTCCTACCTTTAGGCCGTCCGACACCCCCGGTCAGCACGTGGGGGCTGGGCAATGACTAATCCTGCGGCGATCCTTGTCCCAGGTATGGCGCGAGTGTGGCTCGCGCCCGTGGGGACCACCGCCCCGGCGGACCCGGTGACCGACATGCCGGACGGGTGGCTTGACGTCGGCTACTTCGACCCCGCGTCGCTGCAGTGGCAGACGTCGCCGAGCTTCCAGACCGTCACCTCGCACCAGTCGGCCTACCCGACGCGCCGGTTCGTCGACTCCGACGCGGCGACCGTGACGTGCAACCTGCAGGAATGGAACGCGATCAACCTGCAGACGGTCTACGGCGGCGGCGAGATCACCACCATGCACGGCACGGCCCCGGAGCCGACGACCTGGTACAAGTACGAGCCGCCGGCGATCACCGACCGCACGCAGACCGCGTGCTGCATCGAGATCATCGACGGCTCGAAGCACTACCGGCAGATCATCCCGATCACCGAGCAGGACTCCGGGGCGACGGTCAGCTACCACCGCACCGCCGAGTCGACGCTGCCCCTGTCCCTCGCGGTCATCGGGACGGACGTCGGAGACCCCTGGTATTCGCTTTCGGACGACCCGGCAATGGCTCCAGTGTCCTGACCTGCTTTTTTGCTGGTATCATGACTTTATGGCCGTACCCCCGAAGCCAATCCTCGCGTCCCTGACCGCCGAGCAGGCAGCTCACGCTCTGGCCATGCTCGACCAGCTGACGGACCGGTCATCCGGCCCGGACGAGTGCTGGCCGTGGACGGGCGGATCGCTCGTTGGCGGCTACGGCGTGCTCTACACGCTGGGCACCGCGAAAACTCGCCGCATGGTCAAAGCTCACCGGCTGGCGTATGAGATCGCCCACGACGGCGAATGTCCGCCTACGATCGACCACACCTGCCACGACGGCGCCGAATGCAAACTTGCCAGCCTGTGCCCGCATCGCCGTTGCTGCAACCCGGCGCACCTCAAGGCGGAAACCGCCGCCGGCAACGCGTCTCGCGCTCAGGCGGGTATCTACGAGGAAACGTGCCGCGCCGGGCATCGAATGAACGGCGATAACGCCTATGAAGCGCCAGACGGCTCGCGATACTGCCGCAAGTGCGCGGCGGCTCGCGCCCGCAATGCCAGGAGCGACGCCAAGCGGGGCCGCGAAAAAGCGGCAACCGAGATTCAGCGCCCGCGAGGGCTTCCAGCCGCCGAGGCGGTGGCATGGGCGCTGGATGGCCAAGACTCGCAGGGCTGCATGCGGTGGCCCGGCTCGACGCCAAACGGGAGCGGCTACGTCTACGTTGGGGTAGGCGGCAAGACGATCGCGGCACACCGGCTTGTATACGCCGTTCGCGTCGCCCCCATACCAGACGGCTACATGGTGGACCACACGTGCCACGACCCGAAGATATGCCCTGGCGGGATGGAGTGCGCGCATCGCGCGTGCATCAACCCGGAGCACCTCACTGCCGTCACGCACGCGGAGAATTCATCGGTGCCCCGTTCGGTGCGGCGCAGGCCCGACGAGTGCATCGCCGGCCACCTGTTCACCGAGGAAAACACTTACACCGACAAGCAGGGATCACGGCACTGCCTAGCCTGCCAGCGAGACCACGCGCAAGCGGCCGCAGGGAAGGCCAGAGAATCATCCGGCTGGACGGATGCCCGGTTCCGGGACGGGAATCTGTGTAGGAACGGCCACGACGTGACCGTGACCGGGCTTAACGCAGAAGGTAAGTGCGCCGAGTGCAGCCGGACGCGAAAGCGAGAATGGAAGGCGCGGGAGGCCGCCAAGCCCAAGCCGGATCGGGTTGACAAGCGCAAGCGGCAGGGGGATCTGTGCGGCAACGGGCTGCACGACGTGACGGTGACCGGGCTGACCAAGGCTGGCCGGTGCGCCGAGTGCAAGCGCGCCAGCCAGCGCCTGGCGCCTGTTAGCTAACCCGCGCGTCAACCGCACCATTTGCGGATAGCGCTGATGTCCTTGTCCCACAAGCCCTGATCCGGCACGTTCTGCGCGCCGTCGTTCAGCTCGTTGCCGAGGATGCCGCCGGTGATCGCGGCGGCCGCGGCGAGGATGCCCGCACGGGTCGACTTCTCGGCGTGCGCCGCCCTGGCCATCGCGTGGCCGTCGGCGGTCGCGGCCGAGGCGGTGTTCGGGCTGCCCGCAGGGATCGCGGCGAGCACAGTCGAGCAGCCCGGGTGGGCGCCCACAGCGTCGGACAGGCGCGCAGGGGCGCTCGAGGCGCAGCCGGACACCACGACGGCGCCCAGGGCGACGCTGAAGGCGGCGGCGCAGGCTGCGCGGGCATGACGATGTTTCACGAGTGCTCCATTCTCGGTCGAGAGACAGTCCGCGGGAGAATCTAGCTGCCGTGGCGCACAGCGAGCAGGTGAACGCGGATCGTGAGACCGCGACGTTAGCGGACCGCCGCCCCTACGTTGCCCGGCTATGACCACTCCCAACGGAAGTCTCGACCTCGACGCCGCCCGGGCCGACCGCGCACGGGCCCGCGCCGCACGGCAGGAAGGCCGCGGCGAAACCCTCCCCATCGTGATCGAGGGTGCCACCATCACGGAACTGCCGTCCGAGTTCCCGCTGACGGTCCTCGAGCCGCTCACCGGCGTGGACGTCGACCTCGCGCTCATCATCCGGAGCGTCATCCAGGCTGCGAAGGCGAACGCCCGCGATCAGCAGCTCGCCGCGGCCGAGCTGCTCGTCAACGTGCTGGCGGCCAACCCGCAGCTATTCGCCCAGATCATCGAGGCGGCCAAGGAGATGGGCCGCCGGCTGCTCGGCGCGGACGGCTACGCTGCGCTGGTCGCATGGGGGCCGTCCTGGTGGGACGTCGCCGACCTAGCCAAGGGCCTCATGGCCTGGTACGGGATGAGCCTGGGGGAATCGTCGCCCTCCACACGGCCGTCAGCGGAGGGCAGTGGGGAGACATCAGCGCCGATTTCCAGTCCCGTTACGGGCTCGACGCCCGCGGATGCTGGAAACGCCCTGGCGAGCCCGGTTTCATCGGCGCCCGACGGTTCCTCGAGCTTCTCACCCGGCTACCCGACGACAGCCTGACCCGCACCACCCCCGAAGCGCGGGAAGCCGCGTTGCAGGCCGCGGCGTGGGACATCCGGACGGAGCTGCTCGCCCAGCTCGTCGACATCACCAGGATCAAGGTCCACGGGCTGCAGCTGCAGGGCGAACCGCACCAGACCGAACGGCCGGCGTTCCTCACCGCGGCGAAGGACACAGACCGGCGCGCGGGGCTCGCCCACGCGCTGAGCGTCCTGCAGAACGCCCCCCGCGGCTGACCGGCGCCCCGGACACGGCGACCTAAGCGGCGGCCGGCCCGTACTTTCAAGCCACGCATTCACCCCCGTGAGCGCGAGCGCGCGCGTGAACGGGGGAGGGCCGGGCGGTGAGCGAGGACGTTTCCGCCGGGCGCCTCGTACTCGAGGTCGTCGGCGACACCAGCGGCCTCCGCGCCGACCTCAAGGCCAAGGTCGACGCCATCTCGGCCCAGATCAGGGCCGAGATAAAAGCCGACCTCAAGCTCGACGCAGCGCAGGCGCAGGCCGAAATCCAGAAAGCGGCCCGCGACCGGGTCGTCACCCTCCTGGCCAAGGCCGACACCACCACGGCCGACGCCGACCTAGACAAGACGGCCGCGGACCGCACCGCGAAGATCACGGCGAAGGCCGACACCACCACGGCGCGGACCGACCTCGACACCGCCGCCAAAGACCGCACGACCACCATCAAGGCGAAGACCGACAAGGCGTCGCTCGACACGGTGGCCAGCGACATCGGCGAGAAACTGACCTCAGTCTCGATCCCGGTGTTCATCGGGTCCGGGCTGATCACCGCGGTAGGCGCCGCGGGGAACCTGGCCGGGGCGCTCGTCGCCGTGGCGGCGGCGGCGTCGCAGGCGGTCGGGGTCATCGGGGCGATCCCGGGGCTTCTCCTCGCCGCGGCGCAGGCCGGCGGCGCGGCCGAGCTCGGGTTCCACGGCATCGCCGCGGCCGTCTCCGCCAGCGAGGCGGCCCAGAATTCCGCGAAGACGAGCGCGACCCAGTACGCGCAGGCGCAGCAGTCGGCGGCCGACGCGGTCCGCACCAGCCTGCAGGCGCTGACCAACGCGCAGATCACCGGGCCGCAGCAGGCAGCGGCGGCTCAGCACGCCCTGCAGCAGGCGATCACCGCCGTGGCAGACGCCCAGTACAACGCCGCGCAGTCGATCGCCACGAGCAGCCACGCGCAGCAGCAGGCCGTCATCGCGCTGTCCGACGCCCGCTACAACGCCTCCCAGTCCGTCACGACCAGCGAGCACACCCTCACCGACGCCCTCTATTCCGAGCAGCAGGCTCAGCTCGCCGTCACCCAGGCGCGGCAGGCCGCTGTCCAGAACCTCATACAAACCTCGTTCGACCTGCGCGGGGCGGTCATCGGCGAGGCGCAGGCCGCGCTGAACCTGCAGGAAGCCCGCACCAAGCTCACCGAGACCGACCAGTCCGCCGCGAGCACCGCGCAGCAGAAGCAGCAGGCGCAACTCGACCTGCAGCAGGCGAAGCTCGCCTACGCCGAGTCGGTCAACACCACCAGCCAGGCGGCCAAGGCCAAGAAAACCGCCGACCAGCAGGGCGTAAGCGGCTCGCAGACCGTCATACAGGCCCAGCACGCCCAGCAGGACGCCGCGTTCAGCCTGCAGCAGGCCGAGCAGGCGGTCGCCCGCGCCCGCGTCGAGGCGACCCGGTCCATTCAGGAAGCCCAGTACGAGCTCACCCAGTCGGTGCAGGCGGCCGCCCGGGCGCAGGTCACCGCGTCGGAGTCGGTGAAAGACGCCGAGTACTCCGAGGCGCAGGCCGCGCAGTCCCTCGCGAACACCCGCCGCACCGACGCGCAGCAGCTCGAGAACGCCCAGATCGCCTACCGGGAGGCGGTCAAGGCGGCGGCGCAGCCGACCCTAGGCCTGTCATCCCAGACGACCGCCCTGCAGCAGGCCATGGCCAGCCTCACCCCGGCCGGCCGGAAGTTCGTCGACTTCATCACCAGCACCCTCCTGCCCGCCTACAAGAAAGCCCAGCAGGCCACCCAGACGGCGCTCCTGCCCGGCGTGCAGCAGGGACTCCAGTCGGCGCTCCCGCTGCTCGGCACCCTCCGCGGCGGCCTCACCGGCACCGCGAGCGTCCTCGGCGCCGTCGCCCGCAAGACCGGGCAGTGGCTCGGCAGCGCCGGCGTCAACGCCGACCTGTCCGGCATCCTCAAAACTAACGAAGGGGTCATCCGCAATTTCGGCGACGCCGCCCTGCACGTCGCCGACGCTATCCGGAACGTGGTCGTCGCCGCCGAGCCCCTCGTCGTCAAGATCAGCGAGTTCGCCGACAAGCTCGCCAAGGGCGCCGACTCCCTGTCCAAGACCGGCCGCAGCTCCGGTGACCTCGCCGGGTTCTTCGACCGCGCGTGGAAATCCGCGTCACAGCTGGCCAGGATCGTCGGGAACCTGGTCGGCTTCATCGGGCACCTGTTCGGCGCAGCCGCGCCGGCCGGGTCGTCGCTGCTCGGGTCGCTGGTCGACGCGACGGGGAAACTCGACAAGTGGGCTGGCAGCGGCGGCGGCCAGGCCAAGATGCAGGCGTTCTTCCAGAACACCATTCCCGTCGCCCGGCAGTTCGGCGACCTGCTCGTGCACGCGGCGAGCGTCATCGGGAAGCTGGTCGGCGGGTTCGGCGGCGGCGAGCTCAACGGCCTGTTCAGCGTCCTTAACCTGGCGCTGAGCATCTTGTCGACGCTGACGAAGCTGCCCGGGTTCGGGCAGGTCGTCCAGTGGGTGCTCGTGCTGTCCGGGGTCGGCGCCGGGCTCGGCATGGTCGCCGGGAAGATCGGGGCGATCGGCAAGGGACTGTCGGCGCTCACGAAGATCAGCGGCCTCGACGCGCTGGCCAAGAAACTCGGGCTCGGCGACTCGGTCGGCGGGGCACTCGGCGGCGGCCTGAAGAAACTCGGCGGGAAGATCCTCGGAAAGCCGGGTGGCATCCCCGATGAGCTCACGCCGGCGGCCGGCGCCGAACGCGTATTCGCCGTGTCCGGCGCGGGCGAGGCGGAAGAATTCACGGCGGCCGGGGCGACCGGCCTGTACGCGGTCCCTCAAAAGCTGAAAGGACTCTGGACCGCTGCCGGGTCGGCGGCCAGCGGGTTCGCGTCCAATTTGCAGACGTGGCTCAGCTCCGCAGGGCAGGCGGCAGCAGGGTTCGCGTCGAGTGTGGGGTCTGCGCTTTCGAAAGCGGGCGGCTACCTGGCTGACGCCGCGAGGGGCGCGGGCACGTGGGCCGCCGGGGTCGGCTCGAGTATCGGGCAGGCTGCGGCGTCGTTCGGGGCGTTCGTCGCCGGGCTGGCGAGGCAGGCGGCTGAGGCGGCGGTGACCCTGGCCACGTGGGTGGCCGAGCACACGGTCGCAGCGGCGACCTACATCGCCGAGAACGTGGCCATGGCGGCGTCGGCGACCGCGGCGTTCATAGCGGAGAACGCGGCCACCCTCGGGATCATCGCGGCGGTGATCGGGATCGTCGCCGCGATCGTTTACGTGGCGACGCATTGGTCGCAGGTCTGGGGCGATATCAAGAAATGGGCGTCGGACGCCTGGAATTTCATTTACAACGGAATCGGGAAATACCTCCTGGTATTGCTCGGTCCGGCCGGTCTGATCATCCTCGGGATCATCGAGGTATCCCAGCATTGGCAGACAATATGGGGCGACATCAAGAAATGGGCGAAAGACGCCTGGGATTTCATTTACAACGGAATAGGTCAGTACCTCCTGCCGCTGCTCGGAACGACCGGCCTAATCATCGCCGGTATAACGGCAGTATCGAAAAGCTGGTCGACAATCTGGGGCGCGATCACGTCCGTGGTGGCCAGCGCCTACACGGCGATCAAAAAGGGAACGACCGACGCGGTAGGCGGCCTGAAAACCGCGTGGGCGAAAATACGCGCCGCATTCGAAGACCCCGTGAAATTCGTCGTCAACACCGTCTACGACGACGGAATCGCGAAACTCTGGAACTGGGTCGCCGACAAGCTCGACTTCCCCAAGCTCAAGATCCTGCACCTCGCGCAGGGCGGCCGGGTGCCCGGGACCGGCACCGGCGACCACGTGCCCGCCCTGCTCGAGCCGCGCGAGCGCGTTCTGTCGCGGGAGCAGGTCTCTAAGTTCGGCGGCGGCAGCCTCGACGCCGGCCACGACGCCCTCGACCGGCTGGTCGGCCGCGGCGGCGGCCAGTGGCCCGCCTACCAGGACGGCGGCATCCTCCCCTGGCTGAAGGGGCTGCCGGGCGACGTCAGCCACGCAGTCCTCGCCGGCACCGACAGCCTGCTCGACGGCGCGAAATTCCTCGCCTCCGCCCTGTCCAACCCGGTCGGCACCGTGGAGAAGCTGCTGGCGGGGCCGCTCGCCGAGGTCTCCAAGATCAACTCGACCCCGGTCGGGAAGATGATCGGCGCCATCCCCAAGTACATCGTCAGCCAGGCGGGCAAGGCAGTCGAGCAGTTCCTCGGCATCGGGGGCGGCGGCGGCGTCGGCAACGTCCACATGACCCCGCCGACCGTCACCGGCACCGTGCAGCAGTGGTTCGCCAAGGCCATGCAGCTGACCGGCTCCCCGGCGTCGTGGCTCGCGCCGCTCGAGACGATCGGCTACCACGAGAGCACCGACAACCCCTACGCGATCAACAACTCGGACAGCAACGCCGCGGCCGGCGACCCGGCGCGGGGCATCATGCAGGAAATCATGACGACATTCCTCGCGTGGCACCTGCCCGGCACGTCGACCAACATCTACGACCCGGTCGCCAACATAGCCAGCGCGATCCGCTACATAGCCAGCCGCTACGGGACGCCCTTCAACACCCCCGGCATCAGGGCGCTGTCCGAAGGGCGCTCCTACGTCGGGTACGACGCCGGAGGCCCCCTCAAGCCGGGCGCGACCACCGTCCTGAACGGCACCGGCGAGAACGAGTGGGTGCTGACCCCTGGCGCGGTCGACCTGCTCGGCGGCGCCCCCGCGATCGCCCGCATGAACATGGCCGGGAACCTCTACCGCTCCACTGGCAGCGCCGGCGCCGCGTCGGCCGTGTCCGAGGCCCGGCCGGCCGCGGGCACGGCGACCGTCAACGTGTACCCGCAGCCCGGCATGAGCGAGCAGACCATCGGCGACGCCGCCGCCCGCAAACTCGGTTTCCTGCTGAACTGAACGGAGGAACCATGACCAGCCCGATACCGCTGTGGATCGCCGAGCCGACCGGCGCCTGCCGACTGTCGCTGCGCCGCTTCCGCTACCGGGAGAGCGACGACGGCCACTGGCACAACGCTGCCACCGTCATCGACGAGGACGCGCCCGTGACCGCGCCCGGACCCGATGGGTCGAAACCCGCCGCAGACGGCCGGATCCCGCACGACGACCCGCGCTGGCCTAGTCACTGCGCCTGCGGCGAGGCGTTCGCCGGCGACGACCGCTGGCAGGTCAACGAGCTCGACTGGCACCAGGGGAGCGGCGGCCGGTTCGCATGGGGGACCGGCTCGTGGGAAGGGCTGCCCGGGGCGATGATCCGCGCGCCATGGGCCGACCGCGAGCCCGACAACGGCTGCCCCGCCTACGTCATCTTCCTGCCGAACGGGTCGACGTGGTGCACGCGGGACCGCGCCGCCACGCCCGGTGCCGGCCTCGGCCCGCAGTGGACAGTCACCGGCGTGCCTCCGCTGATCACCGTAAGCCCGAGCATCGATGACCGCGACCCGTCGCGCCCGTGGCACGGATGGATCCGGGCCGGGGAGCTTGTGACGGTGGGGTCGTGAGCGAAATCGGGAAGGTGCGCGAGGTTACGCAGTCGATCCTCTACAGCCGCGAGCTGAACGAACGCGGCGTCTACGGCAACTGCCTTCAGGCCGCGATCGCCAGCGCGCTTGACCTCGACCTTGATGCGGTACCCCACTTCGGGGCGTTCGAGTCGTGGGATGTCGCCGCGCGCCTGTGGCTGCGCGGCATCGGCCTCGACTGGCGGATGGTCCCGGGCATCCCGGCCGGCCGCGCGATCGTCGTTGGGCCGACCGTCCGCAAGTCGGGCGATCACGCCGTAGTTGGCGACGACTGCAAGGTGACGTGGGATCCGCACCCGACCCGAGCTGGGCTCACTAGCGTCAAACACTCCTACCTGCTGGTCAAGTGGCCCGGCATCACGGCAAGCGCCTGCGTCTGCTGCGGAAGGGCTGACGGAAATTGACCACGAACAAAGTCCGATCCGACCTGCTGGCCACGACGCAGATCTACAACCTTGACCAGGCGTGCGAGATCATCACCCGGGCGTTCGGCGAGCACCCTTACCTAGTCGGTACTGCAGGCTACGGCGGCACCGAGCGGTACCGCGACGTCGATGTCCGGCTCATGCTCTCCGACGACGAGTTCGCGAAGGCGTTCCCGACGCGGGAGCGGTGGGAACTGCTCTGCCTGTCGATCAGCGTTTACCTGAGCGAGCGCACCGGGCTGCCCGTGGATTTTCAAATCCAGTCGGCCAGCGTGGCGAATGAGGTCCACAGCAAGCCGCGAAACCCGCTCGGCATGGGCCGGCGGCTCTTTGCGGGCGGCGGCGACGGCACGCCAGATTGGGGCGCCGCTACGCCATGATCCAGCTCAACAGCCCGCTTTACACGATCGGGCCCGGCACGAGCACCGAGTGGAACGGCAACGCCCTCGACGACACGGGCTGTTCTTGGATCGTGACGGCCGAGGCCGGTTGGAGCAGCTCGCCGCCGGCCCGGCCGTCGCAGGCCGACAAGACGATCGGCGACGGCACGTTCTCCGGCCCCGGCTTCTACGCCGGCCGGCTCGTCACCCTCACCGGGACGTGCGTGGCGCCGAACCAGACGGCGATGCTGTGGGCCAAGGAGGCGATCAAGGCGGCGTTCGGCCCGTGGGACCTGGTGACGCTGCAGGTCGACGAGCTGCACCTTTCCCGGGTCGCGCAGGTGACCCTGAACGACGACGTTCAGATACAGGACAAGACGACGGTCGTGTTCACCTGGCAGATGGGGTTGTTCGCGGCCGACCCGCGCCGCTACCTCGTCACGCCGACCACGCTCACCGCCGAGCTGCCGGCGACAGCGCCGGGCGTCGGCCGGAGCTACCCGCGGTCCTACCCGAGGACGTACGCCGCCGGGGGCACCGGCGCGCAGGTGACGTTCACCCAGGCGGGCAACTACAAGCTCACCCCCGCCGTGATCACGATCGCCGGGCCCGTGACGTCGCCGACGGTCGAGCACGACCGGTCGGGGTCGCACATCACGCTCGACATGACGATTCCCGCGGGGGAGTCCGTCGTCCTCGACCTGGCCGCGGAGACGGCTCTGCTCGGCGGCTCGAGCGTCGCCGAGTACATGACGAGCGACTCGGCGTGGTTCCTGCTCGAGCGGGGGGCGAACGTCGTGCGGTTCCGCGGGTCTCCCGGCGCCGGCAGCACCCCGGTCATGACGATGGTCGCGTCGTCGGCGTGGGTTTAGGGGCGCGACGCTAGGCGCCCGGCCGGCCTACGGTCCGGCGCATGGCAGAAGTCAATCCGCCCGCGTACGAGCAGGCCGGCACCTACTCGGCTGATCAGGACCGCATGGCCTACATGGCGATGATGACCCCCGACCTGTCGTCGGGGCCGTTCGTGCCGCTCGGCGGGGTGCGCCCGGGCGGCTCCATGATGGTGACGGCGCAGTCGTCGCCGAACATGAGCGTTTCCGTCGCGTCGGGCACCGCGTTCGTCCCCGCGTCGATCGAGGGGAACGCCGGGTGGACGTGCCACAACAACGGCGCCCGCTCGGTGACGATCGCCCCCGCGTCGGCCGCCAACCCGCGGATCGACCTGATCATCGCCCACGTGTACGACGCGACCGACGACACCGGGTCGCTGAGCGAGTGGCAGCTCGAGGCGGTGGAGGGCACCCCGGCGTCGTCGCCGGCGGTGCCGCCGCTGCCGACCAACGCGATCCTCCTCGCCGAGGTGCTGGTGCCGCAGGCGGCCAGCTCCATCACTTCGGGTGACATCGCGGAGAAGACCAGCGCGACGGTCGCGCTCGGTGGCGTCCTCCCGGCCACCTCGCAGACGCTGCCGGGCAACCCCTACCCGGGGATGGCGGTCTACTGCGCGGACACCGGCGAGACCGTCGTCTGGCAGGGGGCGATCGCCCCGTCGCCGAATACCTGGCAGGCGGCGTCGACCGGGCAGGGCCCGTGGATCTCGAGGCAGGCGGCGGCCGAGACGTTCGCGATCGGCGGCGGCTGGCAGGACTACTCGGCGGGGAACTGGGAGCCGGTGTTCTTCACCGCGCCGCGGTCAGGGGCGGTGTTCATCTCGGTCACCGGCGGCGTCGGCAACTCGGGCGGCAGCGACGTCGCCCGGATCGGGTGGAAGCTGATCGGCCCGCACAGCGGCACCCCGGTCGTCGACTACGCGAACCGGAACTCGGTCGCGTCTCAGGACGGGCTGCTCATCCGGGCGACCGTCCGCACGCTGACCACCGGGCTCAACCCGGGTGACGCGATGGCGCTCTACGCGGGGAAGTACGCGACGACCGGCACGCCGATCGACGACAACTACGGCGAGCTTCTAGTCGAAGCGGTCCTGTAGTCCCGTGGCCGCGTGGCGGTACCTGTTCTGGGACTGGAGTCTGACCAGGCAGATCGACCAGCTTCCGCTCCAGTCGCCGAACATGTCGTGGGAGGTCGACGCGGCGGGCACGATCACCGCGCAGGTTCCCCTGTTCGACCGGGCGCTGTCATCGTCCCGGGTGCTGGCCGCGACGGCGCCGCTGAAAACCCGCGTCTACTGCGAGAGGAACGGCAAGCTCGTCTGGGGCGGCCGGCTGATCGAGCCGCGCGCCTACGACTCGAGCACCGGCATGCTGACGATCAACGGTGAGGAAACCGTCGGGTACTTCGCCGACCGGTTCGTTCCCACCCTGAACCTCTACGGGCAGGATCAGATAGCGATCGCCGAGCAGGTCGTAACGTCGATGCAGTCGGTGTCGGGCGGCGATGCGAAACTCGCGGTGACGGCGCTCAACGGGATGAGCGGCGTCCTCCGCGACGGCGTCTACTCGAAATGGGATTTCACCCCCGGGTTGCAGGCGCTCACCGACATCACCGAGATGGAATCAGGGTTCGAGTTCGCGTCGCGCGTCTCCTGGGACGCGTTCGGCGTCCCCTACGACGAGCTCCTGCTCGCCTACCCCTACCTTGGCCGGCGCCGCACCGCGTCGCCGGCGGTCATCGAGTACAACTGGCGCGGCGGCGGGAACTGCCAGTCCTACCAGTGGCCCGACGGCCCCGGCCTGTTCGTGCGGACCTACACCGGGGCGACGACGCCCGACGGGGTGCAGCTGGTGGCGTGGGCCGACACGACGCCGCTGCTCGACGAGGGGTACCCGCTGCTCGAGCAGAAAGTCGACGTCACCTCGAGCAAGCCGACGACGCAGGCCGCGTTGCAGGGGTACGCGAACCGGGCAGCGGGATGGGCGTCGGGGGAGCGGGTCGCCGCGCAGTTCACCATGAAGCCGAACCCGTCGCTCGATATCAGCACGTTCGGCCTCGGAGACGACGTGCTAGTGCGGATCACCGACCACCGGTTCCCCGCCGGCCCCGGCGGCCGGCCGGGGTTCGCCGGGTGGATGCGCGTCGGGCAGATCCAGTGCATCCCCGACCAGAACGGCCTCGAGCAGTACGTGGTGACCACCCTCGACTACACCGAGCCCGTCTAGGAGGGCCGACGCCATGCTGAGCAAGCTTCCCGAGCCGCTCGTCAGGCAGGCCGGATCACGGCTGTTCCCCCACCCGCCGCACGTCGCCCGGGCGGTCAGGGCGCTGCAGCGGACCGCCGCCGACAACCGCTGGCAGATGCCGCCGTCCGCCCTCAACCCGGTCCCGGCCAGCGTCACCTCGGGCGAGCCGTGCACCGCCTCGACGATGACCGACGTCTACCGCATGTACGTCTACCGGGCCGGCGCCGCGGTCTACGCCGACGTCGCCGCCGGCTGCGGCACCTCGAGCGTCGTGTCAGCGCAGCTAGCCTGCTCGGACTTCGGCCTGACCGGCACGGCGGTCACGAGCGTCACCGGCGGCGAGCAGCTCCTGCGGCTGCAGCTCGACATGCCCGACGAATGGCCGCCAGGCGAAGCCCACTACGTGACCGTGCAGGCGATGCGCGTGTCCGGCGCCGACGCGACCACCCTGCAGGTCGCCCGCGGGTGGCAGCGATGACCTGGTGGCACGCGCTGATGCACGCCCTCGGCATCGACAACGTCTCGGGACCGCAGTACGGGTTCTGGTCGGGTTTCGGCTCGGACCTCGGCGAGCTCGCGATCGTCGGCGGCCTGCTCGGCATGTACCGGCGGCACAACTGCGAGGTGAAAGGATGCTGGCGCCTCGGCCGGCACCGCACCGCGGCCGGCCACAGCGTCTGCCGCCGCCACCACCCTGACGACCACCTCACGGCCGAGCAGGTTGAGGCGGCCCACTACGCAGCAAGGCAAGGCGAATGACGCCAGGCGCACAGCCCGCGACGTTAGCCGAATGCCGGTGCGACTCTCGCCGCATGACGGCCATCCCCACCAAGATGTTCGACTCGGACAACCCGGCGACGCTGCCCCCGTGGGACGGGGAATGCGCGTACGCCGGGTATGTCGACGAATCGGATGACTACAGCGCGATCCGGGCTGCGTACCCGGGGGCGGTGGTGCTGTCGATCACCGGGCACGGCGCGGACGCCGACATCGCCGACATCGAGACCCGTCTCATGGCCGACGCGGACGCCCCGGGCTGGTTCGAACGGCAGATCGCCCGCGGCCTCGCCCGGCCGATGCTGTACCGGCAGGCGTCGTCGGCGCAGGGGCTGATCGACGTCATGACGGCCGCGGGGATCGGCCGGCCCCGCTACTGCCTCTGGACGGCGCACTACGACGAGCGGCTGGGCGAGCACATCTGCGGACCGGATACCTGCGGCTACCCGCAGGCCGACGGCACGCAGTGGACTAGCGCCGCGCTCGGCCGGAGTCTCGACCAGTCCATGCTCGGCCCGTCGTTCTTCGCAGTCACGGTCGCACCGACCCCGCAGCAGCAGGAGGCAGACGTGTACTCAGGCACCCTCGGCATGAAGGCGGCCAGCGTCCCGGTGGCGCCGGGCACCGTCGGCAAGGTCAGCGTCTACGCCGATTTCACCAGCGCGGCCGAGCCGCTCGAGGTCCGCGTCGCCGTCCACTCGGCCGCCAAGGGCTACCGGGTGGTCAAGCTCGTGCTGGACGACAGCAAGCCGCATCTGGTCGACCTGACCGAGGCCGACGTCGACGCGGTGTCGTTCCTCCGCGAGGACAAGGACGGCGGCCGCACCGCCGGCTACGTCATCTACTAGCCAACCCCCCGCAATGAACAACGAAACGAAAAGGAGAATCATCATGATTCTGGCAAGCGCGCTGTCCGCGGTCCTGGCCATCGGCCGTGAGATCATCGACGACCCGGACGTCAAGAAGGCCATCGGCGCCGACCTCCTGGCGATCGAGCAGAAGGTCGCGGGGCTCGAGGTGAAGGGCGCCGAGGGCGTCGATGACATCGAGGCGCACATCGCCGGGTGGCTCAGCGACCACTACCAGATCACCGTCCCGGCCGCGCCGCAGCCCGCGCCCGCGGCGCCCGTCACCCCGTCCTACCCCGCCGACCAGCCGCCCGCGGACGGCGCCGTCAGCGCGCCGCCGGAGGCGGCCGGCGTCGCCGACGACGCGCCCGCCACCGACGCGTCGCCGATCGCCGACACCTACCCGGCGCCGGACAGCGCGGCGCCGCTGGCCTGATCTCTGCGCAGGGGGGATCGGGAAGGCTACTAGCAGGGGGATCAGGGTGCCGGACACCAGCCTGGTTACCGGCATCCTCGGCAGTGCCGGAGCCGGCACCGCGATCATGGTGATCCTGTTCCTCAGCGGCCTTATCTGGACCAAGCCATCGGTCGACGAGATCAAGCGACAGCGCGACCAGGCCAACGCAGATAAGAAAACCGCCGAGGCGCAGCGGGATGACGCGATAGCGATCGCGCAGACGCAGATCATCCCCATGCTTGGCAGCTTCACCGCCGCCAGCGGCGCCCTGATCCCCCTGCTGCAGGCCCTCGTAGCACGCCAGGAAGCCGAGCAGTCACGGCGAAGGGACACCAGGTGACCGACGGCACCCCGGCCGACGTGACAACGGAGGCGGAACGGGTGATAACCGCCGCGCAGGCCCTTCCCGATCTAGGAACGATCAAAGAGCTTGCCGAGGAGGCCATCCGCCATGGGCCGGTCGACCACATGAGCCGGGAGCAGGTTCAGGAGCTGGCCAAGCGGGCCGTCGCCCAGGCCGAGCAGCTCGCCGCTCTCCTGCAGCAGCTTTCCGGGCTGCTCGGCGCCGGCGACACCCCCGGCGGGGTGACCCCGTGAGCAGGGAAAAGGAAATAGCCGACGTCACCGCCGAGGCAGACGCCCTGCTCGGCAAGCTACGCGCCAACGTCGCCGCCCTCAACGCCATCCTCGCAACAGACCCGGAGGTCACTGGTGACCAGCCCGCTACAGCCTGACGAGCCCGGCAGCGCGCCCGACGCGGTCGAAGCCGCCCGCGACCTCACCGGCGCCCTGAACGGCCTCTCCCAGCGCCTCGATGACGCTAAGACGGCCAGCGAGGAACGCGATCAGCAACTGTCCGAGTACGGGCGACGCAACAGGCAGCTAATCCGCCGCAGCCGGCGCCTGATCGCGGTCGACATCGTGCTCACGATCGCGCTGGCTCTCGTCGGGCTAAACAGCGCGCGGTCGAACGACCGGGCGGACACCGCCGTCGCGACCGCCGCCGTGGCGAAGGCGCGAGCAGCGGCGGCGAACACCGCGGCCGTCGCCGAGCACCAGTCGCTGATCGCCGGGTGCGAGGCCGGCAACGTGAACCGCAAGAACGAGCTCGGCGTCTGGGACTACCTGCTTGACAACACCACGCCGACGTCGAAGGCGCAGGCCAAGGCGCTCGCCAAGTTCGGCCAGAAGATCGACCAGGCATATGCGCCCCGAAACTGCGTCAAGGTCTACCCGCTTCCCGCGCCGAAGGGATGACGACTAGCGCCGAGCTCTATGACGCCTGCGCCGAGGCGGCGCAGGCCGGCCCGTCATGGCGGCACTCGCGCCCGGTCCTGTGGCTCACCAGCCCGGTTGTCACCGTCGGCGGCCGGAGCTGGCGGGCGCGCGCCGCGAAGCCGTCCGCGGGCAGTCCCGCGGTGACGGTCCACGGGTACTCGGCACGTCAGTGCGGGCAGATCACCGCGGCGCTGATCCCGGTGATGGGCGCGCAAGCGAGCGCGGCCGAGGCGCACGCCGCAGCGCTGCTGCGGCTCGGCGCCCCCCCGGCCCCGTGACGCGCACCGGGTGACGCTACCCGGGCGGGCTGCCTACCTTTAGGCCGTCCGACACCCCCGGTCAGCACTGGGAGATGGCCGGAGCCATGAGCAGCACCATCGAGATCATCCTGAGCATCATCGACGGCACCGGCGCCGCAGTGACCGAAGGGTCAGCGGTTTTCACCGCGACATCCCCGGTGATCAGCGCTGACGGCACGACGGAAATCATCCCGGCCCCCGTCACGATCCAGCTCGGCGACGGGCCGCCCCCCGTCTCAGCGACGCTTCTCCCGACTGACGTCGCAGGCGACCTGCCGATCGGGTGGGCGTGGCAGGTCTCGTTCCCCGATGTCCCGGGCGACCTCGAGTCGTTCACGTTCGCCGCCCCCGCAGGCCCCGCCTCTTTCGCCGCGGCGGCCGGCACGCCGGGCGTCATCACGTGGACCGCGACCGCGGCGCTGACCGCACTGCCGAACGGGACCGGCGTGAAGCTGACCGGCGGGTCGCTGCCCACCGGGATCACGGCGGGCACCACCTATTTCGTGGTCGGCACGTCGGGGCAGACGATTCAGCTCGCCGCGACCCCGGGAGGATCGCCGCTGACGCTGACCTCGAGCGGCTCGGGTCAGCTCACCGTCGTCTCCTACTACCTCGCCAGCGTCACCAGGGTCACCACGGGCGCCGCCCTCAGCCCGCTGGCGTCCTACTTCGACGAGCTCGGCGCCGCGGCGGCAGCCCAGGCGGCGGCCGAGGCCGCGAGCATGCCCACCCTGGCGCAGGTCGCCGTCAGCACCGCCGGCACCCTCGCGGTCAACAAGGTCACCACGGTCACCGCCGCGGCCGCCCTGACGATGACGCTCCCGACGCCGGTCACGGGCGCGTGGATCGTGTGCGAGCGGGCGTCGGCCAGCACCGCGGCCGTGACGATCACCGGGAACGTCCGCGGCGCCGCGGGCACCTCGGTCACGCTGCAACTCGGCTCGGAATCCGAAATGTTCTTCGCGACCGGCGGCAGCTGGTGGCCGATTGCCGGCCACAAGACCCTCGGCTCGCTCGACACCCGGTACACGGCGTGGCTCAACGTCAAGGGCGCCGCGTTCGGCGCGAAGGGCGACGGCACCACCGACGACACAGCCGCGATCAACCTCGCGCTCAGCACCGCGACGCCCGGGCAGGTCGTCTACCTCCCGGCCGGAACCTACGTGACGTCGGCTCCGCTCGTCGTCCCGTCGGGTGTCATCCTGCGGGGCGACAGCGGCGGTCTCGGCATCCCGATCGGCAACTACTCGATCGGCGGCCTTCCCGTCGGCGGCACCATCATCAAGCCCGCAGCGGGATTCACGGGCATCGCCGTGATCTCGATGACACAGGCAAGCGGGCAGGGGGGCCAGCAGCAGTTCTACGCGTTCAGCGTCGACGGCTCCAACGTGACCGGCACGAACACCATCCACGGCATCGAGGCGACCAGCGCCGTCGCAGCCGTGAAGATGCGCGACGTGCTGGTTTACGGCGGCAACGGGGCGCTCGGCGGCGACGGCCTCCACGTGGCGGCAGGATCGAACGGGCTTCCCGACTTCTGGGACGTCGCGCACTGCAAGTTCTCCGGTTTCAAGGGCAACGGCGTCAGCCTCAACGGGCTCGCGGACTCGTTTTTCTTCGCGTGCGAGTCGACCGGGAACACCGGGTGGGGATGGACGATCACCAACGGCAACAACAGCCGGTTCGTCGGCTGCAAAGCCGAGGGCGCGGGCACGAACGGCGGGTGGCAGCTGACCGCGGCGTCCGGGTTCACCGGGCAGCTCACTTTCTCGGCGTGCACGTCGGGGAGCAACCACCAGGACGGATGGCAGGTCAACGGGCCCGGCGCCGGCGTCTACTCCATTTCCGGCTGCCGGTCGACCAATGACGGGCTCACGTCCGGCGCCGGGTTCACCGTGCAGGCCGGCTACGCGGGGACCGTGCAGCTGACCGGCGTCGACACAGTGCCGGCGACGAGCACCCCCGCCTACGGGCTGAAGGTCAGCGCGGTCGCCGGCACCGCCGTGATACAGGTGGCCAACTCGACGCTTTGGGGCGTCACTGGCGGCGTCAGCAACGACGCGTCGACCCCCAACGTCCTCTACGACGGCAACTGCGTTCTCACCTCGGGCGCCCTCGCATCCCCGGCGCCCGTGCCGCAGCCGCAGTCGATCTCGCAGGGCGGCACCAGCGCGACGACGGCAGCCGCGGCGCTGACCGCCCTCGGCGCGCTGCGCCCCCTCGCGGCCACCGCAGCCGGCGGCTACACGCAGGTGAACGGCACCGGCACCGTCCTGACGTGGACCGCCCCAAACGACGGGCAGCTGCACCGTGTGATCCTGCTCGCCGACCTGCACGTCACCACCACCCAAGTCGGCGGTGCCATCACGATGAACTGCGATTTTCCCGATGGGTTCGCGAACGCCCCATCGGTGTTCGCCGGCGCGGCCAGCCCGGGCGGCTACGGCGCCTTCGTCGGCCGGGTGGTCGAGGCCGGGGCCACCGTCACGATCACCCAGTCGTCGGCCCTCACTTCCGGGGCGGCGGTCATGTGGGCTGAGCTGTGGGGATGCTAGCGGGTGACGCTCCCTAGCGGAGTTGCCTAGTATTCGGGCTGTCCGACACCCCCGGAAACCTGGGGACGGCCGCCGCGATGGGCAATGTCGAGATCATCCTGGGCCTGTTCGACGGCACCGGGGCGCTCGTCACCGAGGGCTCGGCGGTGTTCACCGCCAACTCGCTGGTGATCAGCCCGGATGACACTGAGGAGATCATCCCGGCGCCGATCTCCATCCCGCTGGCAACCGGGTCGCCCGCCACGGTGCAGCTCGCCCCGACTGACGGCGGCCAGGTGCCGGCCGGCTGGGCGTGGCAGGTCGCCTTCCCTGGCGTCCCCGGGAATCTCGAGCCGTTCAGCTTCGCCCTCCCGGCCGGGCCCGCGTCGTTCACCGCAACGCACGCTTCCCCGGCGGTTTTCACGTGGACACCGACCGCGGCGCTGACGGTGCTCCCGAACGGCACCGGCGTGAAGCTCGCCGGCGGGTCGCTGCCGGCCGGGTTCACCGCCGGAACCCTCTACTACGTGGTCGGCGCTTCGGGGCAGACGTTCCAGCTCTCGGCGACCGTGGACGGGTCGGCGATCGCGTCGACCGGAACCGGGTCCGGCACGCTGACCGTGTCGCAGATGTACCTAAGCGCGGTCGACCACGTGATCACCCCGCCGGCGTCGGCGTCGTACCTCCCGGAGCCCGCGGGCACCCCCCCGGCCGGGTGGGTGCCCACCGCGACCGGCGTCGGGCAGGCGTCAGCGTGGGCGCCGCCGGCCGCTGGCTCGGCCGGCGTGATCCTGGTGGCCGCGTCGAACGCGCCGGCCAGGATCGCGAACGCCGCCGACTACCTGTGCACCGGGACCAACGACCAGGTGACGATCAACGAGGCGATAGCGGCGCTGCCGTCCGGCGGCGGCACCGTCCTGCTGTCGTCCGGCGTCTTCCAGATCGCCGCGCCGATCACGATCACCAGCAGCAACGTCAGCCTCGAGGGACAGGGCGTCGGCACGCAGCTGCAGGTGCCGTCCGGCTCGAACCTGAACTGGGTCATCGCGCTGACGGGGCAGTACACGGTCGAGTGCAAGCTGCGCCGGTTCTTCATCCAGGGCAGCTACGGGGACACGAACGGCCACGGCATCTACATCAGCACCCCGTGGGGGTCGACCGACACCCAGCACGTCCTCGAGGACATCTATGTAACCAACTGCCCGGGCCACGGTGTGTACGTGCCCGCGGCGGCCGACACGCGCGTTTTGTTGTTCAACAGGGTGCACGTCAAGAACGTGAAGGGCAGCGGCTTCTACTTCGCGTACCCGTCGCAGACCGACTCGGTGTTCACCGACTGCATCGCCGACACCTGCGGGCAGCACGGGTTCTTCTGCGGCGGCGCCAACAACTGGTTCCAGAACTGCAAGACGTTCTACTGCGGCTCGTCGGGGTCGCTGTACTTCGGGTTCTTCATCCTCGGCTACAACCAGTATTTCGAGTCGTGCCAGGCGCAGGACAACTACAACCACGGCTTCTACGGCTCCAACTCGGGTGACGCCACCTACGGGGCGTTCGGCTGCGTGTTCGTCAACTGCTCCGGCGACGCCAACGGGCAGAGCACCCCCGCTTCCGGGCTCGTCGGCAACGGCGTGCAGGAATGGCAGGTCATCGGCGGCGTGTGGATGACGCGCCCCTACGAGACGTCGTGGCAGCAGGAATACGGCATCACCTGGCAGGACGCGGTGACCGGCCCGACCGGGCTGCGGGCCTCGAATAACAACACCGTAATCGGGGCGCTGTTCCGCAACAACAGCGCCGGCGACATCCTCGACACCTCGAGCGGGGTCAACTACCCGCTGGGGAACGTCAGCGACTCGAACGCCTCGCCGAGCAGGCTTCAGGGGAAGCTGACGGTCCCGTCGCTGCAGGTGACAGGCGGGGCGGCAGCCGGGAAGGTACTCACCTCGGACGCCTCGGGAAACGGCACCTGGCAGGTGCCGGCGATCCCGATGACCCGCGTGGCCGGCACCGCGATCGGCGGCTACTCGCTCACGAACGGCACCGGGCAGATGGCCGCGTGGACCGCGCCGAACGACGGCCAGAACCACCGGGCGCTGATCATCGCCAGCCTGCACGTCACCTCGGCGCAGAGCGGGGGCGCGGTCGAGGTGTTCGCCGACTTCCCCGACGGCTTCAACGCTGCGCCGCCCTTGTTCGCGGGCGGCCTCGGCGCCGGCGACCACAGCGCGACGACGAGCTGCGTCATCGAGCCCGGCAGCACCGTCAGCGTCGATCAGATCTCCGCGCAGACGGCGGGCGCCGCGGTGCTGTGGTGCGAGATCTTCGGCTACTGACCGCTTCGCCCTCAGCGCCATCCTGCGCCGGTGACACGCCGTACCCGGCTGTCGCGTTGTGTAACAGAGCCGCCGTCGCTACTCTCGTCACACGGAAACACACGCGAACACATCGCGTGACTGTGCTGAGATGGGAGGCGGTGTGACGGCGGTCCTAGCGGGGTCGAGGCGCCCAGTCGCCCCAACCGACGCCGAGGTCTGCCGCAAAAGGGATCGTCTCGCGGCCCTCGGGCTCCCCGAGCTGCCGCTTGAGCTCCTGCGCGCCGCCATGAGCATCCCCCCGCCCGGCCCCGAGCTGGCCGCCCAGCTGCGCGGCTGGCTTCCCCCGGCGCCCGCGCCCGCTCGGCTGACCGCCTAGTCCTCCCCGATCCGGATGCGCCTCGCCGCCGGCAGCCTGTTGCCCTTCCCGCACCGCATCAGCCGCAGCGTCCCCGCCATCCCCGGCGAGAACACCGCCCGCAAGACGCGCCGCCTCGCTGCGAGCCCGGCCGCCTTCCACCGGGCCGCCACCTCTTCCTCCGGCCCGAGCCAGTCAGCCAGCTCCGGCGGTGCCGACAGCCGACGGGCCGTCTCCTCGAGTTGCTGTATGGCGGCGACGATCCCCGGCTCGATCTTCGCGAACGACGCCGCTGACACCTCCCGGCGCGCGGCCCGCTCCTGCCAGTCCGCGAGATCGGCGCCGGCGGCCGCGAGGTCCGCGCGGACTCGCCGTAGCTCGGGCGCCGCGTCCTCTGACGGGGCCAGGGCCTTGGCGGTCGCCGGCTCTGACAGCCATGCGATTAGGATCACGGCCGCCACCGCGTCCATGTCGTCGGCTGCGATCCGGACGTGCGACCCGTCCCGGCAGGTGTACATCCGGCGGTCGCCCCGGTAGTCGGCCGTCAGCGGCCCCGCGCACGCCCCGCACACCGCGATCATCGACAGCAGGTGCTTCGCCCCGCCCGGGCGCCTCGAATGCCGCTGCGGGTTGGTCACCAGCGCGTGCACCTCGTGGAACAGCTCCGCGTCGACCAGCGGCGGCCAGGTGCCGGGGACCGCCCCCGCGAGGGTGCCGCGCCTCGCCCGGCGGCCGCCTTTCTCCTGCGGCTGGTGGACGCGCAGCCCCGCGTAGGTGGGGCTGGCGGCCATGTCCCGCAGCACGGTGGCGCTGAACGGCAGCGGGGGTTGTTTGGCGGTCCCACGGGTCTTGATGCCCCGGGCGGCGAAGTCGATGGCGATCGCCCGGATCGATTCCCCGGCCCGCACCCGTTCGAATAGCTCCACCACGATCGGCGCCTCGTGGGGGTGGAGCTCCTGCGCGATCAGCCGGCGGGTAAGCGGGTCGTACACCCGGCGGTAGCCGTAGGGGACGCGCCCGTGAGGCTCGCCCCGCGCCGCGCACTGCGCTAGAGCCCCCGACACCCGCAGTGAGATCTTCCCCGACTCGTACTCGGAGTCGGTCGCGTCCTCCATCAGCGAGCGGCGGTCGCGCGGGTTCGACGGGTCGTACAGCCTGCCGTGGGTTGTGACGTAGATGCGGACCCCGGCGTCCTCGCAGGCGTCCGCCAGTGCCGCCCACTCGCCGACGCGCCGCGAGCCGCGCGACGACTCGTGCAGGATGAGGATCTCCGCGCCGAACGCCCCGCCCTCGAGGTCGGCGATGAGCCGGTCGTATTCGGCCCGCGCCCGGTCGGTGTACCTCGAGGCGGAGACGGCGTCGGCCTCCCGGTAAAGCTCGCCGAGCGCCCAGCCATTGCGGGCGGCGTGGGCCGAATTCTCGTCGTGCTGCTTCTCCGGCGACGCCATGCGGCCGGTCTTGTCACGGGAAACCCGAAGGTACTCGCGGGCGCGCTGCAACGCGGCGGGGATAAAGTCGCCGGTTGTCTCGGTGCGGGTGGTCACGGAAACAGGATAGGTCACTAAGGAGTGATGAGCCAGGAGATTCCCGCTTAGTGACCCTTTGGCCGCCGGGGGCGACCGAGCGCGGCGACGGGTGGAAGAATGCCGGTCATGGCCGACGACCACCCGCAGATAATCTGCGTACTCGAGGTCGACGGTGTGCCAGTGGACCCTTCGGTACCGCGCTGGTTCACCGCCGAGCCGTACACCGCCGAACCGGGCGCACCGCAGGACTGGTCAGGATGGACCGACCTCGGCGCGACGACCGACGAGATCCCGCCGGCATTCCGGCGCCGAACTAGCCACCGGGGATAGTCGCCGCGGTGGCCGCCGCCGACGCCTTCCCGTAGGCGACGGGTACGCTGAGTACACGCTAGTGGGTAATCGTCAGGGTATGTTTCGCGAGTCGCGGTGCTTCATCGTCCGGTGGGAGACTGCTGGTCATGTCCAGTGACACCACCGCCCTAGGCGACCGGATGAAGGGCTACGAGAGCGCCGCGCGCCTTACGCTGCCCCGCCGCACGTATACGATCGTCCGCGCTGACATGCGCGGCGCCCACAGCTACCTGCGGCGCGCCCAGCGGCCGTTCGACGAGGCGTTCATGAGCGTCATGGACAAGACCGCCGCCGCGCTGTGCGCCGAGATGATGGGGGCGGTCCTGGCCTACGTGCAGTCCGACGAGATCTCGGTCCTGCTCGCCGACTTCGGGTCGGTCCACGCGGAGCCGTGGTTCGGCGGCGTCGTCCAAAAGATGGCGTCACTGGCCGCGGCCGCCGCGACGGCCGAGTTTAACGACGAGGCGCGCGACGCGTCGGGCGCCGGCTTCGAGCCGCCGAACTACCGCGCCATGTTCGACGCCCGGGTCTTCACCATCCCCGACCCGGTCGAGGTCGCCAACTACTTCGTGTGGCGCCAGCGGGACTGCCTCCGCAACTCGGTGTCGATGGCCGCTCAGGCGCACTTCTCCCACAAGCGGCTGCACGGCCTCAATGGCGGGCAGATGCAGGAGCTGCTGTGGTCGGAGAAGGGCGTCAACTGGAACGACTACCCCGACGGGGCCAGGCGCGGGCGGATCCTACGGCGGGTGACCGGCGAAGAACCCGTGACCTACACCGACAAGCGGACGCAGCAGGAGCAGACGACGATCGCGATGCGGTCGCGGTGGGTTGCGTCCGCAGCCCCCTCGTTCACCGCCGCGGCGGCGTCGTTCCTGGCCGAGGCCATTCCGCCGCTGCCGGATCTCCGGACTGTAGCGGCGTAAGCTGGACGAGCTGAAGGGGTTCCTAGGTCATACAAGCGACATCGTTCAACTAGACGATCTCTCAAGAGCAGGACGCCGGGCGTTTCGCGAGATCCCGAGCGGGGGGAATCATCGGCCGCCCCGGTACGCGGCGTGGAGAATCGGGAGTGGCCGCTGCCGCTTGCATCACGCCGTCCCGGTCGCCCCGGCCGCCGCCGCCAGGGCCTTCCCGTAGGCCAGGGCGTTCCGCTCGCTCGGCACCCGCTGCCCGGTTTCCCACGCGCTGACCGCGGCGCGGGTGACCTTGGCCGCCCGGGCGACCTCGGCCGCCGAGACCCCGGCCGCCTCGCGGCGCCGTCGCGCCTCGCCCGAACGCAGCTCGGCCCGGATCCGGGCGATGGCGGCGAGATCGGCGGGGCGCACAACTCGACGGTACGACTGTTGCGGCAGCCGCTTAGTGAGGCGCGCGCGTGGGTGATTCCGGAGCGTCAACGGAACGTCAACAGCCGAGCTGATTCGCTGCTCTACTAGTGCTCTCGCTGAACGGGCTGCCGACGCTCCGTAGTCGGGCTGATACGCTAGTGCTTCCGAGCAGTAGCAATACTGGACCTGATGGGAGACCGTTTTGACCAGTTCGTTCGACGGTCCGCGCCGGATCGCCCCTCCGCCGGGCACCCCGTCGCCCAACTTCTGGCGCACCTTTCCGCCGGAACTACTCACGCCCGAAGAGGTGGCGGCCATCATCGGCGGCTGCTCGACTGGCTCGAGGACCGGCATCCGGAACCGCGCTCTCCTGACGCTGTTCTACCGGAGCGGCATCCGGATCAGCGAGGCGCTCGGCGCGCCGGCCCGGCCAGAGCAGCGCTACAGGAAGCGCGACGGCGGCGAGGGCATCCAAGCGCCCCGGGCGGCCATCCCGCCGCTGCGCGCCTCCGGCGTCAACTTCGCCACTCACAGCATCCGGGTACTGCACGGCAAGGGAAACAAGGCGACCACCCGAGGGTTCCACCACACCGCAGATGACACCCTGGCGCGGTGGATAGACACCCGGAAGGGGATAGGGCCGACCGGCCCGCTGTTTTGCACGCTCGAGGGCGACCCGCTCCGGGCAGCATACGTGCGCGAGTTGCTCAAGCGGCTGGCCGAGAACGCCGGGATTGACAAGCGCGTTCACCCGCACGGTTTCCGGCACACCTTCGCCGTCGAACTCCGGCAGGCCGGTATGGACGTCGGAGCCATCTCCAAGCTGCTCGGACACTCCTCGATCGCGGTCACCACCCGCTACCTTGACCATCTGACCAACGACCAGGCGATCAGCGCCCTGACCGCCATCGAACTGCCGGACGTGGGCGCGTAGCCATGTCGCTCTGCGGGGAGCCCACCGCGAAGGGCAGACCGTGCCGAAGCCCACGTATGGCAGTTGAGTCGCGGGAATGGTCGGCGTGCAGCCGTCATGCGAGCGCGGCGGAGCGCGACGAATGCCTCATTGCCACAGCAGAGTTTCACGCGAGAGAGGAAGGCCGGTTCTGGGAGATCCAGCGCGCTCTCCCTGTTGAATGCTGGTCATGGCCCGTCACCGCTGAGCACCGACAGCTAGCGGTGGCCGCGCAGTCGTGCCCGGATGAGCGCGAAGCGCGCGACATGGCGTGGAAGCTGCTTAGCGGCTGGCAGATGCGTCGTTGCGCAATCTGCGCCGACCAGAGCCGGTTCTTGGATCACTCTCACGAAACGGGTCTCGTTCGAGGCTGGCTGTGCCGCTCATGCAACGTCAGCGAAGGATTCGCCGATGTCCCGGGAGGCAGGTTCGAGCGGTACCGCGCGAAGAACCCAGCCAGCATCCTCGGTCTGCGGATCCGCTACTACTCGACTTTCACCGGATGGGCGGTGCCGGCGATCGAGGCCGCTCCCGACGCGGACCGGTCGCCCGGGTACACGCTCGCCAGCTACCTGGCGGGAAGCGACTAGCCGCGCCGGCGCGCCCGGACGATCGCCGCCCTGCCCGACCGCCACCGCCACGGCGGCGCGATCGGCGCAGGCCACATCAACCGCCGGTCGGCCACGTACTCGCCAGTCCACGTCGACTCGCCGTCACTCCACTCGAGCTGAGCGACCGTGCGCCGGCCGTCGATATGCCCCATCCACGCCCGCACCCGCACGTGCAGCCGCGACCCGTCGCCGAGCCGAATCGTCCATGGCGCGTTCCGGCCGTCCGACCAGGTGCCGGGGGCGATGACAGCGGATCCGGCGCGCTCGAGCGCGAGGCGGGACATGGGCGCCCTTAACGGGTGCGACCTGCGGCAACATGGAAAGATATGCGGATATGCGCGGTCACGGCATCTGGCCGAACGACTCGCCAAGCTCGGCCGCCGCGCGCACCAGGTCGGCCCACTGCCCGGGTGTCAGCACGAACGGCACATCGTAAGACGACGTGCTGAGCGCGACCGTGTACGTGCTGCCGGATTCCGCGGTGAAAGGCGCCACCCGCTCGACGTCGAGATCGCTCGGGCCTTCCCAGCGCGCCGGCAGTGCGGGCACCGTGCGCAGCTGATCCCGCAGCGCGGCCGCCATGCGCAGCTCAGCCCGCAGAGACGCCGCGGCGCGGTTCTTGGCCCGCTTCTGGCCGCCGATGCGGCGAACGAACTCTGTGGCCACCATTCCGGTTGGCGTGTGGGTGAGCTTGACCAATGCAAGGCTTCCCGCGGTGAGCACCTCAACGCGGACGTCCGGGGATTCAAGCAGCGGGTCCATGCGCCGAGCCTACGGCGCGGCCCGTCGCAGCCGCGATGAGAACCCGGCCGACGTCGGCTCGGCCCCCATCGTGAGAACCTCCTGCAGCGCTTCGGTAAGCGCCCGGTTGCCGAGCTGCTCGAGGTCTTCCAGCGTCAGGCCTGTCACGTCGATAAGCGGCGTGGCCAGGGCGGCAGTGTCAAGGCTCATAAGGCGAGCGTAGCCGGAAACGGCGAAGCCCGGTCATGTCCGCGCCAACGCGCAGTTCCTGACCGGGCTTCCCCTTCACATGGCTAGGCCGCCGCGCTTCCCGCGAGGCTCGCGCCCCAATCCACCGCGGCCACTCCAGCGTCCCAGAGCGATCATTAGCCCAAGCGTAGCGCCTTCAGAACACGTTGTGCTGCACGCCGCCGTCGCCAATCTGCACGCCGTCCGCCGCGATCCGCCGGGATTCCTCGGCAGTAGGGGGTAGCGATGTCAGCGGCGGAAACGACTTCGGAGCGGTGCACCTGAGCGCCACCGAAGGCAGCGCGAAACCGGGCGGCAGCCCCACCTCGGGCGCGAGCAGCACGCCGTTCCGGATCGTCCCGTACCGATAGTTTCGGATGCGCTCACGGCGGGGCCGGCAGATCAGCGCCAGCATCACCCGGCCGATCCCGATGCCGACGGCGCGGGGGCCGACGCTGACGATCAAGGGATCTCCCTGGAAGGGCTGATCTGGTCGGCTACCGCCGAGAGCCTGACGGCTTCCGGGTCGGGGTGGGGCAGGTCAAGGGCCGGCGCCAGTGCGCTGCGGAGGCTGTCGGCGATCTCCGCTAGCCAGTGCTCATCGGGCATGCGGCTGGCGGAAAGCTCGCGGACGCGCTCAGGGCTGTCCCAGTCGGGATGAACGGCCGCGCGGATCGCCGATGCGAACACCTCGCAGCGGGCCGACACGGAGTCGAGCTCGTCGGCGGCCAGCGGGTTGACGCGCCCCAGATGCGCGGTGCTCTGCCCGGCAGCGGTCAGGCGCGCGCTCTCGGCGGCTAGCAGGGTCTGGCGGCCGAGCGGCGCCAGCCGGCGCATTATCTCGTGCAGCAGGTCGAGATTGCGCATCTCCCGTTCGGCCACTGTCGGATCTTCTGTTAGCGCCGCTGCGACCGTCCCAATCGCGTCTAGAGCTCTTTGCCGCGCCGCGGCGACAGCTGATGGCCCGTCGGCCTGTATCCGGTCGGCGAGCGAGCGGAGGGCCGCGGTGCGCCGCTCGGGGGTGTCATCAGGTCGCAGGATCATCAGAGCCGCCATTCACGGTTTCGGCCGCCTGGCAGGGCACCCGCTGGTCGCACGGGTTTCCGGTCGGGTGCCCCGGAATCCAGCCGTACAGGCCGCACGCCTTGCACCGGACGCTCTGCCAGCCCTTCGCCAGACGGCTTGCCGCCATCTCGTGAGCGTCCGCGTAGCCGTTAGGGAGCGGGTAGTCGTGCAGCTCGTCGGGGCAGTCGTCGCGTTTCCCGCTTCGGAAGTCGCCGCCGCAGACGAAGATCGCGGGCGTCTTGGGCGGCCGGCCTCGCTTGGCTGCGGGCGGCAGTTCGGCCGGCTCGCCGTCGCCGTCGCCGACGACGACCGCGATCCGCAGGCCGGCCGCCGCGGCGATCCGGTCGAGCATCTCCGGGCTGCCGCTGACCTTCCCGTTCAGTATCTGGCTCATGTGCTTCGGTGTGATGCCGAGATGGGCGGCGAGTGCCTGCTGGGTTGATCGCTGGGCGCGGATCCGGCGGCGCACCTCGGTCCGGAGCTGGTCGAGCCAAGGGCTGGTCACGGCTTCCACGTCTGGTCGTAGGCCGGGTGGTTCCTCCAGATCGAAACGACCAGGCGCGTCGTCCGGCACGGGTACCACGCTGCCGCGTCGTCCATATCCGGGGTTGCCGGGTCGCACCGGCGGCACCATATCGAGTCGCCGCCGGCATGCCGGTGGTCATCGAGGACCGCCCGCAGAACGGTGACGAGTATGAGGGTGCTGGCCGGGTCGTGGAGGGCCATATGACGGAACTGCGGTTCCGGTACCCAGGCGTCCCGGTCGGCCAGATCCCGGTTCCACGAGACGACCGAGCCCCAGTAGCCGTGTTTGACCTCGGGCGGCCGCGGCAGGCCGGGGCGCAGGGCGACCAGGATCTCGAGGTCGCCGTCGCGCCCGAAGTCGGTTTCATACAGGTCGGTGCCCACCTCCCATTCGTCGCCGCCAGGCGCGGGCTTCCAGTCGCCGGGAACGCCGATCACGGTGCCACCGGACGCGGCCCGCGCCGTCTCTTCCCACTCGGCCAGCCGCGCCTCGGCGAACTCGCTCAGATCAGTCACTTTCTCCCCCTGCTGTCGATTCTGCTATCGAACGATTGACGTAATCCGACCCAGCCGCACGGCGGGTCCGGGTGGACGATCCACCAGTCGCCGCTCTCCGGGTCCATGTCCCAGTCGAGCTCAGCCCCGCAGTTGGGACACGGGTCGCCGCCGATGGGCTTTTCGCCCGTCACCGCTTGCGTCTCGGCTCGCAGCAGCGGATGCCGATCCGCCGGCGCAGCCAGCACCAGAGCCGGCCGACCTTGACGTACAGCCGCCAGTCGCAACAGCAGCCGCCGACCGGCCGGCGCATCACCCGAATACCGCGAGCGCCCTCTGCCACCAGCTCGTGAGCGCGGCTCACGGCGTCAAGGCGCGTCCAGTCCTCGGACGACTCCCGGCAGGTGGTGCCGCGGTGACGCCAGCGGACCTCGAATTCCGCCGGGATCCTGATCACACTCGGCTCAGACATGCTCGCCCTCCCTGTCTGCCGCTTCCCGTTCGAACCTCGCTGCGTCGGCCATGTCCCTGATCCCGTCGGCGTGGCCCTCGGCCCATCCCGCGGCGTGCTCGGCCTGCAGCGCCTTACGGACGGTGAGGATCACACTCAGCGGGTCGACACCCGCCTGCCAGGCGATGCCGAGCAGTGCCTGTAGGTATTCGCGGACTGTCGCGGCTTGCGCGTCGTTCTCGGGCAGCTCGAGGTCGAGCAGGCGCGCGACCAGCTCGGGGGATGGCTCTTGCGTGTCGGTCATCAGAAAAGCCCCGTTTCCTCGGTGTAGGTGTCGGTGTCGGTCTCTGCTGCCGCCGTGGCCGCCTGCGGCCCGGCGAGGTCGAGCAGGGCGGTGCGGAGCTTCTCGGCGGTCTCCATGCTCAGGAGACGCCCGGAAGGGATCGAGCGGGCGATCTTGGCGATCCCCTCGTTCTTCAGCCGGGTCTCGGCCATAGCGGCGGCGAGCTCGGGCGCGACGCGCGGGCCGGTCGCTTCCCCCGGCTGCGGCTTGAGTCCGTAGACGTCGCCGATGCCGAGGCGGATAGCCAGCTCGTAGTTGCGGGCCGCCTCGCCGGGTTCGACCGCGCTATCCAGGGGCACGCCGTCCCGCCTGCAGAGCGCCTCAAGGATGCCGCGTTCCTGCACGGCCGCCGCCTCGGCCAGGGCGCCGAGGAACTCGATCTCGGCGACAGGCCCGGGCGTCGCCCTCACTGGCCTGGCAACCGGCTTGCCGCTGAGGTCGATGCCGGCGCCCTTAAGCACCTGCAGCGCGGCCCGGCGGCGGATGCCGTCAGTCTGGCCGCCGCGCGTAAGCTCGCATGTCACATCCGCGATCACCTGCCACGGGTCCGGGGCGCTCAATGCGCACCGTCCAGCAGGTCGCGGATCATGGCCGCAATGTTGCGCTTGGCCAGCGAGACAGCCGACCGGCTTCCCTTGGCCGACATCCGGTCGAGCCCCCCGGCGAACTCGGCCAGCCTCCGGCGAAGCTCGGGGTCGGCCTTCGGCTCCGGCGCGTCGAGCAAGCCAAGCCCGGCGAGCGCCCGCGCCCCGATGTCACGCAGGCCGACGTCACTGTCTGAGCTGGCGCACATGCGGGTGATGTCAGACAGGGCGTCTTGCGCCAGCCGGGCAGCCTCGGACAGTTCGGGCGCGGGCGGTTCCGCGTCCGGCTGCCAGCCCTTCACGGCCGCCACGTCGGCGACCGCGATGACTCTCAGCCCCGACGCGTGATGCAGGTTGTGCGACACCTCGGCGACGCGCTCGGGCGGCACGTCTGCGGCGAACGCGATGATCAGCGCCTCGCCGGAGTCCGGGCGCATGACGATGCCACCCCCAGCGGGCACCTCGAGCGGAGGCTCGGGCGCCGGCAGCTGAAGCCTTTCGGCGTCGGCGAGGGCGGCAGCGGCGACAGGCGTAATCGCGTAGGGGGCGTCGTTTCTCTCGCATGCCCGCTGAACTTCGCGCAGGCCCTCCGATAGTCGGGCGATGGCCGACAGGCACAGCGCGGCAGTCGGTTCGAGCGCGAGCTTGTGCATGCCGCCGGCGAACGCGTCGGCCATGTCGTCCCAGTCGTACTCGGTGCCGGTGTGCGTGTGGCCCCGGGCTTCCATCCACCCGGCGAACTCGGCCCGGCCGCGGTCGGCCTGCGGGCCGCGGGCGGTCACTGCCGTGCCCCTTGCGCCCTGGCGAGCGCCTCGAGGACGAGCGCACGCAGTTTCTCGTCACCGGACAGGGCCACCGCCTGCAGGGCGTCAACGCACACCTCGAGGGACTCCTGCGCGCGGTGCAGCTCGGCGCGGACCGGCGCGGCCCCGGCTTCCTGCGCGGCTCTCCACGCTTTGCGGGCATGCTCGGTGAGTGCGGCGTGATCCCACGGGGTCGGGGTCGCGTCGGGGAACCGCTCGCGGTGGAACGCGAGGAACGACAGGCGGCCGTCGCCGTCGTCGGGGTTCTCGGGCGCGGCGTCGCCGTCGAGGCGCCCGTACCAGATGAGCGTCCCGTCTTCCTCCCGGGCGGTGGCGTGCTCGGGGCGGCTGATCTTGCGTGACCAGGCGAGGATCAGGCCGGCGACCGCCGCCGAATCGCCAGCCTGCGCCGCCTCGCGGAGAGCGCGGGCGCCCGACGCGGAGTGAACGCCGATCATCGTCCTACCGCAGGCGATCAGGGGCGACCCGGGTTTGGTGCCGCCGCCGCTCACGACTTCGATCTGCATCAGAGAGTCACCCCTCCGCGCATCACGGGCCCGGCCTCGGAGTTGTCTCGGATGGCGGCGCGAGCGGTGCGGGCGCAGTGGCGGAGCGCCAGCGCGTAGGCTGCCGCCGGCGTGAGGTCATTGAGGTACTGCTGGGCATGCTCCGCTTGGCGCTCCCACTGGCCGATCTCGGCTTCCAGCGCCGGCATTGGCGCAGGCGCGCTGTCAGTTCGCGTCGGCTCGCCGAGCGAGAGCACCGCGTGCGCGACAGCGCAGACGCCGTGCAGCAGAGCGATCAGCGGCTCGTCGCTCGGGTGCGCCGTCGCGAGGTGGATTGCCTCGGTGGCAAGCTCGCGGTTGGTCATCTCGGCCGAGCCGAGGACCGGGTTTCCGCTCCGGTCGGTCATTGTCATGGCTTTGTTCCGTTTGGTGTGTCGGCGATCGTCTGGTTGATCTCGTCAAGGACGGCGCGGGCTTCGGCCAGCAGCTTGCGGAGGTCGCTGCGCCCTGTTGTGCCTCCGTTGGCGGCCTCGTCGAGCAAGGCGTCGGCAACGGTGAGCGGCTGTGTTGCGACGGCCCGTTGCGCGCGCTGGTGGCCGGTGCCCATGTGCTTGCGGATCTCGATGGAAAGCGCGTGGGCGCGGGCCGCCTCGGGGCCGATGGTGAACGACCACGGGGATTGGTCAGGCGAGTCGGTGTAGGGCTCTTTGAGGTACGGTGAGACGGCCAGCAGTCGCAGTGAGATGCTGCGGAGCGCGTTCTGCGCCTCGTCGAGCAGGCGCAGCGTTTCGGCCTGCCGGTCTGGTTGCTCGGTCAAGGTCTTGTTCCGTTCGCTGTTGGTCGGGCCGCCCCGCGCCCGGGTTGGGCGCGGGGCGGCGGGGCTACTTGGATGACAGGGCGAGTCCGGAGCTGGAGCCGGGGAAGCAGCTGAACCCGGCTGGCAGCGTCGCGTCGGCCTTGACGTCGGTCAGGCACTGCGCGACGAGGGCGTTCATGCTCGGGGCGCCGAGCTTCTGGTACGCCGCCGCGTTCTCCTCGTTGACCTTCACGTCTTCCTGTGCGATCGCGTAGTCGGCGTATGCCTGCTGGATCGCCTGCAGCTTCGTCTCAACCTGCGGGCTGTAGCTGATCAGCGGCATCAGCACGGTCAGGACGTCGATCCGGTTGCCGATGTCGTGTTGCATGTCGGCGAGGACAGTCGGGCCGAACGTGGAGAACTGGCTGGTCGAGCTGTTGGTATTGGTGACGGTCTCCACGTCGGTGATCGGGTTGTAATCCCCGACGACGTTGTTAACGACCTGCTTGAGCTCACGGACCACCACCGCGTTCGTGACGGTGGACATCAGGTCGCCGGAGTTGGCGTAGTCGCTGAACAGGGCACTCGCGGCGGCTGGCAGGATCTTCCACTGAATAGTGATGTCGGCACACGCCTGCTGCTGGCCGCCTATCCGCACCTTGAGGCAGTCGTTGTCTTCGAAGGTGGTCGTCTGCACGGTCTCGTCGATGTCGGTCAGGTGCAACCACGGCGTCCACGTCTCGTGAATGCCCGGCTCGTAGACGCTGCTGCCGACGGCGCCGAAGGACTGCGGTACGCCGATGTTCTTGACGGGCACACTTTTTAGGCCGGCCAGGGCGAACAGGCCGAAGCCGAGCACCACCGCGACGCCCCCGGCGATGACCGGGAGGATCTTGACTTCCTTGTCCACGAATGGTGTCGAGGCGAACGCGATGAGCGCGCCCACCCAGACGATGATCGTGAGGATAAACCATCCCATTTTTGTTGCTCCCTCTCGTTTTCCAGGCGGTCTAGGTCTTCATCCGCCGTCGCCCGGTTGACCCGGCGGATGTAGTCATTGAGTTGCGCCTGCTCCCGTCCGAGCCGGGCCGGGCGCTCGCGCTCGGCGAGCGCCCTCCGCTGGCGCCCGGCGCGGACCGTGAGGCCAACGACGATCGCCCCGGCTAGCACGATCAGCGCGCAGAGCAGCAGCGCCAGCACGTCGGCCACCGGGTCACATCCCGGTGGGCTCGGTCCGTTCCCGCTCGGGTGCCGTCTCGGGTGTGGCCTTGACCTCGTCGTGGGCCTTGCACGGGCCGCCGTCGAGCTTCGCGCCGCAGATGTCCTCGCTATCAGGCGTCGGGACCGCGCATATCACGTCCGCGCTGGTCGGGCACGGCAGTAGCACGCCGATGACGGTGTTGATCGGCTCACCGGGCCGGGAGACGATCCGAACCGGCTGATCGTCGTTGAAGCAGCGCGCGGCGTCGGTCCGGTCCCACCAGGCCTGCGCGCTCTCGCTGCCGTCCCATTCGGTGCCCGGGTCGCCGTCCCAGACGGTCGGGATGCTGTGCAGAATCCAGTCCATCGCCTTGGCGGGGACGTTCTGACGCAGTTCGATCCGAGCCGTGTACATGGTGTCGGCCTGCTGCGACACCACCTTGCCGAGCGTGATGCACGCCTGCTGCAGCCGGTCGGCCCGCGCGGCGCTGGTCTCGCCTGCCTGTCCGGCGACCGTCAGCTTCCGGTACTCGCCGGCCTCGTCCTCGGTGATGACGTCCCCTGCCTCGGCCCGGTCGGTGAGAGAGGAAAGCGCCGCGCGCAGGTCGGCGATCACGTCGGTCAGCGTCACGCAGACGGCTTCGGCGTTGGCGGCGCGCTCGGCGTCGCCCGGCCCTGTCTGCTCGCGCTCGAGCCTCGCCTCTGCGTCGGCTAGCCGCCCGATTTCCTCGGGGTCGAGGTGGAGCGCCTTGCCGTGCTCCCACAGGCGCTCGCCGACGCCGCCGTCCTCCCATGCGTTCATGATCTGAACGGCCAGTCGGTCGGCCTCGTTCGGGTCGTAGGCGGCGAGGCGGGTCAGGGTATGGAGCGCGGCGAACTGCGCGCACGTGAGCAGGATCTCGCGGTGGTCGAACTCAGCGTGCGGGCTGACCGACCGCGCGAACCCGCGCTGGGCGGAGAGCGCGAGGTGGCGGGACAGTTCGAGTGCGGGCAGCGGCATGCTCGATGTCGGTCGCGGGGCGATCTGGTGGTAGCGCTCGCGGATCTCAGCGACGGTCTCAGGCGTCTCGGTGGTGGTCATGCGTTCCCCCCTGGCTGCTAGTTTCGGTTCGGGTTACTACTCGGCGGCCGTATCGGCGTCGGCCACGGCGTCGGCCGGGTCGCTGTCGGGCACCCGGTCGGCCATGACCTCGGGCTCGGGCTGCTTCTCGTCTAGCCCCCACTGCCGGTAGCGGCGGATGACGGCCCTGATCGCGTCCTGCGCCCTCGGCGTGAAGTCGGCGGGCACGAGCCGCATCCAGTCGGTGTTCGGCAGCGTCCGGCCGAGCGCCTCGACCGCGGCCATCGCGTTGTCTTTCTCGTCCCAGCCCTGCGCGAGCCGCCAGCCGGAGCCGGTGACGATCGCCCAGTCCTCGCCGAAGAAACCGTTGCCGGTCATCCGCAGGAACAGGCCCGGAACCGGGGTTACGTAGGCGAGCTGCCAGCGCAGGCGCGGGCCCGGCTCGTCGGGCTCGTGGCAGACCATCAGGATCGGCACCGCGCCCTGCCCGTCGGGGTCGAGGGTGACGCGGAGAATCGCGGAGATCGCCGCGATCTCGACTCGCGCCCGCTCGCGGCCTTGCTCCGGGTTGGCGTTGGCCTTGATCTCTTCGAGGGTTCGGCGGGGCGGCAGCTCGTCGTAGGGCTTGCCGTAGAAGATCCGCGAGAGTGGGTCGTGCAGCGGCTCGGTGGGCAGCAGCCGGTCTGTGGTGGCCAGCGGCGAGTGACGCCACGGCCGGTAGCCGGGCGGCAGGTCGTCGTCCTCGTGGACTTCCTGCGCGTCCGTCCATGACCTGTAGCCGGCCGAGATCCTCTTGTACTCGGCGTCAGAGACGATGTGGGCGACGGTGCCGCTCTCGAGCTGCTCACCTTCGGCGATCCACCGCCCGATGCGGTGCCCGTTGTACTGGTCGCCGTCAAGGAACTCGTCGAGAGCCTTGTGCGCGTCGGCGCGGCTGAATCCGATCTGCGTCATTGCGTTCCCTCTGCTGGTTGGTTTCGGCTGGTGCGGTTGCGGGATAAGCGGGCGGTCAGTCGCGCGCGTCGATGAGCAGCGGGGTCAGCGACCCGCCGTCGAAGCCGGCTGTCGGCGGCGCCTCGGTCCAGACGCGGCCTTTCTGGTCGAGCCACCCGACCCGGCGCAGCGACACGGCGGTCACCTGCTGGCCGGTGTGGGCGTCCCGCTCGAACTTCGTGAAGAACTTCAGGTCCGGGTTGTCGTCGTCTTCCTCGCGGCCGGGGCGCATGTCGGGGCGCACGGTCCAGTCCTCGCCGGCGTGCAGGCGCATCGCCGTCTGGGCGCCCTGCGGGTTCGTCTCGGCCTCAGTCGGCGGCGGCGCGTCCGGGTCATCGGTCTTGGCTTGCGGTGCGGCGTATCGGTCGGCGAGGCTCGCGAGGATGCGGGCGGCCATCGCCCGGTCGATCTGGTCGAGCCACCCGGCGGTCCGCTTCTCGATGGACAGCTCAAGGGCGGCGGCGCGGATGCCGGTCCGGACGGCGCGGCCGGGGTTGGACACGAAGCCGGTCACGGGTTCGCGCCCGGCCTTGAGGTCGTGCGTCGGCCGGAGCACGACCGTCTGCCCGCTGAACGCGCTCTCCACGATCTCGGCTAGGCGCTCGATGTCCATCGCGGGCAGCTTCTCCGGCGGGGCGGTCGGCTTGCCGGGCAGCTCGGGGGCGTCGGCGCGGTCGCTGGCGATCCACCGCAGGCACGCGGTCGCGAGCCGGTCAGGGTGCGCCGGGTAGCCGGTGCCTTCAGTTGCGCCGTTGTCGCCGTACACGGTCATCCAGCAGCCGCGCAGCGCCGCTGTGAGCGTCGACTCGGACACGTCGGGCCACGGGTCGTCCCAGCCGCGCGCGGATGCGGGCGACGTCTCGCCGATGGCGTCGAGCAGCGCCCGGGACTCCGCTTCCGGGTTTTTCACGCGGCCTCGCGTCAGCTTCACCCGGCCGCCAATGGCGTTGCAAAGAGCCATGTCGTCTGGGATCTCGAACAACATCTCGCGCGCCTCGAGCGCCTTTGCCAGCTGGCTCGCGGATACGTCAGTCATCTGCGTCCTCTCGTTGACCTGTTTCGGGTTGGTCGACCGGGCCCTGCTCGGGCTCGGAAGTCTCTTCGGCGTGGGTGGCCGCGTAAGCGGCCCGGTAGTCGCCCGCCTTCAGGGCGGCGATCACGTCGGCGTTCGGCGCGCCCCTCGGCGCGGGGCGCCGCCAGTCCGCCTCCGCCGGGGTCACGCACACCGGCCGCCAGCCGAA